ATTAGTAATGTTAACAGTGCAATTGATGACGCATGGCGTTACTATGATGAGCAGTCACAAAGAGAAATTCAATCTGCCATTGCTCAAGCAGCAGCAAACGCTGCAGCCAATCAGCCTACCCCAGAGCCAAGTCCTGAACCAACTGCTGAAGAGCCACCTACTCCTGAGCCAAGTCCAGAGCCAACACCAGAAGAGCCTCCTACACCAGAACCAAGCCCTGAACCTACACCAGAAGAGCCTCCTACACCAGAGCCTTCTCCAGAGCCAACAGTGGACCCTACAGACCAGCCTACACCTGAGCCTACCCCAGAGGAGCCACCAACACCTGAACCTACCCCAGAACCAACTGAGGAGCCTGCCCCAGAACCATCTCCAGAACCTGGACCAGAACCAACGCCAGAAGAAAACCCCTGGAATGAACCAGATGTAGAAATTACTGATGAAGTATTAGCAGCACTTGTTCCTGAAAAAGGAACGGGAACGGAAGAGGATCTATCTAATGTTATTGCTAACCTTACAAGCATAGATAATAAGTTAGTTACTCTTTCCCCTGAACAAGTAACAGCAGTTAGCCAAACACTTAGATCCTTGACTCAAGAAGCAAAGGCTGAGGTTGCAGAAGACCTTGGCATTAAGCCTTCAGAGGTTGCACAAATTGCTGAGCAGATGAAGTCTAACCCAGCACTGGCAGAAGCATTCGTTGAGTTTACAGATAGAGAGGCGGAGGCAGGAGAAACTCCAATGCCATTTACATTAGCAGATGCGGTAACAGAAGTACAAACAGAAGCATTCTTAGCAGACCCACTTGGAGCGGTATTTGAAGTGGATGTTACAGAACTCCTATCTAATTTCTCTGAATTAGGTATGGATATGACAGATGATCAGAGAGAAAAAGCACAGGAAGTAATTGTCCCAGTGGTCATTGCATCACAAATTGCAGGGGCAATGATAAGGAGGAATAAATGAAAATAATCAAAAAGGCATTTAATCTAATAGGCAAGGCTATTAGGGGCTTGGCTAAGTGGTTTAAAGATGCAGGAATGGAGCTAATTGCCCAGGCATTCACCCTCCTTGGATTCTTTATTGCATGGTTAACTTTGACTGGCTCAGCTAGAGATATCGTTGGTATAGCAGTATTAATAACTACTGTAATTTGGCTAGTAACTATACCACTTAGAAAAGACGATAAATAGTGTATAATTGTACTATGAGGAAAATATTTTCTATTGCTTTAGCAGGCTTACTAATGATATCATTAAGTGCATGTTCACCAGAATCTTTAAATAGATACCGATATCCATGCCAAGATCCTAAAAATTGGGAAATTGCAGAATGTAATCCTCCAGAATGCGAAGCTACGCAGACTTGCACAAAAGATGTAATAAAAATTACACCTAACACACCAGAACAGGAAATAACAAATGGCTAAACAAAAACTAACGCCCGCAGACTTAGATGCTCGATTAAAGTTTATTCTAGGAATAACTCTTGGAAGTATTCTTTTTATGACAGCTCTTGGAATTATCTATGGGCTGTTGTTTGTAACACAACCTATTGGAGCTCAGTCAGAAAATGACAAAATGTTTTTCAATGTTCTAGGTAGCATTGCAACATTTATTACAGGAACACTTGCAGGAATTCTAATTGGTAACTCAGGCGCTAAAGATATTATGGCAGCACAGATACAAAATAAAGAAGTAGATGCAAAAAATACACAGGCAGATAAAAAATTAGAAGCAGAAATTGATGCAACTGCAGCTCGTTTGGCAGCAAAGCCAGATGGAGCAATGCCAGAAGAGCAACCAGTTGATCTAGATTGGGATAAAGACTAATGGCAGAACAAGGTACAGCAGCTCGTCTAATAGAAGTTGCTACAGCAGAGCTAGGAACTATTGAAGGTCCTAAAGACAACGAAACTAAATACGGTGCTTTTATGAAAGCAAACTTCCAACCATGGTGCGGAAGTTTCGTAAACTGGTGCGGGTCAGAATCTGGCGTAAAGATTCCTAATACTGTTTACACACCAGGAGGTGCAGCAGCATTTAAAAAAGCTGGTGCTTGGATTGATGTAGATGTTGCAGATCCAGAGCCAGGAGATATAGCGTATTTTGATTTCCCTTCAGATGGCGTCGATAGAATTTCTCATGTAGGTATTGTTGTTAAAGACAATGAGGATGGAACTGTTTGGTGTATAGAAGGAAACACATCTTCAAAAAAGTCTGGAAGCCAAAGAAATGGCGGAGAAGTTTGCAAACAACTTCGTGCTTACAAGAAAAATAAAGCTGGTGTTCTTATTTCAATCGTAGGATTTGGAAGACCAAAGTTTGGTGGATCAGCAAAGATTGAAACAAAGCCTTCATCAAAGCCATCTACATCACAAAAGATACCAGCAAAGGTAGATCCTAAAGTTAAAGCGGCAATTGATTTATTAACTAAAAACGGATACACTGTATCAAAGTAAATGAATAAATATTTGATTAAGCTAGAAATCTCAGTAGAGGTTGAAGCTTTTGATGAAGAGGACGCAAAGGAATATGTATCAGACATATTTGGTGTTGATGATGAAGTCAAATCTGTTAAGATATTGACTGTAAAACAAAAGAGTTAGGCTAAAAAATTAAAGTTGTTGTTGTAACTGGAGCAAGTTTTGGTATTGGTAGGGCCGCAGCCCTAGGATTTGCAAAACTTGGGTACAAGGTTTTTGCTTGCGCTAGAAGGAAAACGCTTTTAGAACAATTAGTAAATGAAGGCGGGGATAATATTATCCCAGTTGTTATCGATATAACCTCATCAAACTGCTCAGAAATATTAAATAGCGTAATTGGAGAATTAGGCGTAGATGTATTAATAAATTCTGCTGGCGGTGATTTTACTGGACCCAAGAAAGAAGGATTTGTTGGCTTTGATGTAAAAGAGTTTAAAGAATCTTTTAATTTAAATGTATTTGGAACTTTTGAAGTCATTAAAACAATTATTCCCAAAATGAAGAAATCTGAAAGCCCAATAATATTTACATTAACTTCTGTGGCTGGTTATACTGGACTTGATAATGTTGGCCTACCTTATCATTTAGCTAAAAATTCAGAGGGCAAAATGCTTGACTTTTTATCAAAGAAGATCTATTCTATACGTAGTACAGATTTAATAATTTCTACAGTAAATAGCTTTAAAAAAGAAAATATGGAAGATTCATCAATGACACCTGAAGATATCTTTAGTGTTATTAAATTTATTTGTGAGTCACCAAAATATTTAACAGTTGATAAAATTCATCTGAGACACATTAATTCTGGAGGAGCAATTTAGTGATATGCCTTAATGAATCTGGAATAAATGTTTTAAAAAAGAGGGCTGAATCAAATAGCATAGAGATTAGATGGAATAATTATGATGTTATTCTCTGGCAAAAAAATTCTTCTGGGTTTTTTAATGTAAATGGAGAATATAGAAAAAACAATTGGGGCATTAGTAGCAAATTTGCTGTTAATAAAGATGGAGTTTGGGTATTGCCAACAAAGTATGTCAAATATTTTAAATGAATTAGATTCAGACGAACAGTCAATTAGATGGTGGCACCTGGCTGCATGTAGCGGCATGGACACTAATCTATTTTTTGATAAATACGAATCTGATATAAATATGGCAAAGGCTATAGATCAATGCTGCCTGTCTTGCCCAGTTATGAAAATATGCCACAAGTCTGGGATTGAAAATAATGAGTACGGTGTTTGGGGCGGAGTATATTTATCTTCAGGATTAATTGATAAAATGAAAAATGTTCATAAGACAAAAGATATATGGAAACAGATTAGAGCAAAACAAAATGTCTAATGTGTATGACAATAAGCATTTTAAATATGGAATGAACCAATGGACTGGTGAGCCAAACAAACCAGTTTTTTACAATCTAGAAATGAAAAATAGATTAAGAGAGCTTAAGAAGCCAATGTTTTTATTAATGGATGTTGTTCAGTATCCAGAGTTTTTAGCATTAAGATTGTATGAAGATAACTTTATTCAATTTGATGGAATTGAAAAAGAAAAGGTTATTGATTATGTTTCAAGGGCAAAGAAGCTCCTTGAATCTTACGGCGTTAGAGTCGAGTTAGAAGGAAAACCACATGGGTAACCAAAAACAATATCTAGAGGATTATCGGACGGCCAGCGAGCAGCAGCTTAATAAGACACACTTTCAAGTTGTAGATGAATTTGTAGAGGCTAGTAAAAACCAGTTTGATAAGTACATGTTGACAATTGCAAGAGACGGGGAACAGCCAGTTAGATCGATCCGTGAGTTTAACAATGCGGTTGACGCTGTAAACGTTTATAACTCATACACTGACTGGGGATTTGCAAAGGACTACCTTACTGTTCGCTTATATCAACCAGGTGGATTTATGTCAGAAAAGGTATTAAGAAGAGTTCATATTGGAGGATCCAGCGGCGACTGTACTTTTATTAAAGAAGACTATATTCAAGCTGCAAAGATTATGCTAAAATATAAGGATACGATGGAGTATGATAACTACCAGCAGATTGTTAAAGATTTTGCTGGACTATTTTCAAGAGACAACATCAGGTTTGATGTAAGTCGTTTTTTTAAAGCAACAGAATGCGAAGAGGTTTTTGAATGAGTGAAAAGATATTTTGTTATTCATGTAACAAAACAAAGAACAGTCTGAACTTAAAAAAATCATCATTATTGACAATCAATTTGTTCTTATGTCAGACATGTATAGACAACAAGTTTGAGCCTAGATGGGTAGTATTAATTGCTGGCAGACAAAATGGTCACGAGCATGTTAAAGATTTTATACAGAAAAAAAGATATGTTGGTGCAGAAATTTCAGCTTCAGAGCTATTAGTTTAAACTAATTATAAGGTATAATATGATATATAATGGAAATATCATATATAACAATATTAATATCAATATTAGCAGCCACCCTCAGCGGTTTTGGAACTGCAATAGTTGCTGGAGTTAGAGACGCCAAAAAGGAAAGAAATAGGCGGGAAGAAAAAGAAAAAGACCAGCTTAGATTAGATATGAAAGACCTTAAAATTGAGTTATATCAATTAGAAAAAGAATTAACTGAGTGGAAAGACAAATATTATAAAGCTATCCAGGATTTAATTGAAATGAAATCTGAATTAGATAGTGTAATCAGCCAATTAAATCACTTAGAATATCATGAGATCCTGGACACAGAATAATTAAAATAGTACAATAGTATTATGACTTGTATTGTTGCAATTGCCCAAGGTGGTGTCGTTTATATGGCATCAGATCATGCTGCATCAGATGATAAAACTGGATGGATACTATCAAGAAAAGAACCAAAGTGTTTTAAAGTTGGTCAGTATGCTATTGCATTTACAGATTCATTTCGCATGGGGCAAATTCTTCAGTACATGTGGACGCCTCCAAAATATACACCAACAAAAACTAATTCTGGTTTAGATAAGTTTATGAGAACTAAGTTTGTTGATTCAGTTAAGCTTGCGTTTAAAGAGCATGGGTATGGAAGCATTGGGTCATCTTCAGAAGAAGATACTGGTGGTATTTTTATAGTTGGTCTTGAAGGTAGAATCTTTACTATAGATGAAGACTTTCATGTTGGAGAAAATATTGTAAACTACATGGCAGAAGGAAGCGGCGGACAGATAGCACTTGGAGCACTGCATGCAACAAAAAATCAAAAGAACCCTAGACTTAGATTAAAAGCAGCATTAGAAGCAGCAACTGAGTTTAATATGAGCGTGGCAGCCCCCTATACATACATTCAAGTTTAGTGTATACTTAGACAATGGACATCAATGACCTAAGACCAGATTACTCTCAGTCAATGGACGTAAGAGGTGTACCAACACATGTATGCCCATGTGGTTGTGAAATATGGAACCTTAAAGTTATTTTTGATAATTGCGAAATTGCAACTTATTTTTTAGATATGGAGTGTGCTAATTGTGGCACACTGGCAACTGCACCAACGCCACTTGATAGAGAAGAAGAAGAATGAGATCACAAAGAAGAATAGATTTGTTAGAACTTGAACTATATAAGCTTAGAATTGAATTAGATATAATGCACGAAATCATGAGTAATATTATTAACACACAAACTCAGGCAGCTGAGCTTAAAAATATGGATTCTGGTAAATGGTATCCACGCAAGAACCCAACACAAAACTAAAAACTATTGACAAGCAGCACTTTATTTAGTAAAATTAGTCTTATGAAAAAACTAATTGCAGTTGGTCTTATTTCCGTTTCAATTTCAATTATGGCAACGCCTGCACAGGCAAATTTAAAGACACGGACTTTAGTTCCAACTCTAGCCATTTTAGACACCGCCTTGGATACATCAATACCATTAATTAAATCAAGATTATCTGGAGAAGTTTGCATACTTGATTGGCCATCTTGTCCCAATGGTAGTTCTTTTATGGAAGGCGAAGGGTCCACCACTCTTCCAATGAACATTCTTTCTAATATAAACTTTAGTCACGGTACTCAAATGGCTTCAGTAGCATTGCAAAGTAACCCAGATTTAAATATAGTTTTTGTTAGAATCTTTGGGAACACTTCATCAGGAGAAAGAGAAAGAACTGGGATTAGTACTTTAGTAAATGCATTAAATTGGGTTAGTGTTAATAGGGAAAAATATAACATAGTTGCGGTATCTGCATCGCAGGGAGCATCTGGGCCTGTTATTAATAAGCCATCAAACTCAAGCTATTGTGCAGTAACACCTTTAGATAAAGTAGTTACTGATTTGAGCAACTCTGGTATTCCAGTATTCTTTCCATCTGGAAACAGTGGTGCAGATCCTAGAATGAAAAACAAAATTGAATGGCCATCGTGCATAAGTCAGTCCATTGCAGTTGGTGGAGTTTTTGTTAATGATGAAATAGGAAAATCAATTAAGCCAAAGCTTAACATACAAAGTAATTATGACAAAAATCTTGTTGATATCTGGGGGGAATGGAATAGTAAGTCTATTTACCCTGGTAATATAAATGGAATTTCTATTGGAACTTCTGTTTCAACTCAAGTTATTGCCGCAAAATATGTGGCTTTAAAGGCTGCAAAGCCAAACTTTTCTTCTGCACAGATAATTACGTTGATGAAATCATCTTCTGATATAGTGGTTAATTCAGCAAAACAAAGGGTTTATTTATTTAATCTAAGAAAGGCTATCAATGGATAAAAATGTAACCGTAATGCAAGCAATAGTTGAAGATGTTGCAACAGAGCTATATCAGTTGTGGTACAACTCAGTTCCAGCCGAACAGAGAACAGAAGAATCTTCTAAGGCAATGGCAAAAAATGCTTCAGAGACAACATTCTTTGTAGTACAAAAGTTTATGGATAAATTTAATGCAGAAGCAGAAAATCTGAAATCTGTTGACAAAGGCTCTGAAATTTAGTATTATACTTATATGATAGTAACTGATGAGAATTTCGATAGCGTAGTATCTAGTCATAAAACTATACTTATCGATTTTTGGGCACCCTGGTGTGGCCCATGCAAAAAGGTGTCTCCAATATTAGATGAGATATCTTCAGAGAGTGGATTATGGGTTGGAAAGTTAAATGTTGATGAGAATCCTATCAAATCAGCGGAATACTCAATAACCTCAATCCCATACATGGTACTATTTAGATCTGGAAAGCCAGTTAAAACTATTACTGGTGCAAAACCTAAGCATATTATGCTGGAAGAGCTTTCAGAATGGATCTCAGAATGAAAATGAAACTATTTAATTTCTGGATTAAATTTGGATATCGTAAGGGTTGGGTTTCGGATGTATTTTGCGATACACACGATGGTCCGCCTTTAACGGATGAAGAAATGCAAGAATGGGAAGAAGGAGGAGATCCCTGCTCTTTCCATGTAAAAATAAATGCACTACATTAAATTTCTGTAATCGCAAAGGTTACAGAGGAAATAAGGAGAATAAATTAAATGAACTCATTTAAGAAAATCGCACTAGCCATGGTTGCAGCCATGACTTTGGGCACAATGGTAGCAACACCTGCAAGTGCTGCTGTAATGACAGTCGCTGTCGATCTCGCTGGAACGGCTAACACAACTGCCTCAGCAATCGCAACACCTGCATCATTGCCAGTCCCAGCAGACAACACAGTTGACGCTGCTGACGCACTTAAGTTCGTCGCAACAGTTGACACAGGAACAGTCGTTTCTGTAGTAACAACAAACGCAACAATCGTTTCTGCACTACACACAACCGCTGCACCAGTAACATCGGCATCAGGCTCTTCAAGCCTAAGCATTGCAACTGGTACAGGAACAACTGCAACATTCTATGTCTACACAAAGACAACAGCAATCGGTACAGTTGTAATTACCAATGGTGGAACACAACTTACATACTACGTACAGGGAACTGCTGGTAAGATTAATAACCTAACAGTTTCTGCTCCAGCATCTGGTGCTGCAGGAACAAAGCAGGATATTCTAGTCACAGCAACAGACGTATTTGGAAACAAGGTTTCTGCTAAGTCTCTTACTGCAACAGTATTTGCTGCTACAGCAACACTAGATTCAGCAACAGCAACAACTGGTGCTACACTTTCAGACTTTGGAGTTGCAAAGTTTACCGCAACACTTCCAACAACTGGAACACGAGCACTAATTATGTTTGCTCCAACTACATCAACTGACGCAAATTCAGCAGATGTCGTTGGCCTAACTGCTCGCACACTTGCACCATTTGCTGAGGTAACAGTTCGTGATCTAGTATCAGAACTTGCAGCACAAACTGCTGCTAAGGATGCAGCACTTGCTGCTAAGGCAATCTCAGATGCTGCAGTCGTAAAGGCTGCTTCAGATGCTGTTGCTGCTAAGGCTGCTTCAGATGCTGCTCTCGCAGCAGAGAAGGCTGCTTCTGCAACTGCACTTGCTGCCGAGAAGGCTGCTTCTGCTAAGGCACTTGCTGATGCAAAGGCTGCTTCGGATGCAGTTGTACTTGCTAAGGATGCAACCATCGCTAAGCTAACAGCAGATAATGCTGCTGCACTTAAGTCAATCAAGACCGCTTTCAATGCACTTGCAAAGAAGTGGAATGCAAAGAATCCAAATGCAAAGGTTACTTACCTAAAGTAATTAGTTAAATAATGGGGCAGGTGCACGTGCCTGCCCCATTACTACTATTATGATAAAATAGATATTATGGAATGGGATCATTTTCACACAATTAAAAAAAAAGTTTTAAACGAATTAATTAATGAAATAGAAAATTTAGAATTTCCGCCAGACTGGAGACCTAAAGATGTTTTAGCTCTCGTACTTAGAAAATTAAAAGAAAAAGAGGAATCATGTTAACTAAATTAAAAATAAATATTCTGGGTTGGCTCGGTGTCACACCAAAAGAAGTTGTGTTTGAAAAAATTGACACTGTTGTTATTAAGAAAGCTGCCAAGAAGGCACCAGCCAAGAAGGCACCAGCCAAGAAGGCACCAGCCAAGAAGGCACCAGCCAAGAAGGCACCAGCCAAGAAGGCACCAGCCAAGAAGGCACCAGCCAAGAAGTCTTCAGGCGGAGGAAAAGGATCTGCAGTACTATAATGGAATCTAAAAAGAGAAGTTCTATTAAGGCAATAAGCTATACTGCATTTCACGTAGGTGTTGCTAGCTTACTATTCTCGTATTTAATATATGTTATTACTGGTGAATGGGAAAACGAATACTTAGAGCCCATAACTATAGGTTTTCTAGTATACGTTGCTTGGGAAATTGTTGGATACTTTATATTTGAAAGAATTTGGAATAATCGCTGGCTCAGGAAGATCAAATAATTAAACAATGAAATTTCATTGGATGATCAGGCATGAAGATACAAGCCCAGATGGTTTAAAAAAAGCTTTTAACTATATTAATAGCTTTGGGTATAACTCATGCATGTTAACTTACCATTCAAGAGAAAATGACATGTTTATTAAGCTTGCTAGGGCAATAGACCCAAGCATAGCGTTAAAATATATTATAGCAATGAGAACCTATGCCATAAGCCCAGAGTACCTTGGGCTTATGGTAAAAGGCTTTGAAGAGATTGCAAAAGATAAGATTATGTTTAATATAGTTGCTGGGGACCTACATGCAAATGAAACTAGTGTAGAGGATATGGTTGATTCTACTATGTTGGCCACATCCCAGGATAGAGTTAAATACACTGGGTTATGGTTAGAAAAATTCGTTAACTTGGAAATTTTAAAAGGCCGCATTCCGAAGATGTTTATGAGCGGAACTTCAAAAGCCACATTTGAAAACTGCAAAAAATTTAATGGCGGTGCCATGGTAATGGTTGATTATTATATGGAAAATAAAGAGTTCCTATCTCAATTTGATACCAGGTGTGTAAGTCTACAGATATGTATTAGAGATACAGATGAAGAAGCTAATGAAGTAAAGCATGCAAATTATGATGGGGACAAGCTAAAGTGGTGCTATTTTTATTCAGAAAAGACTTTATTGGAAAAGCTAATTGATCTGAAAAAAAATGGAGTAACTGATATAATGGTTACTGGACTACCATTTGACCCTGAAGTTTATAGGGTTCATGAATTTATAAAGAAAAATATGGAGATTTTTAATGGATGATGTAAAGATAATTAATAATTTTATATCTAAAGAAGATATTGATATATTTAGAAAATACATAGACAACAATTGGGAAGATCAGACCTTGTTTAGACATAGGGTTGGGTTAGCATTCAATAAAGGATTAGCAGTGAGAGCTGTTTTCCCAGACGAGAAGCCAGCATCATTATTTAAAGAGCTAGAAGACATAGTGTATAAACATTCTGAAAAATTTTTAAACCTATCTAAAGATCTTTTTTCTGACGATAGAGAGGTTTATTTTTATGGCGTATCTATTACTAGATTGAGCAAAGATATTCAAATAAGAATTCACGCAGACATCCATGAAGACTTTAGTGATTTAGTTTATTCTGGAGTAATGTATTTAAATGATGATTATGAGGGTGGAGAGATAACATTTGTTGATAGCCACGAGTTTACCGAAAAAGATATAAAGATGGATTACTCTAAAGGATTGCTGGTTCCATTTCCTATTTATGAAGACTCATTAGGAGGATTTTCCTATAAGCCTGTAGCTGGAGATATTGTTATATTCCCAGCTAATAAGTTGCACGGAGGTAAGGTGGTAATTGATGGAACTAGGGACGCAATAGTCTTTTGGTCTACGTTATCAAAAGAGTACGCATTTGAAGGTTTTGACTCAGACAGAGTCTTAAAAAAGATAAGAAGCTGATAGGTTGAATATGCATGTTTAGTGGATTTTGTGAAATAAAAGGCTGTGGGAAAAAAGCAACAAGACTTTCAGGGCACCAATCTGGCCCAATAATTGATATATGTGATGATTGCTGGCATGAGCAATATAAGTCCTAATCAACTAAATGCTATAATAGTTCTATAAGCGGAATACTAGTCCCGCTTAAATAAATAACCTATAGGAGTAATAACATGTCAGACGGAAAAGATTTAAACGGATTTACATCACCAAAGGTAAACGATTCAACCGTATGGGGCAATAACGAGCAGTATGCAGCTGATCCAAAGGCAGCATTCCCATCAACAGACGTTTCAAACCAAGCGCAGGCTCAGGGACCTAAGTAACATGTGCTTTGAGTGCGGTTGCGAAAGCGTAGGAAGTGAAACTGGAGTTAAAGAAGTTAGCATCCAGGATGTATCAGATCAAAGGAATCAATAATGTGTAAAGATTGTTCATGTGGAAAAGATGAGCAGATTCAAAATGAATCAGGTCCATCACCAGCTAGTAACAATGTTGTGACTATATCACAAATTAAAGGTGCATAGTGTCAGAAAATGTTGTAAACTCTGGAGAGGCAACTAAAAAAAATCCTTCTCAGGGTAAATTTAAATCTGGTATTCATGAAAAAAGACCTCCAATGAAAGTGGATGTTAATAAACATGGCATAAGGAGAGAAACTCCTGCAGTTCCACCTAAAAAGGTGGGCAGGAAAAAAATATAATGTCTCCAAAAAAATTTGGTAAACACCCATCTTTTAATGATACTATCATAAAAGATGGAAAGATTATAAAAATTAGAAAAGACGGTAGAATTAAATCTATTGTAGATGATTATCATCCAAATCATAAAGGGGATAAAAAATTAGAAAACTTCAAGACGGAACAGAAGTAGAAGAATTTTCACACCCCATAGATTTAATAATACATACTAAAGCGCCAGCTAAATGGAAAATTATTGATATGGAAACTGGTCAAGAATACATTGGAAACCAAGATCCTCATGAAACTTTTTCTGAAGTATTGAGATCTAAGGTTTTTAATGGTAAAATTGGACAATGGAAGAAAATAAAAGGGAGAATTAAAAATGAATGAAGATTTAAAGCCAGCTGGGTGGATAGACGAAGATTTAATTGAAGAAGCTGTAAGTTTTCTTTTTAAAGATTTAAATTTAGAAGACTATAAATATTTAAATATTCATTTTATACCCAATATTCTTAGCGACATGTGCTCTGTTGAAGTAAAAGAATTAAGAGATGGCTATCAGATGATTGATGGAATAGCATTGGTAATAGTAACCTGTAATTCTAATGAGGAAAAAGATCAGTGGATAAAGGAAAATGATATTCCAGATTCCTGGAATGTATTTTTAGATCACGATAGAGATATATCTAAGAAGTTTTCTAATTTAAATATAGAGTATGATATCCCAGACAGGCTTTCCTGTCTAGTTGATATAGATGGCCATTTACTTTGGTCAATGAAAAGTGGATTAGCAGAAAAAAGAGATATGCTTCTTTCAAATAAATTTAATAAGAGTTTTGAAAATTTAATAGATATAGCAGAATAGTTTTATGAAGCAGTTGTATTTTTTGCATATTCCAAAAACTGCTGGTAAGTTTATTTCTAGTGAAATATTAAACTCTATACCAAATCATTCAGAATCTTTATATATAAGCACTCATTTTCCTAATAACAAAGAGTTTATAAAAGATAAAATATACATATCTGCACATGCTGGAACATATATACCTGAAAATATAAAAGATATTGATGTGGCTACAGTTGTTAGAAATCCAATTGATGCAAGGGCAAGCTATTTTAATTTTATATATCATATGTATTTAGACACAAGAAAAGAATATATTGATCTTGGTACAATGCGTGAAAAGTTCCTGTATTATTTATTTGAAGATAAAAATTTTTTAATTCACAACAATTATCAAAGCAGATTTTTATGCAATCCTTCCGATGAAAGATCCTGGGACAGAAAAGCATTTTTTGAAATTCATTCACCTGACATTTTTAAAAAATATCAAGAAGGGCTTGCTTTTGACTGGTTTGTTGGTAATGAAAATACATCATTGGATTTAGCTATTAAGAATATATCTAATTTTAAAATAAAAAATACTGTAGACAGATTAGATTTATTTTTAAATAGCATATCTAAATGGTTTTTATTAAACCATGGGTTGCAAATAAAATTTAATCAAAATGAAAAAACAAATGAAAGCCTATCCACTCATAACGGCGTAGAGTATTCATCTAAAGATTTAATAGATTTGCTTACCGAAGAAGAGATTTCTAGCATTTTATATTTAAATAGCATAGACTATGCTGTTTATAATTTTGTAAGGGAGCAAGAAAAAGATGATTAGTGTAAGTCCCAATAGACCAATGAAAGAGCTAGAAGATTTCAATTTTAGGCTTGCAGGATTTTACGATGTAAGCAATATTTTAGATATAACTAATTCATTTATAGACGAGTGGAATATATACACTTCAAGACAAAATGAGGTATACGATAATAGAGTTAATCCGCACTTGCATACAAATACATATATTATACAGGACCACCCGCTAGATTGGGTATTTGGTCAGCCAATTAAATCTGAGGCAAAAGATAAAAAGTGCTTAGAATCAATATCTCACATAATAAAAAATCTTGAGGAAGAGATTGTTGGAAAAGCGGCAAGGGTTCTTTTGATAAAGCTTGGATCTAAAAAAGATGTTGCTGTGCACATGGACGGTGGTGACTATTTGTCAACAGTTAGAAGATTCCATATACCCTTAATAACAAACGATTCAGTGTCATATACTGTTGATAATGAAACTATACACATGAAAGCATCTGAATGTTGGGAAATAAACAATCTAAAATACCATTCTGTTAAAAATGATGGCGAAGAAGATAGAATACATCTGCTTGTAGACATATTACCAGAGTATTCTTTTAAGGTGTATAGTCCTGAATTAGATAAAAAAATAAGAATTGTTGAAAATTTTATATCAGAAGATGAAGCCAACTTTTTTATAGATTACATAAATAAAAATAAAGATGATAAATCTAAGTTTCCCTTAACAAAAGGTGAGGTAAGGGGAAAAATTAGAAGCGAGGCTAACATACCAGAGCTCGTACCTTTAAAAAAACATGAAGAGATACTAGATGCTATAAAAAATATTTCAAAAAGAACAATGGCCGAGTTTAAAGATATTAGTGGGCAGGAAGACCTATGCACCTCAGCTTTTTGGATGACAAGGCTGGGACCAAAAACTATACTTCCTATGCACCCAGATGATCATAAGTATGCCACACACCTGTACATGAGCTCAGTTATATACCTAAATGAAGATTATGAAGGAGGCTACTTAAAGTTTGGAGATGTTGATTTAACATATAAGCCTAAAAAGTATAGTGCAGTTTTTTTCCCATCTTCCTATTTGCATGAAGTTACTAGAATAATTAGCGGGATAAGGATGACTTTGCCAAATTGGGTATCAATCGGTCAAGAAAGAGACATATTCAGAGATAACCCTATAGTGTACGATCCAAGAACTTTGTTTGGAAGTAATTCTGACGATCCAGCGTTGCCAGCTTTATTTCAAAGTTGGGCTAATGCCAATAACACTACCATTACTGGTTATGACGGAACAGTTTATTCTGCAAAATAAATGATTGTAGATAAAAATCAGATTGATTTAATTGGATACAGTGTAACACCTGTTCCAGTAAGCGAGCTTATTTGGTTAAATAAAGATGTACACTTAAGTTTTTACTTAAAGGTTCACAATGATCCTTTAGAGTACGCAGCAGTCGTCGATATTGATTTCTTTACCAGTAATAAAAAAGAAATTATAGAAAAAGAAACTGCTAAATCCTTTGCCTCAATAGTTTTAAATGGTAAAGATGTTTTATTACATTTTAAAGACTTTCACATTAATAATACTAATGTTCGTAATTTATTTCAGTATGATAACGAATGGCATAGATTTGACATAAAAATTTTTAGGGACAATTTGTGGTGCCCAAATAAAAGATGTAAGTTTGAAGACTGCTTACATGTGGAAGCAAAATCATTGGGAGATTCGTACTTGTCATGGAACCCGAAACATATTAAAAATCATATAAAAGTTTCAATAAGCATAGATGGTTCAAAAGAAATTTATTCAAATTACATGAGCGGGGCCACACACTCCATCATTAGTTTTAGTAATAACAATGTAAATAATACAAAAGATAGCATATTGCTTAATCAAATAACAGAATCATCTTTAGCTAATCGGCCCTCAATATCACTGAAAGAAATAAATGCATTATATGACGAAGATGAAATAGAATTTGTTTTAAAAAATTATGTTACTCCAACACCGACTATTGACATGAACCAGTAGATATTGTATAATTAAATCATGAAAACTTTATTTACATTAATTTTACTACCGCTCATTGGGTATTTTACCTTTACTGCTTATAGAGATATGAGAAATGCTATAGATGCAACTAAAATTCACGATAAGTATAAGCGTGATAAATTTTGGGAGTCACAAAGAGATTTTGAGGAATAGAAATGATTAAGCCGTATGGAAACTTATTATTAATTAAAGAGAATAGGGTTGAAGATAGGACTACATCATCTGGTATAGTTCTAATGGCTTCACTTAATGATTCCGCCTTAAGAGTTGGCAACATTGTTGACCTTGGGGATGGTGAGCATAACTATAAAGGTGAGCTTATACCAATCAAGGGATTAGCAATTGGTAACAACGTTTACTACAACCAAAACAGCGGTATAGACATTGAAGACGAAAGCGGAGAAAAGTATTTACTTTTAAATACAAAAAGTGTCCTGGCAATAAAAGTATAAAGGCAATGATAAATAAGATTATATGCATCATAAAGAAGCACACACTCGTAGAAGCAGGGACGTGCCCATATACTGGATCAACATATCAGTATTGTGAAAGATGCGGGGCAATGATTCCAATACAGGTGGCGGTATGAAAGAACCAAAGATAATGAAAATGGATTGGCGTCCATTAGGATATTGGCCAGTTTATAAAGATGGAAAACTAACATGGGAAAAGGATCCAAAAGATGATTGAATGGTTAGCAAGGCGTATATTTAGCTGGACGAGCCTAAGAGAATATATCGTTGATGAAGTTCATCTCTATGATCATCTGGATACAATTATTAATGATCCAGAAGGAATGAAAATAGCATCTTCTAGCTGGATGGAAGGTGACACGTGGTATGGCTGGAACTATGATAGTAACGCCAAGCGTTACTACTTTGATGATGTTGGAAATAAATCTCTAATAGGTTTATGGGAAGATCAATGGTTAAGTAAGGCAGATAGTAATTAGAATTTCAGGTTCCTATAATGGTCGTAGAGCGGTTTCCGAAACCGATAATGAAGGTCCGATTCCTTCACCTGGAGCTTAATGCCTAAACAATGGTCAGATAAATCTCAATGGATTACACATTGCCCAATATGTTTTTGTGCAACTACACATCAATTATTAGATTTTCATTTACAATATCATGAAAATAAGATCCCAATTAGTGAGCCCGCCGAAAATAGAGAGCTTCCAGTCAACTACGTTGACACAACTAATGGTATAATAGATATCTAACGATAAGGGTATAATATGTGGTGGTCTTGGCTATTAGCAGCTATTGGTGTAACAGGAATATTTTTTGTAGGACGAAAGGTCATATGGGCCTGGCTCCTATTGTTATTTAATGAGTTCTTGTGGATTGTTTATGCAGTTACAACTAAGCAGTATGGGTTTATTTTTGCAGCTGTAGCATACGCAGTTGTCTATATTAGATCCTATATACACTGGTCTAAAGAACCAGTAAACAAAATACATTTATGAAAAACAAAATAAAGTTTCATTCTAAATCTAACAGTAATAACTCTGTTTCAATGCATAGCCCACAACCATCAAAAAACTTTATACCAGATTGGTACTTATCTAAAGATAAATACATTACTGATGGTAAAAATAACAAGGCCATAGAGTTTTATAAGACTAAAGATGGTTCAACGAAATTAATTAGACAACGCACATATAAAACTTGTCCAGCATTATTAGATTCGCTATCTTCTGGATACATACTGTCAACCCCATGTGATATAGAGATAAAACAAACAGATGGTTTAATTTCAGTAGTCCTTGATGATGCATTCACTACTGGCGTTAATGGAAAGAAGGGTGAGTTTTGTTTTGTAAGAGGGGCAAACGAGGGTTTCCCAACACCCAAAGGATACAGCCTAGTTCACCTTGTCTGGAATGTTAACTGGTTTCCAGAGCTTCCAGATGGTTACATAGCACTGTTTGCACACCCAATAAATAGGTTTGATCTACCTTTTATAACAATATCTGGCATAATTGACTGCAGCGGGTATATAAATGGAGGTCAGATACCCTTCTTTATTAAAGACGACTTTGAGGGTATAATAGAGGCTGGCACACCATTTATCCAGATTATTCCATTTAAGAACGAAGCTTGGCAGCATGAGAACATATTTTATGATGAAGAAGAAACAGCAATTCATAGGCAAGAGATGGATACAAAATACAGAGTTGTAGACCTTGATCACGATACTAATTACAAACAGAAATTTTGGAGTAAGAAAATATTCAAGTAAGGGGCAATTTAATGGCATACAGCAGATTCTCTAATTCAGATATATATATTTATTCCCATGTAGGTGGATGGATTGAATGTGCAGCATGCTGGCTAAATGAAGGATCAGATGAATATTCTTTATTCTCAATGTCAGAAGAGATCCACGATGATGGTCACTTAATAGCACACGTTAGAGAACATATTAAAGCTGGCCACGATGTACCTCAAGGATTGCTTATGGAGATACTTGCAGATGATGAGAGATATGGTAAAATATAAATATGGATAACATTGAATTAACAGATGAAGAGATCTCAAAGGGGTATGAGTCAGAGAACCCAGATGAAGATAAGTGGGATAATATTGAGAAAGCTTGCTGGAGCGGATATAAGCAGGTTGGTATGAAAGATAAGGGCGGAAGAAAAGTCCCTAACTGCGTACCAGTAAAGAAGTCTTTATTCGGCACAGAAGGCCCACAGAAGCTAATACCAAGGAACAAGTAATATGGGTATACTAGATAACCTAGAATCATATCTAGAAAAGGCGGAACAGGCCGAAAAATGCCATTACTGTAATAACATAGCTAAGTACAATGACCTTGCTGAAATAGATCAAACATATGATGTAGTAGGCGTATGTGAATGCCATTCATTTAAAGGACTATCTTCTTAACTATTGACAATTCCTAGTCAACTAGGATATAATGTAAATATGATTAAATATCGCTTAGTAGCATCAATTGCTACATCAATTGTTATGTTCATTTCTCCTGCATATGCAGTTGAGAATGGCACACTATTAACTCAAGATGAGAATGCCGTATATCTATTAGATGGCTCAGTAAACGCTTTCTTGTATCAACCACAAATTGTATTCACATCCTCACATGGAATGGATCAGTGGGCTAAAGGTGAGCTATTTGTTAACAACAGCTCAGGCCAAAAGTCTAAGGTCGATAAGATACTTATGGCTCCAGGATTTAAAGATAGAATAATTACTAAAGAGGCTATTGCCGCTGGCAAAGCAGTTTTAAGTCGCTCCAATGACTTTGCAATTCTAATTCTTCAAGAGCCACTTCCAATGACTCAAAAGGTAGATCTAATTAAGAGTAATGATCTTTTAGATATAATCCGTAATCAAGAGCCAGTGTATTCAATTGGATATAGCTCATACGACAACACTCGTAAAAAAGATCAGCGTCCAAGGCAACTCGAAGCAAAAATGATTGATAAAGAATTAGCAAGGCAAATATACGAAGCTTATTACTCAGTTGGACATCCTAATTGGGGGCCAAAGGGATCTACCTTTGAGTTGATAGATATTCAATTAGTACACTCTGCAGCAACGGGTTCAGGATGTAACGGAGACTCAGGCAGCGGTTACTTCCTCAAAAGGGGTAACACTAAGGTTTACCTTGGTCCAGCAGGGGCACATGCTGTTGGTATACCAAACTGTGGGGAACCTGGATTCTGGGGAGACAAAGGTAATGCCTTTGCAGTTGAGCCTGTGTATAAGCACTTAGACCTAATAAAGCAGGCTGAGCTAATTGTTGATCAGATGAATGTAAAGCCAGTAGAGCCCACTGTAAAGCCCACACCACAGCCTACTGCAACACCAAAGGCGGGAAGAAAGAAAGCCTTCAGATATATACATAAAACATCTCATAGGTGTCTATAATACCCATATAGATGGCGAAAAAAGTGAAGTCGAAAAGTAGAGACCCCTTGTCAGTACCTGACATAAATGTTATAATAAATACATGCTGCAGAACTTAGAGATACCTGATCCATTTGCTACATTTGTGGCACACAAGTACGCTAATTTTAAGGGTATGAAATATGACTTCTTTAGCGGTGAATGGGATATGAAATGTGGATGCTGCTCAGAGCCATTAAACGCTCCAACTAAGAAAATATTAAATAAGATCAGGCTATATCACACTCGTAATGAATGTCTTGGGGGGTACTGATGAGCGATATTGATACTGACAGATCAATGCGTCTTAAATTAGCTATAGAAGAGATGCTTAAAGATATTGATATGAGCGGTGAAGAGTGGAATGATCGTGATAAAAACGGGATCCCATATTGGGAAAAAGGCGGGGAGGCCTAATAATGATAACAATACTAGCTATACTAATCACATGGTATGCAACTAAACTATACTATACAAGATCATTTACCTTTGATATAGAACAATCTAATCTAATTAAGGCCACATGCCATAAATGTGCTCGAACAGGATATGTTCACCCAGAACATCTTCGTGCTCCATATTACTGCATCTCCTGTAAATAATGGATAAATTCGAATCATCTTGGAGCAAATTTGCCAAGGAATATGAGCCATATAAGGTAGCATGTACTCAATGTAAGCAACTATATATCAAGCAAGATGATGACCCATTTATATGCCTTACATGCTCAGCAAGAAAGCTGTAGAAATTTAAGCAATTGGGTCCTTACCCATTATATCCCCCCTCCCTTTATCTCCCTTGTATCAGCCTCCTAGAGGCTTATTTAGTGGAGTATTGTGGAGTAAAGTGGAGAATCATACTATCAATTTAGATCCAAATACTATCATTATATCTATCTAAACATACCTATGTAATGGAACCCTATCAATTAATGTTCGTAATGTCAATAGGGCCCATATAAAGCATATTGGCCAATATTTGTCAATAGCTTTCATATAAAATTCCAGGAAATTTTTTTATTTGGTCGTAAAGAGCAATTTTGGCCCATATTTATGGCAAAAAATTCTGTCAGATTCTGCATTATTTGTCTCATATAATGAGATATTCTATGCACATTTTGACAGATTATATTAGATTTATTATACATTTTCCAGGGTTTTTTATATGTGATCGTAAAGAAGAAATTTGGCCCATAAGATGGGCATATAAAAATGGGACATATAGCTAATTAAAGCCATATGCCCCATAGGGGAAGTTATATTAGAATGAATCTAAGTCCATTATGTATTTGCTATCTCTTACTCTTGTTTCTTTCAAGGAGTCTATTGTTAGGTTTCTATCCACCGCTCCATATTTTGCTTCCAGCATATCATTGAGCGCATCTGCTAAAAGCAATCCTTCGGATGTATATCCTTTATCCCATTCTGACTTTAATCTAAGGGAATTGTATTGGATAATGTATCTAACTAGTTCCATTAGCCTGTCTTGGGTGTACAAGGTATGTTCAGTTGTTAATACATTTGCCATTACGGCAGGGGAGAAGTTAGCATTGTTTAGATAGTCTGTTAGTTTTTCTGCTGCTTTGAATTCGTTCGCTTTAGCCATTGAGTTCCACCTCTTTCGTTTTGATTATACCATTGGGCACTGACATTTGTAAATGAAGGGGGACCTGCCTCCGAAGAGGAAGGTCCCCACAGTTAGCTATTACTTGACGTTCTTCTTGTCTGTGAAGACTACGCCTTCTTGTGCTGCCTTGCTGATAGCTCCTAGAGCTGCAGCTGAGAAGCGGCCACGCTTGCCCACAGAAATTCCCTGGGCCTTGAGGTACTCACGAGTTGTTGTTGGTGTTGATGTCATTTGGTTTGATCCTTTCTAGATCGAGTTGTTATATATATTATATCCGAATTTCGGGGATTTGTAAATAGGGGCCGTAAAGCAATATTTTTGCCCGTGCCCTTAGATTATGACCGTTATGTCTGAATTGTCCATAACGGCCCAACCTATCTTTATTTAGTTATACTTCTATTTCTTCGATGTTATATGGTTCAATCGTGTCATCAGTTGAAACTTCTGTCCAGCCCTCTACAGGAATACGAAGGGCTGATTCCCAAGCAAGGTCGTGAGACTCTGCATTAATGACTACAGAAAACTTCTGCGTTCGGTCCCCGTAGATTTTATAGTCTTGTCTCATAGTTCCACCTGTTCTATCTTATCTTTAATTAACTTAGCAATGATGTTGTGTGCCTCGATGTTTTCTGTTTCGGACCCACCCCACAAAAGTTTTTGGGCTGTAATAAGTTGATCGTTTAAGTACTTATCACTCATCTTCATCTTCGTCCTCCTCTTCTTCTTCATCAGGGTCTACGATGTAATCCCTGCTCATCATCCAATCTAAAACTTCTTCTTGATGTTGCTCGGCGCCCCACTCTAGAGAGAAGCCCATACCAGCCTCTACAGCCTCACACAGGTGGTCCCACATCTCGTCTTGGGTTGCCTTGGCAACATAGGTGTCATCGTCTAGGATGTTATTAATAGTTGACCATGTCCATAGCCAAACAAGCGATAGGCCAAGGTCGGTGGTGTCTAGAATTTCTAAACATTCATTTAGTTTATCTTTATCTTCAGGCTTCACCACGTGCTCCAATCGCAAATGATAGTTGGTATGTTAGTTCATATAGTGCTACTAGGGCGTCAAGGTACCCTTCGCATTCAGTACGGACCATAGAGTCCATTGCTTCTTCTGATTCTTCTTCCCGTTCGATTGCGTCTGCTAGTTCCTGCTCGGCAATTAGCATTAGATTTTTTAGTTCACCGTGCATTATATCTAATCCACTAACACCTGCATTAACCAAACGTTGCAAATGGGGCGGGAGCCCAAGGTCTTCCATAGTCATATCCATTAATATACCCTTTCGTTATTATTCATTATATCAGTTGCCACTGACAATAAATGTTCGGTTGCTTCAATTGCTCCTTGGAAGTAATCATCTGAAGGGTCATATTCATCATCCTTCAAAGGCTCCCCATTTTTAGTAGCCTCCCAATCTTGATTAAGACTAATTAGATGTAACTTCATATACTCTAGGAAATAAGATGATTTAGTCATTACTTAATTCCCTTCGTTTCAGCATAATGCTTAAGAGCCTTATTAATTAGTTCTCTGTTCTCTGCTTCTTCTTGTTCAACTTTTTGCTCATGTTCTCTAATTTTTTCTTCCATCTCAAGTTCGCTTTTAGCATTTTCCCATGCGCTAACTAGCATAAGCATACCAAATATAACAGCAAAAACCATCCATATTTCCATTAGTCGAAATACCCTTCTGCCCATAGTCCTTGTAAGAAATCATGGGCGGTTACTAGATAGTTATGAATAGCAGGATTCTCATCAGGATTAATCAACAAGTCAGCTTGATATACTCCATATGTCATATCTGCTAAATCTTTTTGTGTATAACCTAGCATTATTTCTCCTCATCATATTCTAAATAGTATTGGTCGCCTGGATTTAAATCATAGAATAGATTAAATCTACCCTTTAAGTAATTGTTATCTGACATTTCTGCAAATCTAAAATCTGCAAACATTTGCCCTTCATCTAAATTAGAGTTGACCCAATCTTCGACAAGCATTTCTCCTATCTCAGAATATGTTGCGTCTATTACCATTTGATTTTCATTCTCTAGAAAACTCATTCGGTTCCCACCTTTCTATATTCGGGTACTTTAGTTTCTAAGTATATAGCATGGGTCTGACAAATTGCGACAGCATCTAGGTCAGCCTCTCCTAGCCAATTGCAATTGCCACAAATCTGACCGCAGTCATTGTCGCAATACTCCATTTGATTAGTTGCATCACAATCACGACACATGTTGTCGTATTCTGATTCTGAGATAACTTCTCCACGGAGGAATTCCATTTCTCCACCCCAGCCTGTTTCTTCTTCATATGATAAAGTAAATAGTAATGTTGGGTATTGTGCAGATAGTTTAGATATAGCCCCAAGAGGTCGTGACCATGCAGTATTAAAGTTGTAATGGACTACATGATTTTCAGCGTTCTCATAATCTTCCATAGTTGTATCAGGATACTTATCATCCTCGGCTACAGCCACATCCCACTTAGTACCCCATTCACGGTTATTAAAGTTGTACCAGTCATTGGTCTCAAACTTCATCCAGTCGGCAAATGAAGAGTCGGCGGAACTAGGAGGTTGTCCATGATACTCAGTATCAGATACACCATGGTCTACATATGAATAGATATTATGAAAAGCAAAGATAGGATTAACATACTTACGTTGCTTGATATTAAATGATAAATCACCATTAGATTGAACTGAATAAACAAATGGCTTATTCATTTGCTTAATTAAAGATTTAACTTGGTCAGGATTTCCCTCAATAGTTAAACCGTTATATACCCAATTTGGCATTTTATATCCTTTCGTTGATATGTGATAATTATACATTGGACCACTGACAAATGGAATAGGATTGGCATGTGATACATGCCACATGATTCAACTTTGTGGTCAAGATCACACAAATTCCAGAGAATATAGTTGACAGTCGTAAAGACAATATGCTACCCTCAAGTCTTTGCGGGCAATAGAAAACCCCCAGCTATGCTGGGGGTTATGAATATGGCTGCTGATTTCCAACGAAAGAAATAAACCGCTTTACTTAGCGCCTGGCCCTAAAGACTAATAGACGCACCATTTCATTTCTATATTAAAACCAGGACCAAGGTCCTAGGTCTAATTATACCATAACTAGTCGACTGTATTTATCTACAAATGACGCCAAGGATGATGTGAACACTACCGTGCTCAGGTCCTCTTCGTACAATGTAAACGTTTCGTTGGTCCAGTCAATTACGGGCACCTTATGTTCGTTGTCCCCTAGTTGGTTAACATAAATTCCCCAGCCTGTTGTCTGAGTCCAGTCTTCTCCAATTAGATTAGATATAGCAATACGTGTTGCATATGACTCGTCTTGCCAACGAGTTTCTGCAGCCTGCACAGCATTTGCTAATTTGGCTAGCATATTATGTCCAGCCCAGTGTCCATATAGAAATACTACATTTTCCTTGGAATCTCTGAATCCAAAGTTTGCTCTGTCTCCCATTTTATTCTGCTTTCGTTAGTAGTTGATTTTCCTCGTAGTTGAGTAATTGTACCATTTCATGGGCCCAGTCCACAAGAGACTCGCCCTGTTTATTTTTATGGTGGCCGCAGAAGTAAAGAGAAAATGAATCTTTCTTTGCTTCCCACATAGCCTGAGCTGCACACTGGTCACACTTAAGCCATTCAGCCATCACAGTTTGCCACCTTCGATCATCTCAGATAGACGGTCAAGAATCCAAGAATCGATATCATTAATATCAATCTCTGATAACTTTTCCATGATTTCATCACGAGCAAACTTGTAACCATCTGCCCAACCATCTTTATACTCTGACATAATCTCTCCTTAATAACCTGTGGTTTCGTGGTCTGATACATAAGATTCAGTTAAGTTGTACTTATCTCTAAGCCTACTTACTTTCTCAATACTACCAGTTCCGATGTTGAATGTCAACGCAGACATTGCTTGTGGGTCAAGTCCCGTTATCTCTGCATCCCAATACGCTCTCTGCATAGAGAGCATATCAGGAGCGGTAAGTTCAAAGTACATTAGTTCTCCCTTACATTACATACCTCAGTGTCAACAATTTCAATGTTGCCATTTTGTGAATCAACATAAAGATTGTCGTAGATTTCTTGTTCTACATCTGTATCTGAATCAGCAAGTAAATCTAACTGAATAGTTCCGCTAACTTCAATTGTTGCAGACCACTCAACTTCTCTAGTTAACTCAATCTCAAGGGCTTCGGCAATTAAACGAAGTGTTTCTTGGTCATCTGAATCGCTATAGGCTTCAACAATAATATCTTTAACTGAAGCAATCTTATTTGTTAAGACTGAAGCAATTTTAGAGTTAGTCCGTGAGTTATGTAGTTCCCATTCAATGTTGCGAACCTTGTCGGTTGCATATTCAGGGTCAGAGTAATTGCTTACAATCTTATAGGTAACCAATAGGTCAGGGTTATATTCTACTGCAGGTGATACTGTTGTTTCCATTTGCTCCTCTTTCGTTGTTGTTGGTGTAATTGTAGCATGCTCCACTGACAATAAGGTAGTCTTACGTCCGCAAGGGCATGTGAGTTCTGTCACACCTGATGGGAATCCAAACCCGTCAGATGATGTTAGTTCTATTAATGAATCGCATTCATCTGGGTCACAGACAAAGGTGTACTTACTTGATACTAGTTCGTTGGTCATAAAGAGAATTGTACCAGGTCCCACTGACATTATCAAGGATTTCCAGGGAATTTAAATGTGAGTCGTAACACACTTTTTGCCCCCTTAGCATTGAGGGCGCTTGGCGATCCATAACGGACTTGAACCGTCGACCTCTACCGTGACAGGGTAGCGCTCTAACCAACTGAGCTAATGGACCTGGAAAAAATTGTGAGCAGTTTTTATTCATGCTCAGGAATTTATTTATTTAGAACGCAGAAACTAATTTTTTAATTTTATTTTTTTCTGCGGTTAGAATTGGGTCAAAGCCTGATGCACCCGCCATAAGTGTTTCAGAATTGCCACGACCTGAACGATAGTAATCAAGGCGTTCAGTAAGTGCGTTGAATGCGCCCCACTTTGTTCCCTTGATATTAGCATTGGTTGGTGAGTTATGGTACAACTCATCAAGGAGCACGACTTTGTTTTCCCACTTAGTCAATGCAACTTTAGCAGCATCCTTATCTGGCTTAGGATAAATTGTCTGAATCAACTTTGAGAATTCAGCATCAGTGATTGATTGAGAATAAAGAGCCTGAGCCTCTTTCTCAAATTCATCAAAGTAACCAAGAGCAAGCCCAAGAGTTTCACGAGCAACTTGGATGCGACCTTCAACAGATTGCGTGTGGCGAATCTTGAAAGATTGCTTAGCATTCTTCATTGCAAGGTTAAGAGTGTTTTGGCATACAACACGAACAGGAGTAACAGCAGCCTGAACAGCAACTGACCCGTCATGAGATGTCCAAACAATTAGATACAACTTAGTTGCATCATTTGCGCCTTGTGGGTCAAGCACCATTGTGCGAGGAATATCCACTGTACCGAATACAACCTTACCGCTACGAAGTGAGCCAGCAGATTCCCAACGGCAATCAGCATTAGCATCATGAATTGCATCAGCGAATGCGAATAGTTCCTCATTCTGCACAGGCTTGTAACGCTTTCCAACAGTTGCAAGCACATCAGTGCCATTGTTGAATGGGTTATCACGAATAACCAATTGAGCATTAGATACATCATTCCATGTATCTGAGATATGGTCAGTTAGTGGAGACAAGCGAACATTCCAATTGGAAAGTTTTGCCTCATCTAACATCATTTGAGTTGTAACATCTTCATCTTGTGTAAAGATGCGATTTGCAAGGTTGTGCCATGCAGGTGCGCCACGAAGTGCGAATGCAACTTCGCCATTTTCCATTTCTAGATTATGAGCCATTTTTTACCTTTCGTTTGTTTGATTAGTTGTAAGTATAACAGATGCCACTGACATTGTCTATGATTAGTTACAATATGTCCGAATTGATCCATGTGATTAATCTCACAAAATTCCAGGGTTATCCACAAGTGGTCGTAACCCTGTGGATAACCCCTTAGCTTTGCGGGCCAGCTGCACATATGCAGCCAGTGTTAGATCTTTACAGACCTAACTCATCCCTAGTCAATTGATTCTTGCGGTTAAAGTTTACAACTTCGGACGGGAGGTAAAGAGCAGTCGTTTTAGTCTTCTTTAAAGTATCATAGACATAAGCACGAACATTACCAAAGAAGTTACGTCGATTAGAAAATACTAATTCAGTTAAGTACTCTTTATCAACACCTTGCTCAGAATAGATTGTTAAATCATTTAACTTGTTTTCATCATAAATTTCTACACGAAATCTATTTTTCATTTTATTACCTTTGTTAGTAGTTGTCCCCGAAGGGAGAGCAGTTTGGCGACTTACTCAGGTCGTTCGCAATTTATCGTTATGCGAGAACGATTTTATTTACAGATAACGAGCAATAGCATTGTAAGTGCTTGTGCTTACTGTTTCCTCATCTGTCATCTTTAGAATACGAATTGCGTTTTCCAATTCCTCTTTTATCTCATTGTATGAGTGGCGGTGGAGAACTTCGTAGTCCTTCTCAGGCTCTTTAGGAAAGTCTGACTCATTAACTGTTAAATCAAAATCAACATTAAGTGTCTTGTTCCATTGACGATAGTTTGTGCGTAGGTTTTCTGCCTTAGCAAAATTAGCCATAGCAAACTTTGCTACTTCTTTGCGCCACTTTTCTAAAGCCTTTTCGTGCTTTGCTTCGTTGGCTTCTTGTGATGCGTAATCGGCATTTAACTTTGTCAAGCGAGTTTCTAGTGCCTTGATTACCTTTGGTGTTGCTATCTTTACGCTAATTGCTTTCTGTCGTGCCATTTGTTTCCTTCTTTCGTTGTTGGTTGGTTTGGTTGAGTAATTATAGCAGGGAGGTCTGACATTTCTGCGACCCCCCTGCCTTTAGATTATACGCCTAGTAGTGTTTGAGCAGATACTGAAGTCCAGCGAGTTTCTTTCGTTGGGAGTTCTAGTAGCACACGCACCGAGCCAGATGTTTGTGGGTGGATTTCCTTAATCACACCTGTCTTTTTTGACTTTAGGGTGGTGAATAAATCGCCAACCTTGTAAGTGTATCCATTTACTGTCATTTATTGCCTCTTTTCTTTGTTAGGGTTGTAGTATAGCATTGGGGTCTGACATTAGTCTAGCCCTATCTCATTATTTGAGAAAGTTATTGTGTGACCTTAGTCACTTTCAGGTAGCCAAGCGTCTAAGTGGTGCTGTTCGATAATAGCCCACGCGGGCGCATGAGAGTCACCCTTATAAGATACGCCTTCAGGCATTTCGATCAACTTATTATAATCCTCATCATAGTAGGCATCAATAGCATCAATGCAAGGTTGCACCATAGAAAGCGGAACGGGTGGGTAATGATTACCCTGTAAGTGATAACCTAGTGCTACCTCTAAATCTAATTCAGTTAAATCTAATGCTGTATTGTATCCCATTATTCTGCCACCTTAAGAATTGCGTAGGAACCACGCTCATTTATTTTATCAAGTGTTGTCTTAAGAGCAGGCGCAATTAAATCCTTTAGCATAGACTCAAGAATTAAAATCTGTGAGCCTTCGTCTAATTGTAAAAATTGCTTTGCTATTGGATGTTCCTCATCAAACTCAGTTACAAATCGGAGAGAGTGTTCTACTTTAGTCATTTATTGCCTTTCGTTGTTGGTATAAGAGTATTATAGCCTATCCCACTGACAAATTGTGCAACACGCCCAAGCTTTATCTAATTTATTTTGTGATTAATCTCACAAATTCCAGGGGGTTGTGGATAACTGCCGTAAGCCTGTGGATAACCCCGCAGTATTGCGGGCCTGCATAGCTATGCATTACTCTGCATATTTATTTTTATGTTTGATCTTTCTAAAATATTTTTTCTTATTGCGAACAGGTTGCGCCGCATTACTGCGACGCAATTCCTGAATTCGCTTTACTTTATCTCGAAGTGAATTTTGGGACATGATACCCACTCGCTTCATGAAATCTATTTACATCAAATCGTTCATTATCTTTTGCGAACATTTCCGCAAAATCATTTACCATTTTAGAAAATAGTGCTGGGTGTGCTTTATCGCTTGCGAACTTTAAAATTTCTGCTACTGCGACATAATCTTTTCGTGTCATCATTTAACTGATACCATTCCTGTTCTGTAGAAAACTTTTGTATAGCATTTGCCTGTTGGCGTGTAAATATTTACAGTTGAGTATTCGTTAGCAAATCCCCAATCGGTGAATAAGAAAAAGTTTTCCCAAGCACCAAATTCGCTTTCGTATTCTGCTGACCAATGAGGAGCGTGTCCGTCATAAGCACAAGTTAATTTATACATTAGTCATTTTCTCCGTTCCAAAATAGTGAGCCGTCATCTACGCAAGCGCAAGGCTCGCAATCAAAATCATTATCATTACCAAAAAAGATTACTCCGTGTCCGTGGCAATCTTGGCAATCTATTGTTAATACTGAGTTAATCATTAGTGTTGTTCCTCGCAATCTTTGTCATAGTCAAATCCGCAAAAGTAGCAACCCATAAATTCTAGGTGTTCGATACAGTAATACTTAAATTGACTTTCATCACAACAAAAATGTTGCTCGTCTGCGATTTCATAGAAATCGGTTTTGTCGATTATGTTTAACATAGTTTTCCTTTCGTTTGTTTATTTAGTTATTGTATCAGTTAGCACTGACAAATTTTGCGAGGGTTCTTACTTACGACATTGGGCGAGGACTCCCTCTAAACTGCCCCTGTTTCGATTTTATTTAATCGGAAGTTTTTACGGCTAAATAGCGGTAAGTATCTTTTAGATTTAGCGGTGCAGAATAAATTGGGCGTACCTGCACTTTGTAAGTATCTGCATTTGCATACCAGACACTATCATTTTTTTCTGCTGAGATAATTTCTCCAGTAAGAGAATTTGAGCGATACATTTTTCCTACAAGTAGGCTTTCGATAGTATAGACATTTGCTGACATTTGAGTCCGCCTTTCGTTGTTGTTATGTATGGAATTATACACGAACCCACTGACATAATCTAATTACTAGCGAGTAATTCCACATTTTGAGACGCTCAACTCATGTGATAAAAATCACAAAATCTCGGGCGTGTCGTAAATTCCAGGGGGTTGTGGATAAGTCCCGTAAGCCTGTGGATAACCCCGCTCTTTTGCGGGCGCATCAACTTTTGTCAAGTAGACACGCCGTTGCTTATTCGAAATCCTTAAAAATTTCTTCAAGCTTTAAGATTTGCTCATCGGTAAGATGATCAATTTCAATTGCTTTTTCAAATCCAAAAAAATCCATTATTCGTTTTCCATTTCTGCTAGATAATCCTCATGTTCAACTAATCCAATCGCAAAAGCAACAGGGTCGCAACATTCCAAAATTTCGGCGGGTGTAAAAGTTGAATAACCAATTTTTACAGTAGGATAAACATCATTTAGTAAATCAATAAAACTTTCTTTAATTTCTAAATCTTTTTCGAATTGTGATTTCATTCGCTTAACTCCAAATCTCTTATGTCGGCAACATAAACATTATTTTTATTTATTCCGTATTTTAATTGAAATTGAAATGTATCAATAGCCTCATCATAGGATTCAGCCTCGACATTTATAAAAGCATTAAACTCATAAACTGGCATGATTACCAACACTCCTCACATGTGAATTTAGTAAAGTCTGCATCTTTTGCAAAAATCTCTAAATAGTTATTCGAACAAATTGTGCATGATAGCAAATAAGTATTTGCCTTTTGGTACATGTATGGATTAGAGTTAGATAACTCTCTATTCTCTAAAACCTCTGATGAAATTAAAATACTCATTTAGTTAAACTCCAATCGGTGTAAAATGGTAAGCGGTCATAGTCATCATAGAAATAAACTCTATCTATGTTCTGCTCGCATGTTTCGCAGAAAGTGTATTCGACATCTACGCCCATGCCATAGGTAGTAGATACGCTCTCCATGTGTGGAGTGTGTGTATGTGTATTTGTTAGTGTAGTCATTTGAGACCACCTTTCTTTTTCGTTATGGTAGTATTTTACCACGGGGGTCTGACATTTATCTACCTACTAGCCAGTAATTCCAAGATGTGAGACGCTCAGCCTATGTGATAATTATCACATAAATTCTGGGGTTTTCCACAGATGCCCGTAACCCTGTGGATAACCCCGCTCTTTTGCGGGCCAGCTTGACATTGTCAAGCCGACACGCCGTTAGGCTAGTGTGATCTTTCCGACTTTATGTGTTGCCATTCATCTATCCACTCACGCACTACTATGCGCCCCATAATAAGGGCGGGGATAGCAATAGATAACTGCACTAGTGTAGTTAGTAGTCTATTCATTAGACACCCCACTCATCATTAGGTAATTTATCCATTTCATTGTTAATTAGAGATGCCCATCTATGCGCCTGTATTCTCTTATAAACCTTATAACCGATAAAAACAAGGGCAGACAAGATAAGGAAAGCCCATGATAGGGATAGATAGAGGAAGTCCCCTAAGTCAAGCATTAAGCCGTATTCATTTAGTTCGATAGTCATTATTAATTCTCCCATGATAGTGCGTATAGTTTTGCTAGTTCGTCTGTATCTTCATCATTAAACTCATCTAGTGGAGGTTGTTCCTCATCTACCTCATCAAGGTATGTGTATGCGTCTGCGACATCTTCTTGGATAGTATCCCATTTAGATACGCTGTTATTCTCGTATGAGTATGCGTATGACATTACTTATTCATCTCCTTAGCAATAGCCTCTGATTTAGTAAGTGCCTCTAGTGCTATGGCTAGAGAGGCGAGGCGTTGCGCCTCCACCATTTGCTTGTATTCATCTAGTGTCATTAGTTAGTTTCTACCTTTCGCAAGTGTGCTACTACATTTTTAGAAATCTTTTGTAAATCTTTAACTGTCTTAGTCATCTCATCTACGCTATTAGCGGTTTGAAATCCGAGGAATTGTGAGCCGTCCCAAATTGTGTATGTTATTGTCATTTACTGTTCTTCTTTCGTTTGTTGGTTATAATGGAATTGTAGCCTATTGGGCTGACATTATCAAGCCGACACGCACCCTGTGGGGTGTGAGTTGTGTCACATACCTCGCTTGAGGCGAATAGCCTCGACCTGTGCTAATTGCTCAGGTGTAGCGTTGCGGAAAGCCTGTACGCTCTCCCTTATCCAAGGTGACTTAGCCATAGCCTTTTCATGCGCTATGTGGCGAGCAAGGTCTTGCTCTGCCTTTATTCTATTTAGTGTATTCATTAGATGAGTACCTTTCGTTTGTTTGTTATACCTTAAGCATAGCATGGGGGACTGACAAATTGAGGCACATCTCGGGCGTGTCGCAAAAAAATCTTTGTGATGCTCATCACACTCACGCTCAAGCCCAAAAGAATAATGGGCGCACTATCCAAAATGTCCGTTTTGTCCAGGGTGTGTATCATACATGTAAAAAATATATTAACATTTTCTTAAATCCTAAAAAACAGTCGACTAGAATATAAGGCGGTGGTACAATAGAGATATGACATGTTCATTTTGCGATAAATACGCATATACAAGTATGATCAACAGCAAAGGTGTTAAATATAACCTTTGCGAGATACATGTAAAAAAAATTAGCACAATTGACAAGTAAGGCAAAGCATTGATTGATTCAGAATTACCATTCTTTGGATTTGGCGTAGATATTCCAAAAATTATATGGCAAACTGGAAAAGAAGATTTTGAAAATTTACAATATCCCTTTAATATAAACGTAGAAACCTGGAAACAGGTTAACCCAGAATGGGAATACAGATACTCCAATCAAAAAGAAAAGATTAGCCAGATAAATGATTTTGGAGATAAAGATCTATCTGAGCTTTCATCTAAACTTTGGGGAGCATTTTTAGCAGATCTTTGGAGGTATATTGTTATATACAATCATGGTGGGGTATATGTAGATCTAGATACCGTAGCTCGATTGCCCTTAGACATAATTAAATACAATATTACCAATAAGCTAAACGAAACATTTATAATGCCAGATCTAGGAAAATGGGGATACGGTACGCCAAATAGCCCTACAACTTCTATGTTGGTATATAAAGGATCGGAAGATGGCAAAAGGGTTTATTGTCAAGGCTGCTATGATTTTGTAGAGTATATTTTGGAAAGAAATGGCAATAAAAAAATTTATCTACCAAATTCTTCTTTTGCTGCAATAAAAAGGGCAAAGCCAATTAAATATGTTTTAGATGAAGTCAAAGCAAGATTTGCTATGTTTAAAAAACTACATGATTATGATATTGATGGTATTCATGGATCTATACTTTTATCAGTAGACTGCTCTGCATGGGATTATGCAATAAACAAAAACCCTAAACTAGTAGCACAAAATTTTATATATCAATATGATGCAACACCACTTAAAGGATCACTTTGGGAAAATGAATCTAATAAAAATAAAATTTTATTTAAAGATGAATTTATAGATTATGAAATTTTGCAAATAAACAAAACATCTTACAATAAGTTTATTAATAAAGCAGTCGACTAGAATATCTTTTAAAATCCATTGACTTTGTAAAATAACAAATGCTACACTTAGTTTGCTTTGTGGGGGGCTTACCCTGAAACTCAATATGTACCAGATGACATCTGTGGATATATGTTCAGGAACTGCTTTCTCTATCTTTCCAAAAAGAAAAAATTTGGGGGGTAGGGGGGCTTTCCTAAAATCTAATATCCCCAGATAAATCATTAAAAACAAAGAAAAAAATACATAAGAAAAGGCGGGATAGAAAGATGAAGTTAATTATTGCAGTAGCCATAGTAACTGTAATGACTTTCATCCTTGGTATTATATATCAGATAATAGGCTAATATAAGGGCCTATAGCTTAATCTGGTTAAAGCAATTGTCTTATATGCAATCGACTTTGGGTTCAAATCCCAATAGGCCTACTTGGTTTCTCACTTAATAGAGAGTATAATACTTACATGACTAGCAGAATAGTAACCCATATACTTGAATCAAAACTTAAGGATCTCCCGTTTTCTGTTTTAAAAAATTGCCTTGATTCAGAAATAACGCCAGAAATGTTTATAGAGTATTGCAATAGTGTATATGACGAACAGATTTCAGATTGGGATAAAAACTGTTTTAGAAGCCCAAGACAGACAATAGAGGCAGATCACCTTAATTACTTTCCTGAATGGAAGATTATAGTAAAAGATTTATCTAAACTTTACGGGAATATAGACACTTATTATCTTAGTCTCATGCAAACTGGAGAAAAGTCGATAAATACAATACATGCTGGTCTTCACAATGATAGTGCAGATGTTGTTCACATAAATTGTTTTGGTCAAGTAGAATGGACTTTAGTTGACCCAAATGATGTGGATCAAAAAGAAAATAAAGTTGTCTTAGAACCAGGTGATATGCTATATATGAGAGGAATGACTCTTCATCAAACCATTCCTTTGACCAAAAGAGGATCGCTTATATTTATGACCCTTCCCTTAAATACAGATTATAATTTTAGCACTGATAATCAAAAGGAAATGCTTTTAGAAGGTATTAAAAGTGATTTATCTAACAAAAGATACATCTAGTTTGTATGTGGAGTATAATAGTAAAATGATAGCTTATGATGTTCCTCTTTCCGCCCTCCTTTTTATAATGTGGGCTGGCATACCAGTGGAAGAATATATAAAAGGGCCTACTGAGGAAGAAACCTTAGCTTACATTGAGATGATAAGGAAGATTATTGCGGATGAGTAAATACAGCATACTAACTGGGTTAAACTATGAAGAAGGCAAATGCGAATACTGCGATGAAGATGCATACGTGAAGCTAACTATTAAACTAGAAAGCGCTAAGGATTTAAATGATCCTCATATATGCGAATCTAGATTTTGTTCTATAAGAGGTGGAGCACAATTAGAAAGCATTAAGTTGCTATGCTCTGAATGTTTAAATGAAAAGCTTCCACACGATTTTACTCACATGGGTAAATATGTTAATACTTAATATTAGAGTCTCTATTTTTCGGCTCACTTTTCGCCGCACTTTTTTAGTAGATAGTTTATATAATGGTTAATGCTAATCCTGAAATACTAGAATTAAATTTAAAGCTTCTTTCAAGCAAAAAATTTGAAAAGCTTTCAGATGAGGTCTATATATATAGAAACTTTTTATCTAAGCAAGAATGTATAGATTTAATAAATGAAGCTTGCCAAGATTCAGAATCACACGATTCTGAATTTACATCTAAATCTTTAGATAGATATAGACAAAGATTGCATGAAGAATTTAACTACGAATCTCAAAGTAATATTTCTGAAAACAATTTAGGCGGCCCCTGGGATAAGCTTTTGTGTCGACAGTTAGATAAAAATAATAATTCTAATTATACATTTTCTCCTCACGTAGATATATATAATTTTTTTGTAGATTACCACAATGCAGCTGTTCTAAAACCACTAAAAAACTATACAAAAGTAACCCTTGGCCACATGTCGTTTATAATTTATTTTTCAGAAGACTTTGAGGGTGGGGAAATTCATTATCCAGAGTATGGCATTACATACAAGCCTAAAACTGGAGACATGATTCTTCATAATGTAGAAGTTGTTCATTCTGTAAAAAAAATATTGTCTGGGAAAAGATGGTCTTATCAGTCAAGTCTTAGTTCTATTAAATACATACCAGATTTAATGTACGCAAAATTTATAGAAGATAATGATTATTACATTCAATGTACAAATGAAAAAAATATAGAAAACAATCCTATATTTTTTTATAGGTCTGATCAAGAACCAATTTTTAATGAAAGGCTAAAGCCGTTTGCTAGTGTTAAAGGAAATTGGGGCGGAAATTAATTTTTTAAAGAAGCTTTAAGTGCTTCTTCTTCTGCCATATCTGCAAAAAATGCTTCTGCCAAATCTAATCCTTTTAATCCAGAGTCTTGCATCTCTTTAATTTTTTCTTTTGTAAACTGAGGATTTTCTATTAATGGCTTCATCCATTCAACCTCAAACTTAGAAGATTTATCTCCAATTTGCTCAAAGTACTCATCACTTTTGTAATTATAAAATGTTCCAGGATTATCTTCAGCTTTTAAAACAAAATTAGAGTAGGCGTATCTTGTCCCAGAAGTAACTTCTCTAACACCGTGTGCGTAATCAGAAAATGCTCCGTGTATTACTACATCTCCTTCTTCTGGCTGATACTCTAAGCATGGTCCATCAAAGTTCGTTGTTTTCTTTGTTCCATCGGGATTTATGTTTGGATAAAATATTGCTCCGCCTTCAAACTTTCCAAAGTACGCAACTAGACCGTAGTCAATTATGCAACATGTTTGAAAAACATCTGGCTGAGATAAGAGATGACAAGAATGCTTACCTGGTGAATCAGAATGAATAAACATTCCGTTATCTCCAGGTTTTACTTTTAAGAAATTTCTAGATGGGTGAATAACATATTCTGGAAAAATTAATTCAGATATAAATTCCCAAATATCTATTATTCCATCAATTGCTCCAGTTGTTTTATCAGCATACCAATCAATTAATGTTTCTTCGTACTTGGTTGTAATTTCAGACTCTTTTTCAAGCTGGTCTTTAACTGAATTTAAAATTTCTTTAGGTATAATATTTTTAAAAACAAAAACCCCAGTCTTTGTTCCATAATCATCAATTGTTGTAACAATTGTTTTGCATTCTGGTTTATCGTAAAACATTATTTCCTCCTAAAAAATTTATCTAAAAAATTTTCAAATTTGCACAGCCAAGATTTGCACTCGTGTTTATTGTTGTTATTAAAATCAGCAAAATAAGGACGAGCCATAACCTGTTTAAAATGATCTCTTGCCATTTATTAATTATACCACTTATAATAAAAAAACCCCATTTCTGGGGCTTTTTATTACTTAAGCAAATTATTTGCTAACATCTCATCATATACTTCTGATAGAAGATATTCCATTGCAACTAAGCCTTCAGAAATTTTAGCTTCAACCTCTTCTTCTGGCATTCCAGAACCTTTACCAAGGTATCTGTTTCCTTCAAGAAACTTTTCAAGCATTAGTTTTATTGCTGATTCTTTATTCATTTTCTTCCTTCAAGTTATTATACGCTGGATTAGGCCCAAGGAGGAACCCATCTTTATGATATTCTATCATTTTTTCTATTTTTTGTACATCTTCTTCGGATTTTGCCAGCATATTAGCAATTAAAACCATAATGTCGTATATCCTGTGAGACATTATGTAGTTTACTAGTGGCAAATTGTCTTCAAGAGCATCGCTTTTTTCAGAACCCGCCTCATTCGACATCTTTTGTTTTAATTCCATCTATAGCTTCTTGCAAAGTGCTACCACTTTCAAGATGGTGATTTAAATACTTAAGAAATACTGATATTGCATTAGCTGCCAAGAAATCTGTATTCATATGTATACACGGTATATTCCTTGAAACTGCTCTAACTAAATCCTGGTCTAAATCAACTTTTTTCATTAACTTCTTTTTCCATTCTGTCATAAAGGGCCAAGCCAATTTGCTTTTTATAATTACAGGCCAAACAATACAAGTATATACTATCTTCGGTATCTGTATTGGCAAAGAGAAAGCCTTGGCATAATGGACAATCCATTGACGCAACAAGGCCTTCTCTTGCAAGAGTTAAATACTTAGATACTAGTTGTACCTTAATATTAACTCCTTTCTAATTTTTAGATGGAAATTTGTTTAGCCACTCTTTTGTCTTAGTGGTTAAACCTTTCCATGACGACCAATCTTGACCGCCATTGGTCATATAATACGTTATCTCTGCGTTGATTGCTGGATCAAATAACGAATAGTTACTGTCCAGTTTGAATTTTTCTTTACGATCATCACCTAGGTTTCCTAGCATGTTGATTTGAAAAATTCCGTAAGAACTGTCTCCAGTTTTCCTGTTGCCGTTATAAGCCATTGGGCGTCCGTTAGACTCCTTTTTAGCTACAGCCCACGCCATTTTAAGGGCGCTACCCTCAAAGCCTACAGCCTTGAGAAGTTCAACCAATTCTTTATCTGTTAAAGATTCGGATGGTTTCCACACAGTATTACTGAATTGCTTCAGCGTTTCCTTGTTAAGTTGTGCTTCGGTTTTTACATCTGGTTTTGCAACCAGAGCAGATGCTGATTGAATCATTTCTGGTTGACCAGTAAATAAAAACAATATAGCTACTGTTATTGCAACATAGTGATGTAAAACATCGCTAAGTTTTTCTTTTATATTCTCCATAGGCATTTCCTCCAATAGAGATAACGAACTATAAGAATACCATTGTGAGTATTAATATGTCAACCTAGATTAGTGCAATATTTTATTTTAGTTAACTAATAATAAGCTTGTTTTTAATTGTTTTATTAATAAACTCTTCACTTTCTTAAAAAAGTTTGGTAGAATAAGACTCTACTTAAATTAAATTAAACCGCTAGGCGGAGAAAAAGGTACTATTAATGTCCAAGACTATTGAAAACCCATACGAAAATTTTATTGCGTTATCTCGTTACGCCAGATGGATTCCAGAAGAGAGCCGTCGTGAAACGTGGGGTGAGACAGTAGATCGATATTTTAACTTTATGCTGAAGCACTTAGAAACAAATTACAATTACATTCCATCTGAAAAGCTTGTTGCGGAATTAAAAGACGGTGTATTCCAAAGAAATGTCATGCCCTCTATGCGTTCCGTAATGACTTCAGGAGCAGCTCTAGAAAGAGATAATGTAGCGGGGTACAATTGTGCTTTTCTTCCAGTTGATTCACCACGTTCGTTTGATGAAACAATGTATATTCTTATGTGTGGCACTGGCGTAGGTTTTTCTGTTGAGTATAAGTACATCAATAAGCTTCCTTCCGTCCCAGAATCTTTAGAAAAGTCAACTACTGTAATTACGGTTGAAGATTCAAAGCAAGGCTGGGCAAAAGCATACCGTGAGTTGTTAGCGCTACTATGGTCGGGTCAAATTCCAGCAATAGATGTTTCTAAAGTTCGTCCCGCAGGCGCAAGGCTTAAGACGATGGGTGGACGTTCGTCTGGACCGCAGCCCCTTATTAATTTGTTTGATTTTACAATTGCAAAATTTAAGAATGCTACAGGAAGAAACCTTAAGCCCATTGAATGTCACGACATTATGTGCAAGATTGGTGAAGTTGTTGTAGTAGGAGGAGTACGTAGATCAGCAATGATTTCTCTTTCAAATATTAATGATATTGAAATGGCACAGGCTAAATCAGGTAACTGGTGGGAGCAAAACCCACAACGTGCATTATCAAATAACTCCGTTGCTTATTCTAGAAAACCAGATATGGAGCAATTCATTGCAGAATGGAAATCATTGTACGATTCAAAATCAGGAGAGCGTGGAATCTATAATGTTGCAGCAGCTCAAGCACAAGCAGCAAAGTATGGACGCAGAGATCCAGAAATTCATTACGGAACTAACCCATGCTCAGAAATTATTCTTAGGCCGTATCAGTTCTGCAATCTTTCAGAAGTAGTTTTGCGTGAACACGACACAAAAAAAGAAATTGAGCGCAAAGTTGAGCTGGCTACAATTCTTGGAACATGGCAATCTACTCTTACTGACTTTAAGTATATTCGTAAAATTTGGAAAGATAATACAGAAGAAGAACGCTTACTTGGTGTTTCTCTTACTGGGCAGTTTGGTCATAAGCTAATGTCTGGAAAAGAAGATTTGGTTTCGCTTGAAGCATTTTTAATGAGCCTTAAAGAGTCTGCAAGAGAAACAAATAAAAGCGAAGCTGGAAAGATTGGCATTCCTGAGTCGGCAGCTATTACCTGTGTAAAACCATCTGGAACGGTATCTCAATTAGTTGGAGTATCTTCAGGTATGCATGCTTGGCATTCTCCTTACTATATAAGAACCGTTCGTGGCTCAAAAGGAGATCCAATTTCTGTTTTTCTTAAAGAAGTTGGCATACCAGTAGAAGATGATGTGATGAAGCCAAACGAAACATATGTTTTTTCTTTTCCAGTAAAAGCTCCAGAGGGTGCAATTGTTAGAAATGATTTGACAGCTATTGAGCATTTAAACATTTGGCTAGTTTATCAACGTGCATGGTGTGAGCATAAGCCTTCTATTACTGTTTCAGTAAAAGAAGATGAATGGATGGAAGTTGGGGCTTGGGTATACAAAAATTTTGATGAAGTTTCTGGAATTTCATTCTTGCCACACTCAGATCATTCATATAAGCAGGCACCGTATCAAGAAGTAACAAAAGAAGAGTACCAGAGCCTTGTTGCAAAAATGCCAAAAAGCATTCGTTGGGAAGATTTATCTTTTTATGAAACAGAAGACGGAACATCTACAAATGCAACACTTGCCTGTAGCTCTGATGGCAATTGTGAATTGGTAGATATTAGCGCATAGTGGTACAATTATAGAATTGAGCTAAGGCTCAAAATTCCTAGGCTTCCCGCCTAGAAATAAGGAGGATCAAAAATGGCAAAAGCTAAAGAAGATCTTAATGGAGATGGAAAGGTTACAATGCAAGAGAAGATTCTAGCAGCACTAGCAAGTTATGGACGTCATTTTCTAGGAGCGGCAATTGCTCTATATATGACAGGCAACACCAGCCCAAGAGACCTACTACTTGGCGGATTTGCTGCCACAGCACCCGTAATTTTGAAAGCACTCAACCCTAATGAACCATCATTTGGGTTTACCAACAAGTAAACAAAAAATAGTCAATTAGAAATACTCCTGTGCTAAAATTAGTACAGGAGTATTCCTATTTAGGAGACTATGGCAAATGGCAGGACAAAAGAATTTCGAAGTAGATCAAAATGCAACATTTAGTTTTATAGTAGAATATAAAGACGAAAATGACAATGCGATTGATCTTACTGGTGCATCTGCAAAGATGCAGGTGCGTGATACAAAAGGCGGCAGCAAATTAGCCGTTACACTAACATCACCATCTGGCGGAATTACAATTGATGGACCTAATGGTAAATTAACTGTAAGAATGACACCAACACAAACAAGTAAAATCTTTTATCCGAAATCATCTTATGATGTTATGGTTGTAGATTCTAATGGGAATAAAATAAAGCTCCTTGAAGGGTTTATGACCCTAAATAGATCGGTAACTATTTAATGACTGAATCCGTAGTTGTTCGAGAGCAAATAAATAAAGTAGTAATTTCTTCTCCAGGTCCACAAGGACCAAGAGGAAGAACCATTCTAAATGGAAATGGAGACCCAGCAGCAAATTTGGGTCTTACTGGAGATTTTTACTTTGATATGCTTTCAGCTGCATTTCACGGACCAAAGCTTTCTGATTTAAATTGGTCAGGAGCAAGCAAAATATTTTTAACAAATAATACACTAGCGTATCCTTGGGAATTAACCCAAGTTACTGGTCCTTTATCTGGAGTGTATTCTGTTGTTATTAATCATGGACTAGGATATCAACCAAACGTAACAGTTAAGTCTAGTGCAGGCGATATTTTGGAAACTGGAATAGACTACAATAGTACTAATCAAATAACACTGACTATGGCTCAACCATTTTCAGGGACAGCATACCTGTCATAAGGAGATAGCAAATGGCAAGAAAATTTTTAGTTAGCGTTGATCTCAACAAGAATGAGTTGCTCAATGCTAGAATTCAAAACTTAGGCGCAGCGCCTTCAAATCCAGTATCTGGTCAAATATACTACAATACTGGCACAAATATTCTTTACTTCTATAATGGAACAGAGTGGACACCCGCATCTGGCTCTACAGAAGTTATTCAAGACATCATTGGCTCATCCGTATTAGGCGGTACCGCTCTTACAGCTACCTATAACGATGCAGCAGGAACAACAACATTAAAGTTAAACGATACATCAGTAACCGCTGGATCTTACGGTTCATCTTCATCTATACCTTCATTTACAGTTGACGCACAAGGTAGACTAACATCTGCAGCCGAAACAAGTATTCCAGATCCAGTAATTACACTTTCAGGAGATGTAACTGGTTCTGCAACAATGACCAATTTGGGTGATGTTACAATATCAACTACAATTGAGCCAAACTCAGTTGCCCTCGGAACTGATACAACTGGAAGCTATGTTTCAACAATTGCAGGAACATCTGGAGAAATTACAGTATCAGGCTCTGGATCAGAATCCGCAGCAGTAACTATTGGATTGCCAGATGATGTATCAATTACTGGTAACTTAAGCATTGGTGGAAACCTTGATGTTCAAGGATCTATTAACTCAATAAGCACAACAGAAGTTAATATTGTTGATAATAAAGTAGTTCTTAACACAAACGTAACAGGAGCCCCATTAGCAGATGCTGGCCTTAAGGTAAACCGTGGAACCTCTGCAGATGTAGAGCTTTTGTGGAACGAAACGGCAGACCAATGGACATTAACAAATGATGGCACAAATTATCATGAGATAACAAGAAAATATAAGACTACGCTAAATACTTCAGCAACATCTTATACAGTAACCCACAATTTAGGAACAAAAGACATAGTTATTTCTATCTACGAAGTTGCAGCACCATATGCAGAGATACTTGCAGATGTTGAGCATACATCAGATTCAGATATAACTATTAAGTTTGCAGTTGCACCAGCATCTGGAGAATATAGAGTAGTTGTAATAGGATAAGGATTTCAAATGGCCAAAAAGTTTAAGTCATTATTAAATCTTCTTACACTTGCAGAAGATCCGTTGAGCGGATCCACTGGAGATGTTTATTTTAATGTAACAAGCAAAAACATTAAAATTTACAACGGTGCAGTGTGGGTTGACTTAACTCCTGGCACTACTGACCCCGCTCCATTCTATATGCATACACATTCCTATGATGGAAATGTACATACAGTTAACCTTCAAGAAACAATAAACTTTTCTGAAGATATTAACAATAATGCTGGCGTATTAGAAACTAATCCTGCTATAATTGGTCTAGACGGTGGTACTCCAACATCATCGTATGCAAACGCAAGTTACACAGAATTAACACTGTTGGACGGAGGACAAATTGGCAACTAGCTACCCAACATCAAAAGATAATCTTACAAATCCTGCCGCAACTGAATCAATGGAAGGCCATGCAGACCTGCACGGTAATGTCAATGATGCAATTGAGGCAATTGAGAACAAGCTGGGTGTAGACGGATCAACGGATGTAAACTCAATAGATTATAAAGTAAGTCAGCTTCAAGCAAACCTATCTACTTTAGATGCAGAAAATGCTTCAGAGCTACTAGGTTTGGACGGAAACAATGATCTTACTATAGACGGTATAGAAAATAAAACAACTATAGATTCATTCTCAAAGACAGTATACAAGACAGTTAGATATACATTACAGATTGATAAATCTGTTGGAAACTTAACTCACACATCAACAATTGTCTTGCTTAACGATGGAACTGATGTTCATATCTCAGAGTCAGATATAGTATCAAACACAGATTTATCTTTAGCTACAGTTACTTTTGAAGAAAATAGCGGTATAATAAGTCTATGCGTAACACCTGTTTCAGGATCAATAAAAGTAAGATATTTTAGAACAGCATTAAAAGCATAAAAAAAGCAGTAAAAGGGAGTCATATCAATGGCAACAGTAAACAAGAATTTTAGAATTAAAAATGGTCTTATCGTTGAGGGTGGAACAGCTACCGTTAACGGTTTTGGTGTATTAACCAAGGCACAGGCAGACCAAGACTACATTGTTGGTCTTATTGGTGGTACAGCAACTTCAGCTAACACAGTAAATACTGTAGTTAAGCGTGATGCATCAGGCAATTTTGCCGCAGGAACAATTACTGCTACATTTGTTGGTAACCTTACTGGTGATGTAACAGGTACAGTTTCAAGTCTTTCAAATCATGACACAGCGGATCTTGCAGAAAATGCAGCAAACAAATATTTTACAGATGCTCGTGCACTTGCAGCAACAGCCGCAGCATACGATGCAGCAGGCTCAGCAGCAGCAGCACAGTCAGCAGCAACTACAGCAGCAGCAACAGATGCAACAACTAAGGTAGCAGCAGAAGCAGCACTTAGAGTATCAGGCGACGCAGCTTCAGTATCAACTGCAGCAGCAGATGCTACTACAAAAGCTAACGCAGCTCAAGCAGCAGCAGAAGCCACAGCAGCATCAGATGCAACATCTAAGGCTAACGCAGCTCAAGCAGCAGCTATCTCAGCAGCAGCAGCAGATGCTACTACAAAAGCCAACGCAGCACAGTCTGCAGCAGCATCAGATGCTACTACAAAAGCCAACGCCGCTCAAGCAGCAGCCGAAGCTACAGCAGCAGCAGCGCTTTCATCTGCAATCTCAACAGAGGTTTCAAACCGTAACACAGCAATTTCAACTGCAGTAGATTCATTAGTGGATGGCGCACCATCACTTCTTAACACATTAAATGAATTAGCAGCAGCAATCAATGATGATGCTAATTACACAACAACTATAACAACAGCCCTTGGAACAAAGGCTAACTCAGCTCAAGTAACAACAGATATTGCGGCAGCAGTTTCAACAGCTGCATCAGATGCTACTACAAAAGCCAACGCAGCTCAAGCAGCAGCTATCTCAACAGCCGCATCAGATGCTACTACAAAAGCTAACGCAGCTCAAGCAGCAGCAGAAGCAACAGCAGCAGCAGCGCTTTCAGCACACAGCGCAGATACAACAAACATTCACGGAATTGCAGATACTTCACTTCTAGCAACTACAGCAAACGTAGCAACAGCAGTTTCAACAGCCGCATCAGATGCTACATCTAAGGCTAACGCAGCTCAAGCAGCAGCAGAAGCAACAGCAGCAGCAGCTAATACTGCTCAGCAAAATGGAACTACATCATTTACAGCAATTAATTACAATGATGTTGCTAAGCAGGTCGCAGCAACAACTGGAAACATTGCGGTGGCAGCAGAAACAACAGCTATTTCATGGGTAGCAGCAGACTACAGAAGCGCTAAGCTTGTAGTTAAAGCAAAGAATGGTGTTCACACCCAGGTTTCAGACTTGGTTGTAACACTTGATACTGCAAATAACGTAGGAGTTTCTGAATATGGAATTACATATTCAAACGGAACAGAACTAGCAGCAGTAACAGCAGATTATTCTGGATCAGATGTAAGAGTCAGAGTAACACCAGCAAACGCTAACACAGAAGTTATTGTTGTTGGAATACTAATTAAATAATTAAATAAAGGTTTCGGGGGGATTCCTTAAAAATCCCCCAACAAAAACTTAGGGGATATGTGAACTTAAATGGCAACAGTAGATAAGAATTTTAAAGTAAAGAATGGGCTCAATGTCGCAGGAACTGCCACATTTGGGTCTAATGTTGTTTTAGGAGAAACACCCCTTAGATTTGATACAGTAACAAATAAATTACAGCTTCAAATAAATGGTGCTTGGGTCCCAATTGCACTTAATTCTGAGATCCCAGACACTTCACAAGATATTAGCTTTATGGATATTGGTTTAGCTATTGATTATAATGGGCAGCCAATATATACAGTACAGGCAAATGGAGTCACTCCAACAGGAATAAATAAGTTTATCGATGGAGGATCACCATCCTCTACAGATAATGATGTTTCAATGGTTTTTGATTCAGGTGCTCTAGCTTAAAGTAATAAATGATATAATAAGCAGTATAAATAAAATATAAAGGGGTAATAAAATGGCAACAGTAAGAATTCAAGTACGAAGAGGAACCGCTTCACAATGGACCTCAGCAAATCCAACTTTGGCAGCAGGAGAGCTCGGCGTTGAGTCAGATACTAACCTCTTTAAGTTTGGTAACGGTTCAACAGCATGGACAGCCCTTGCTTACGCAAATAACTCAGATGTAGCGATTGGTGAAATTTCCCAAGACGCAATTAATACAGCACTTACAATGGGTGCGGGTCTTACAAAGACATATAATGATGGTTCAAATACTATCACAATTACAGTAGATTCAAATGTAGTTGCGCTTAAGTCATATGTTGACAGCGCATTAACAGCTCACGAAACTGATACAACTTCTGTTCATGGAATTCAAAATACAGCAGATCTAGTTTATTTGACAGGTGCTCAAACACTTACTGGAAAAACTTTAACAAGTGTTGTTTTAGATGGTACTCCTGTAGCACCAACACAAGCAGCTAATGATAATTCTACTAAAATTGCAACAACAGCATACGTTCAAACAGAGCTTGCAGATCTTATAGGAGCAGCACCAGCATTGCTAGACACATTAAGCGAGCTATCAGATGCACTTGGCGATAATGAAAACTATGCAGCAGCAATGACAGCAACAATAACTGGTATTAATAATACAGTTGCAACAAAACTTGCTACAGCAGATTTTACAGCACATGTTATTGATACAACAGATGTTCATGGAATTTCAAATACAGCAAACTTAGTTTATACATCAGATTCAAGACTTTCTGATACTAGAACCCCTACAGCTGGATCTGTTGTTGCAGCGTCCATGGCCGTAGATTCTGTTGCAACAACAAGCTTGCTTGATTCTTCTGTAACTACTGCAAAAATTGCAGCAGTTTCAGTCACAGAAGCTAAACTTGCTGACGACTCAGTAACAGCAGCAAAGATAGCAGCAGGAGCGGTTGGAACTTCAGAGATTGCAGACCTAGCAGTTACTGCTTCTAAAATAGCAGCAGATGCAATTGGATCAACTCATATTGCCACATCTGCAGTAGGAACTTCAGAGATTGCAGACGATGCAGTAACAGCAGCAAAGATAGCAGCAGGAGCGGTTGGAACTTCAGAGATTGCAGACGATGCAGTAACATCAGCAAAGATTTTTGCAGGATCCGTTGTAACTGCCTCAATTAATAATTCAGCCGTTACAGAAGATAAAATTGCAGCACTTGCAGTTACTGAAGGTAAGATAGCAGCAGGAGCAGTAACATCTGGCAAAATTGCAGATGGAGCAATTGTAAATGCAGATATTAACGCAGCAGCAGAAATTGCAACATCAAAGATAGCAGGCCTTGACACAGCACTTGGCCTACTGGCACCTCTTGCTTCGCCAACATTTACTGGTACAGTAACTCTTCCAGCAGGAACAGTAACAACAGGAATGATACTTGATGGAACAATTACAGATGCAGATATAAATGCAACTGCTGGAATTGCACAGTCTAAGATCTCAGGATTAACTACAGATCTTTCAAATAAGCTAGATTCAACAACAGCTGCTTCAACTTACGCACCACTTGCTTCACCAAATCTTACAGGAACTCCTACAGCTCCTACAGCAGCAGCAGGAACTTCTACAACACAAGTTGCAACTACAGCATTTGTTGGAACAGCAGTAGCAGATCTTGTTGCATCAGCACCAGCAGCACTTAATACTCTTAATGAGTTAGCAACTGCACTTGGAAATGATGCTTCGTTCTCAACAACAGTTACAAATGCAATTGCACTAAAGTCACCACTAGCTTCTCCAACATTTACTGGTACATTAACTGCACCAGCAATAACAGCAACTGGTTTAGTAACTGCTTCAGCTTCAGGTATAGCATTTACAGATGGAACACAAACAAAGGCAGGAGTTCCATCATTGACTGTAATTGGAACTACAATTTCTGCAGCATACAACCTGTCAACAGGCGGACTTGCCCTGAGAGATCAGTTAATACCAATTTCAGGTACACAGGTAATTACAGTACCAACAAATGCAACAACAGCATATCCAATTGGAACTTCAATAAGCTTCTACCAGGCATCTGGAACTGGAGCAAGTTTTGCCTTCGCAAGCGGAGTCACACCTCTTGCAACACCAGGACAGACACTAAGAGCTCTATCATCTTCTGCAACACTAACAAAGGTTGCAACAGATACTTGGTTACTTGCTGGAGATCTAAAAGCTTAATTAATATAAAGAAATAGGAGATATATAAATGTCAAAACATATAGGTAGAAAGTCATCTGCTCAAGATAACTTTGTGGGACCAAATCCAGTAACTGGAGTAACCGCAACAGATTATTTAAACGGAGTAAACAACGCTAGAGCGTTTAATGACGGAGCAATTACAGTTTCATGGTCCGCTCCAGTAGCAGGAAATACACCTACTGGATATAAAGTTTATGAAGCTGGAGTTCTACGGGCAACTGTTGCTTATGGTACAAATACAGCATTAATAACTGGCTTAGGCTCAAATACTTCACATACATATGCAGTTTCGTCTTATGACTCCTATTTAGACAATTCTTCAAATGCAGTTGCTGCACCAGCAGCAACAGCAACTACTGTTCCACAAGCACCAAATACCCCAACAGCAACAGCTGGTGTAGATTTGGATACAATTGCATGGACACTTAATGCAAATGGTGGAAAAACAGTAATTGATATATATATTGAATCAAACGAAGCGACTCCAAAAAATAAAACAGTTACAACCGCATCAAATGGAAGCACAACTATTGCAAATGAAGCAAATACTGCACAAGCTTACAGAGTACGAGCAAGAAATGCAAATGGCTCTAGTTCATTTTCAGCATTTTCTAACTCAGTTACGACGCTACCGCCTTCATTCTTTAGCCCACCGTTCTTCCCACCTGGCTTCTTCAGCCCACCGTTCTTCCCACCTGGCTTCTTCAGCCCACCGTTCTTCCCACCTGGCTTCTTTAGCCCACCGTTCTTCCCACCTGGCTTCTTCAGTCCACCGTTCTTCCCGCCAGTGTTCTTCAGCCCACCGTTCTTTCCACCTGGCTTCTTTAGCCCACCGTTCTTCCCACCTGGCTTCTTCAGCCCACCGTTCTTCCCACCTGGCTTCTTTTCTCCACCAGCATTTGGTGGCGGCCAATTTTCTTTGAGGGCGTACTAATATGACTAAACATTATGCGATCTTATCATTAAATAAAGTTATAGATAAAATTGATGTTGAAAATGTAGATGAAGATCTAAATAGAATAGATAGATTTTCAGAACTGTTTGCATCTGAGTTTTTCTGTAAAGATGTAACCGAAAGCAAAAAAGTTAAATTAGATTCAGTATGGGATGGAAATTCTTTCTCAGAGTTTGATGTCGAAAGAAATGAAGTTTCTCCATACTCCGTAGCTCTTATTTCAAACAACACTGTAAAAGCAGTTATTAGAGTATATACTTTAAAAAGACATAATCTATACAAAGAAGCAGAAGTTAATGGAATTTCTGCAGTTGAAGTACCAGAGTCAGACATTGAGCAGGTAAAAACTGGAATGTCATGGGACGGTACATCTTTTACAGAATAGGAAGTTAGTTCTTTGAGTAAAGATATTTTAAAAAATGAGATATCTCCTGGTCTATGGGTTTATAAAAATCAAATAGATAAAAATATCATCAATGACGTAGAAGATCTACTGTCTAAATATGATGATGATTTTGAGTGGCGAGAAGCAACAGTAGGATATGATGTAAAAGTACCTTCATATAGAGACTGTGTAGATTTTAAAATTCAAAAGCAGGAAATGCCCAACATGCCAGAAAGCAGAAAAGATTTAAATAAAATATGGCAAAAAGCATACGATATGCAGATAGATGCAGTTAAAGATTACTGCAAACTTTATAACATTGATATGCAATTCTGGGAAGCAATGAACTTTATTAAATATGGAGAAGGCCAGCATTTCCAAGAGCATTCAGATCATGGATTTTCTTACATAGCAACAGTTTCATTGGTTTCATATCCAAACGATGACTATGAAGGAGGGGAATTATATTTCCCTAAACTTAATTTAACCATAACTCCAGAGGCAGGAGATATAGTTATTTTTCCTTCAACTTATTTGTTTTCACACAGAGCAATGCCAGTCAAATCAGGAGTTAAGTATTCAATAGTTACAATGCTTGATTACAACGATAACACTCACAATCAGGAGTTTGATCTTCTTAGAATGAAAAGGACTAATTCTGCCGCTGCAAGAGAAAGTGCAATGAGTGGAAATAATAAAAGCTTATAAAACCAAAGAAGGCTTTGCAGAAATAAAGACTCTTCCAGTTAAAAGAGACTGGATGGATAGCACTTGGCAAAAGCATGCCTATCATTGCTTTCCAGTAACTTTAACAAATACATTAGGGTGGTATTTAAGTTTTCCAGAAGATATAACTTTTATTTGGGACGGTATTTCAAATTTTGATCCATCCCATGTCAAGATTTTAAAAGGTGACAAATACGCTTATGCTGGAAGAGCAAACGGAACAATAAGTTTTAATACAGGTATTAAATTTAAAACCGAAAAAAATGTAACATTGCTGACCATGCCCGCTCCTAATTTTTTTATTGATGGTGCATCTCCTTTTACAACATTAATAAGCACATCATTCTTTAGAGCAGATCTTCCAGTAGCTTGGATGATCACATCTCCAAATAAAGAAATTACAATTCCAGCTGGTCACCCAATATGCTCAATAATACCAATCAGTCTTGGAGATTTAAATAATTCAGAAATACAAATAGGACCAGAACCAAAAGAACAAGAAGTTTCACAAAAAGAACTATATGAATATTCTATGGCAGTTCATGAAATAAACAAAAAGTTTAGCTGGTCCGATTTTTACAGAAATGGTGTTGACCATAAGGGAAAAGCCTTGGGTGATCATGAAATAAAAGCTTTAAAGCTAAAGGTTATAGAGTATAGCCCTAGTGATATTTGATATAGAATATGGTATATTGTACTTATGGAAATAGTTAATCAAGGAATTATGGGGGGCGGAAGAGCTCCTATATCAATTACACCATCAGGTTTTTTTGGGGACTCAATAGATAATATTGTTGAGCTAGAAAACTTTATAACAGAAGAAGAACAGAAGAGGCTTATTAACTTTGCTCTAACTAATAAAGTTTGGGATAAAACAGAGACCCATATTGATGAAGACGGTTTAGTGCTTTACGATGCAAATATTTGGGAAGATAGAGTTTGTACTGCAGCCTCACTAAAAAAATCTGATCCAGCAATAATTGATTTGCTATGGGACATGATTGATAGGCTAAAAATAGAAGTAGATAAATTTTTTAATGTTAACGTTCAAGCAACTGGCCCAGCAATTGTTAGATGGCCAGTCGGAGCAAGACAAGAGCCTCATGCAGATAAAGAGTTTCACACAGGAGAAGAAGAAGGAAGACCAAATGATTTTCCTTACTATGACATAGCTGGACTATTCTACTTTGACGATGATTACGAAGGTGGAGAGCTGTATTTTCCAAGACACGGTATTGAATTTAAGCCAAAGCCTAGGGCAGCTTATTTTTTCCCAGGAGATAAGTATTATGCTCATGGAGTTAGACCAGTAAAGTCTGGAAACAGATTTACCGCTCCATTTTTTTGGACCATTGTAGAGCACACTGGAGAAAAACAACCTCCGAAAGATTATTCAGACCAGTTTAAATCGCCGTCATGGCAAAAGCTTTATGGAGACAGGGGTTAACAGATGCATAGTTTAAATATAGTTGATGATATAAATTCTTTAGATTGGACAGAGCTGCTTCCAGGTGTAATCCTTTACAGAGGAATGCTAAAAGATCCAGACCTTGCATATAAGATAATGATGCGCTCAGAGTCTTCTGAACAAAGTAATTTTTTCCAGAACTGGACTCCATGGGCTCAATATGGAACATACACCCAGGCAAAAGATCAGCAAATGATTGAGTCAGCAGAAAAAAATGAAATTTTTGAAGAAGAAAAAGCTTTATACGAAGAGATTGCGACATCTTACGATAAAGCAATATCACACTATTTTAAGCACACTGGAATTGAAATTCCAGAAGGTGCAAGATATAGTGGTCAGTCATGGTGTAAGTACTTCAATCTAATTGATACATTAAAAAATAAAATGACCATGCAATATCACACTGATTTTATTATTTCTCAGAAGGATATGCCTGGAGAAAAGTTTCACACAACATGTACTTTTTATATTAATGACAATTACAATGGCGGAGATATAGAGTTCTTTGTTGAAGGTAAATTTGTAAATCATAAACCGTCTGCTGGAGACCTTCTAGTATTTCCATCAGGAGAGCCTTTCTATCATGGAGTAAAAACAATACCAGATGGAAATAAGTTCTTCATTAGAAACTTTGTAATGTTTGATTATGATGGCTCAAAAGAGTGGTTAGCAAATCAAAAAAGATACGGCGCATATAGGTGGGGTAAACAAGAAATTGAAAGAATCGCAAATGAAGACCCAAGAAATATGATCTATATAAGAGATAATGAAGTTATATCTTATGAAGAAATAATGGGCGTTGACACTGGCGGAGGAATATACAATTGAAACTAATTAAAGTTAGAGATAATGAGCACCCAGTATATTTGTATGAAGATTTTTTAACTAAAGAAGAATGCGCTGGTATTATTAAAATGTTTAACAATCTTATAAAAAGCGGAGACTTTGAATGGCATCCAATTTCTTTTTATGAGTCTTATGCGTATAACATGCCAAACCAACTAACAGATGATAAGAATAAGCTATCTCGATGGTATGCAGATGCTGGATTGCCAGACAACTTCCTAGATGACCTAGAAAAAAAGTTTAAAGATGCAGCTCGTGAAATAATCGGAGGAGAAGCTTATAAAATAAGTTTTCATAGTCAAAAATGGATTCCTGGAGCATATGCAGCTTTTCACTCAGACAACAGTTATGATGGTGAGCCAAGTGCATTTGAAAGAAGTAGATACGCAGGTTTTCTTTATTTAAACGATGAGTTTGATGGCGGGGAACTTAATTTTAAAAACTTTGATTTAAGCGTAAAGCCTAAAACAGGAATGTTTGCTATTTTTGACGGCGGTCATGAAAACACTCATGAGGTAACACCTGTATTTAAAAGCGACAGATATACTGTAGGATCATTTTGGGATGATCGGCCAGAAGAAGATTATCCTCAAGAAACAAGAGACAGGTGGGCTTCAGAAATTGATGATACAAGAAAGAAACAAAAAGTAGAGCAAGAAGAGTGGAAAGAGATAAGAGATAGCGGAAAAAGAAGAACGCCAGATGGCAGAGAGTATGATGCAGTTTTAGCAGAAAGCGGAGAAATCCATGGAAATTAGAGAAGTTCAGCCAAGGCAAATGTACACTATGTTTGACATTGTGTTTCACGATAGAGGAATAGTTTATTTTGAAAATGTAATTAGTTATCCAGAGACCCTGTTAAAAGTTATGGAAGACCTAGATTCTAACCCAAAATCACATAGCGGAATACCTGAATGGAGCAAGTGGGGGGCAAGCAACGATGATAATCATGGGTATGGAATTCAAAAGTTTATTGATACCTCTAAAAAGCTTATGAACACCGATGATGAGTTTTTAAACAAACAAGTTTTGTATGTTGTTAATAGCTTAATCATGGCCCCAGAAATGTGTGCAAAAAGATATGCTGAAATAATGCGTAGAGATGCATCTAGAATCCAAAAAGTAGATAGCACACCAGAGCAGGTTAAGATGGGCCTAGATTATATTAAGGTTGCTAAATATGACACTGGTAAAGGTATGGGTCCGCATTGTGATGCTGAAGATCCGTCTGGTACTGGACAAAATCTAAAGTACTCCCTAGTTTGCTATTTGAATGATGATTACGAAGGTGGAGAAATTTACTTTAAAAATCAAGATATAAAGATTAAGCCAAAGGCAGGTAGCCTTGTTCTATTCCCTTCAGTTCATCCATATTTACATGAATCTCTTCCAGTTACAAAAGGAAATAAGATCATGTTTACTACTCATTGGATGGTTTAGTCGATATCCAATAGGATTGGTATCTGATATAATTTAAATATGTCATATTACCTTTTAGCAATTAAAGACTCTCCTCTAGGCTTATGGAAGCTAGATGAGACATCTGGATCTGTAGCTTATGACACTTCTGGTTGCGGAAATAATGGTTCTTATGTTGGTCAGATATCTAGGTCTAGTTTGCCAATTGTATCTGGAGGATCACATTCTAATAAAATAGACAGCGTTAACTACTTACAGTTTACATTATCAAAAGATTTTTCTGGAACAAATGGCACTGGTGGGTTTGCAACAACAGACACTTACGATAATGACTTCACATTAGAAGTTTGGTTTCATCCAAAAACCTTAACATCCTTAACACCCATACTTGCTGACTCAAATGGCATAGGTCTGTATTGGGATAAAGGAAATGTCGTATTTAAATTAGAAGATCAAAGAATTGATTATTCAGTTCCAAACCCAGATAGAGTAATTCATGCTGTTGGAGTTTACTCAGTTAATTCAATCATGTTGTATGTAGACGGCATTTTGGTTGCATCTAAATCAGTAGATTTTAAGTTTACAAATAGTAGTGTCACTCTTTTTTCTGGACCATCTTCTGGCTCAGAATATTTTATAATTGATTGCCCAGCCGTATATAGGTACTCGTTATCACAAAGAGCAATATCTTCACACTATAATAACTTGTTTTTAAATAATGATGAGCAGGTATCTGTTCCAGATCTGGGAGAGCTTTTTAGAGCTGCAGAAAAATATCAAGACATAGAAACAAAATATGTTTATCCAATTCAAGAATCTTGGGAGACTTTGATTTATGATAATGAGGCTTTGTCATACAACCCAAGCAACAATAGTATACGTTTAAATTCAGGGTTTTCTAATGGAGAGTTTGTAGAGGATGTAGTTTTAAATATTACAAAACAATACGTATCTTCAAAAATAGAATGGGTCTCATCTAAAGGAGTCTCCGTGTATGTTTCAGAAACATCAGCGCTTGGGCCATGGAGAATATGTTCAAATGGGTCTTCTATACCAGAATTTACACAGGGTTCTAGTTTTTCTTCACAAAAAATACTTTACTTTAGAATAGTTTTTGACTCATCAAATCCAGATATTTATCTTCCAGAACTATACTCTTTAAAGATTTACTTTCATTCTGAAAAGAAAATGTTTGCACATAATGGAGGAAGTACGCTTTCAATATCTCAACCCACTACTGGATCAACTTGGGATTTTGATGTTTCTAACAACAGCTACCCAGCTAGAAGTCGAAACTACCATAACGGAATAAGACCAAAATCTTCAGCATTTTTTATAGACTCAGTAAATGATGTTCGTAATATTGAAATGATATTTACCCCAAAAACGCTTTCTAGCGGAAACCTAATATTTAATAAGACTGGCGCAATAGAGACATCTCTTTCCTGGGCGGCAGGCGGAGAAATATCAAAATCTAACATTAGCAACATATATATAAATGGTCAGGATGTATCCTCAGCAACCAATATCTCATCATACTTATATATAGATGAGCCAAATTATATATTGATAAAAACTTCTAGCATAATATCTGGGCCTATTTGGTTTAATGGCAAGCAGATATTGGGAGTAAGGTCTAATGTCCTAGATGACAATATGTATCAAAATATTGCCCTATATTCAAATCCAGATATTAGCCACCAAAATCATTATAACCTGTATACAGGTAAATCTGCATCTATTGGGCAAGGTTCGTCAATGGAAGTGACAGAAGAGTCGGTATCTACCTACTCTAGAGACAGAGTTGTGTTTCAGATTATATAATTTTGTCATATTGAGTGACAAAAAGCTGGACTTAAGCATGCAAAGATGGTAAAATAATTAACTATGGATATAAAAAGAATTAATGCCCAAATGAAGTCTGGTGAAACTAGGCTTGGAGTCTATGTCTGGGAAATGCCTGACGGAAGATGGGTTGGTGACGAAGACAATAACTTTTTATCTATATCATCCATGATTGGAAACAAAGAAAGAATTGCTTTGCTTGCAGCAGCCGTAGCACACTATGGAATTGATGTTGGTCAGCCTAAGTTTATTGAGGGAAGCCGACAAATTGATGAGGAAGAGTTTGAGTATCAAAAACAAAGATTAAGATGGGGTCTAACTCCAGATCCACTAGACATCGGTGTTCACAAAGAAGAAATGGCTAGACTAAATGGTGGTAAAAAATGATTGAGTATGACGAAGACACAGTTCAGGATAATGTAGAGATATCCAATGTTGCAGATTGGATGAGATTTAACAATCCCACAACACAAAAATCTGATGACTTGTTTGAAATAGACGCTGAAGAGATATTAAAGCTTTCAGGACTCGGTGCTTCATTTAGAAGAAAAGTATCTAGAGATCTACAAAAAGCGTTTACTGGTAAAGATGGATCTGTAAGCCAGCAACTTCAACACCAACAGGCAGTTAGTGGCTATGCCACATTTGATCTAATTCAACCAGAATATAATTTAGATTATCTTTCAACAATTTATGAGATTTCGCCTTACAACTATGCAGCAATAAATGCAAAGGTTGCTAACATTGTAGGTCTAGGATTTGACTTTATTGAATCTAAAAAAACTACAGACACACTTGAAGATATAGAAGATGAAAAACAGCTAGAAAGAGCACGTAAGAAGCTAAATAGAATTAAGCAAGACTTACATCGCTGGCTAGAAGATTGCAATGAAGATGAAACATTTAAAGAAACGCTTATAAAGTTTTACACCGACATAGAGGCTACTGGTAATGGCTATCTGGAGGTCGGCAGAACAACGACTGGCAAGATAGGGTACATCGGACACATCCCTTCAAAGACAATGCGTGTAAGACGCCTTAGAGACGGTTTTATACAGCTTCTTTATGGCAAGGCTGTTTTCTTCAGAAATTTTGGAGACACAGAAACAGTAAATCCAATCGCTGGTCAAGAAGACAGACCAAACGAAATTATTCATTTAAAGAAGTACACCCCAAAGAATAATTATTACGGAATCCCAGACATTATTGCTGCACAAAATGCCATGGCTGGTAATGAATTTGCTGGTAAGTATAACCTAGATTACTTTGAAAATAAAGCGGTTCCAAGATATATTATTACCGTAAAAGGCGCAAAGCTTTCTGCAGAATCAGAAAGAAAGCTACTTGAATTCTTCCAGGTAGGCTTAAGAGGAAAGAACCACAGATCTCTGTATATTCCACTTCCTCCAGATTCACCAGATTCAAAAACTGAATTTAAGATGGAGCCAATTGAGGCAGGATCTCAGGAATCTTCATTTAATATATATCGTCAATCAAATAGAGACGAAATCCTAATGGCTCACAGAGTCCCAATTAATAAAATTGGTACTCCAGCAGGTATTAATTTAGCTGCTGCTAGAGATGCGGATAAGACATTTAAAGAGCAGGTTTGTCGTCCAGCCCAAGAAAACCTAGAGAAGAAATTAAATAAGATAATCCAAGAAATGACGGATGCCCTAGAACTTAAATTTAATGAATTAAGTTTGACGGATGCTGACACCCAATCAAAGATAGATGAAAGATATCTTAGATTCCAGGTAATAACTCCAAATGAAATTAGAGTAAGAATGGGAATGGTTCCAAGAGAAGGCGGAGATGTCCCAGTAGATCTTGCAGCCCAAGCAGCTGAAATTAAAGCCCAAGCAACCCAAAGCAGAACTCGTGACCAAGAAAGATCGTCTAATTCTCCAGATAAATCTGGGGAGGGCAGAAATGCAAAAGGAGATGGAAGACAAGTCAACTAGTCCTGCTCAACTAGTTATTTGCCTTTTTATGTAACAATCTCTATAATATATAACATATGATCATAGAAAAGTCACATTGGTCTTCTAATGGAAATGCTATTAATTTATCAGTTCCATTTACGAAGGTCAATAGAGAAAAAAGAACAGTCTCAGGATTCGCAACACTAGATAACCTGGATCAGACTGGTGATGTCGTTACTCAAGAAGCTAGCATGAAAGCGTTTGAAAGCTTTAGAGGTAATCTAAGAGAAATGCATCAGCCACTTGCAGTAGGCAAGGTAGCATCATTTAGACCAGAAACTTTTTATGACCCTGCAACAAAAGAATTTTACAATGGTGTTTACGTTGATGCGTACATTTCTAAGGGCGCTCAAGATACTTGGGAAAAGGTTCTAGACGGAACACTAACAGGATTTTCTATTGGCGGAAAGATTATTGAATCAGATAACGAAGTAAACAAATCAACAGGAGCATCAGTAAGGTTTATTAAAGACTATGCGCTAGTTGAACTATCAATCGTTGATTCACCAGCAAATGAACTATGTAACATTTTATCTATTGAAAAAGTAAATGGACAAATGATTTTTAAAGGCATCGCAGCAGATGTTAAAATGGAAAATATTTTTTATTGTGCAGAAAGTGATTCTGTATTTATGTCAACAGAATCAGAATACATATCTCCAGTTACTGGTAAAAAAACAGAACTCATTGGATGGGTGGAATCAAACGACGTAAACAAAGGAAAAGAAATAGAGAAGATTCTTGATTCACGTAGATCAAGATTGCAAACATTGCCTGAAACACAAAATATAAATACGGCAATTGCAGAAGGAGGAAATGAAGTGGAAAAGCTTAATGTAACAGAAGCAACTCCAGTAGTAGAAGAAGCAGTAGTAGAAACACCTGCAGAAATTATTGAAGAAGTTGCCCCAGTAGAACAAGATTCTGCTGAAGTTGTAGCTGAAGTAACTTCTGCCGAAGTTCTGGAAAAATCAGCAGAACTAACAGTTCAGGAATCACCTGACTTTGTTAAAATGCTAGGCGACCTTAAGGGTTTCTTCTCAGAGACTTTGGAAAAGGCCTCTGAGGCAAACGCTGCTCAGGTTTCAACAATCAAGGAGACAGTCGAAGCTTTTAGCAAGAATGTCGATTTGAGAATTTCAGAATTAGCAGAAAAGCACACAGAACTCTCAACAGCAGTTGATTCAATCAAGTCTATCATGGACACAGTTGAAAAAAGAGTAGACGCAGTAGAATCAGACACTGCAATAAAGAAGTCCTCTGACCTTGGCGGGTCAGCTGGAGTAACAATCAAAAAATCAAAATGGAACGGCACTTTCCTCGGTTCCGTTAGCGAATTAACAAAATAAAGGGTAAGGTGAAAAACTAATGAGTAATGAACTATTAGCAAAAGCAGCTGAAGCAGGCACAACACTAACAGGTGGAATGACTGGCGCAGCAAACCCTACCGACGGAATTCACGTAGGTTCCGAGGGTAAGGGAGGTTTGCTCAATCCTGAGCAATCCGCAAGATTCCTCGATTACATGTTCGATGCAACAGTAATCGGTAAAGTAGCACGTACAGTTCGAATGAGAGCTGACACTACAGAGATTGATCGTATTGGCGTTGGCACAAAGCTTATGAAGCTTGCAGCTGAAGCAGAGAACACTGGCGAAAATGCAGCCGTACAGTTCTCAAAGATTTCTCTCACAACAAAGAAGCTTCGCCTAGATTGGGAGCTTTCAACTGAGTCTCTAGAAGACAACATTGAAGGTGCAGATCTAGAAGATCACATTGCAAGACTTATGGCAACACAGGCTGGTAACGACCTTGAGGACGTAGTCCTTAACGGTAACACAGCTCTAACATCAGATGCACTATACAAGTCATTTGACGGTGTTGTTAAGATTGCAAAGGCAAACGGCCATGTAGTAGCTGGAGCAGGCGCAAACGTGTCTCGTGAAATCTTCAACAAGGCTCTTAAGGCTATGCCACGTAAGTACAAGCAACGTCGTCCAGACCTACGCTTCCTTGCAGGCTCAAACCTAATTCAAGACTACTTGTACTCAACTTCACAGTTGGGTCAATACGGTTCTGCTAACCCACAAGATATTGCTTCAAGCATTATCCGTGGAAATGAAGGCGGACTTGGTGGACCTGCAGGATATGTGGCACCATTCGCATTCGGTATTCCGATTGTTGAAGTTCCACTTCTTTCAGAGACACAAACTGGTACATATGCAACACCAACAGGCTCACATGGAGATGTCCACTTGACATTCCCAAATAACGTAGTTATTGGTATCAAGCGTGATGTAACTGTTTACCGATTCTTCTGGCCAAAGAAGGACTCAATCGAATATACAATGTATACTCGCGTTGGTACCCAAATTGAGCAGGCAGACGCATGGGTAGTCGTAAAAGACGTTAAGGTTGCTTCTTAATTTAAGAAATAACTTGCTGGAAAGGCCCCCAATTAATTTTGGGGGCTTTTCATTTTAATTTTCTAGTGCTATAATTTATATACATACCAAAGGAGTATATATGTCATTTGACACACTTAAGGTCAAGGATCTAAAGACATTAGCAGCAAACTTTGCAGTTGATGTCGATGGACTAAAAAATAAAGCAGATGTAATTGCGGCACTTGCAGAAGAGGGAGTTACTTGGTCAGTTTACCAAGGAACACTCAAGAATATTGAAAGCGCAAAAGAAGATGCAGACGAGATTCTTCCTAGACTGGATCCAAATCAAAAAATTGATGAAGATATGATTCTAGTAAAGATGGACAGACCAAATGCTAGATATGATGCCCTAGGCTTTACATTTACAAGAGATCATCCATTTGTAGCAATGAAGCCCGATGTGGCTCAAGAAATTTTTGATAAGGAGGAAGGGTTTAGATTAGCTACCCCTAGAGAAGTACAGGAGTACTACAACTAAGCCTAACAAATGGCAGAGATATATGTAAACACAAGCACACCTGCAACAACAAAGATTTATGTAAAGGGTGAGGCTGTAACACCTAGCTCTCCAGTAACTGTCAAAGTTTATGACATAACTGGAGACCCAGTCATATCTCCACCAATTAATCCAACATCAATACTTGCAACCATTACAGCTGAGCAAAGCGAGGTTGATATAGGATCCTATAGCGTTTATCTACCACTATCGTACACAGCAAGAACAAGAAAGTTTAAGCTGGTATGGGAATGGCAGTATGAAGGCTCTTCCTATTCTAATACAACGATGCTTGATATTGTAACCCCGTATGTAGATATACAGGAGGCTGCACAAGAAATGGGATTGGGTTCAGATTCTAATGATCCAAATCACAAGACATATCAAGAACTTAAGCTTGCTGAAAGATATGCAAGAAATATAATTGATGGATATACTGGTCAAAAGTTTTTCCTACACGATGATTATTTTTCTTCAGTAGGAAATGATTCTGACACTATGCCTCTTACCAAAAAAGTAAATAGACTGCACACCCTTCACGCAAATGATCAGCTTCTTATTGATAATTTAAATGAAGTTAATAACCTTGGCTTGACCGTAGATATTACTACAAGCGGTTTTGGGCTAAAGGTAAATATAGCATCTATTTTAGATAATGATGTTTATATAGCTAACGGAATGATCCCTCCATCAATTCACGACTCTTCTCCAGATATATTTAGAAGGTCTAAGAATTATAAAGTCTACGCTAGATTTGGTTGGGAATATGTTCCAAACGAGGTTCGTGACGCAGCTGTAGAAATAATGAAGATGTACTTTGCAAAAGATCGTGTCTGGAAAGACAGATATGTTAAAAAGGTCTCCACGACAGACTGGGACTTTGAATATTCTTCAGAAGCATTTAGTGGAACTGGCTCTTCATACGCAGACAAACTACTTGCAGACTATGTAATAACACAAATGGTTCTGGTGTAATGTTTGACTTAGTAGACGGCCTCATGACCATGAAGATGGACGTATATCGACAAACTGAGCAGCAGGATAAAGATACTGGCGCAATGATAAGGGAGTTTTCTTTTATAAAAACAATTGATTGCTATGCTAGAGGAGTAATTACTGAAAGCAGAAACAGGTCTAATGATAGCCAGAAGTTTTCAAATAAATATTCAAATAACCAATACATCGAGGCTAGAACATCCGACAGGCTAACTGCAAGAGATAAGGTTAAGAATATCCGAGATGTAAATGGAAAGCCTATCTGGTACGAGCTAAACTATCCAAGCGATACAGATACAGTTTTTGATGTTGTAGGAACTACACCAATATCAGACCCATTTGGAAATGTTGTAGGATATAACTCTTCATTACAAAGAGCGGAGAATCAGCAAATTGGCATCTGAAGTTTTAGCAATTAAAGCAGCAAGCGGATTAGTTAACCTTATGGCTAATAAGCCAGTAAGTGGTGCAATAAAAGATAGCACAGTTGCACAGATATCTGCTGCATTGTTTTATAAAACAAATGTCATGGCCAAGCTTGCAGAGAATCCTCAATTTCAATCTGCATTTAGAAATGTAATCTTTGATCAACTTCAGGTTGATTTTGGAGACTATGTGGACGCTAAGGCAAGAACAGCCCCTAAATCTTTTCACCATGTTTATGAATGGGGTAGAATAGGCGATGATCAGGCCAGACTATTCAAGTTGAAGCAGCTACCAGCCGATGGCCTTTCGCTAAAAGTTAATTATGAATTAACAGACTCTAAATCATTTGTGCCTTCTGAAAACTCTAACAATAAGCATGTGTTTGTTAAGAAAGCTTCAGTTATGGAAGAGGGAAAAACCGTAGTTATTTCTCCAAGATTTTCTGAAAGGCTTGTATTTGATGTTGATGGATACACAATATTTATGCCAAAGGGAGAATCTGTTACTGTGAAAAAACCAGGAGGAGCGGCAACTAAAAATGCATTCTTTGCACAATATAGATACTTCTTTACTGGACAGCTTGTTAACATGTCTATAAAAAAATCGGGATTCCAAAGACTATTTAATTCATCATTGTCTAGAGCATTAGGTGTACCAGCACAAGTTAAATCAGTTAAGTATAGCTTCTCTCCAAATCAATTGGCAAATGAAGCAGAAATTGCAACATCAGCAGCATTTGCGAGGTTAGTAAATGGCTAATTATAAACTAGATGCGATGTTTGAAATAAGAAAGTTTTTGTGGAATAGACTCACATGGCTTGGCATATTTGATGAAGAAAACTATTATTCAGATAATCTAAATGAGACTCTTGTGCCAATTGTCCCAGTCCAGCAACAGCCAGAGATGAATCAGTTCCTTAGCGGAAAGAAGCATATAGTCTATGACAAGGTTGGAATGTCATATGAGAACAACTGGATGATATGCTGCGAACAAATACTTCTTACCCTATATTCACCAGACCTTCTTGATATTGTTGAGATAAGAAACTTCCTTACTGATGAATTTAGAAGAATGGATGAGTCTGCCAAGGATGTAAATAAATGGGCGGGGCTATCAGATAAATTCAAGTTCCATAGCATCCATATAGCAGACATATCATCTACAGCCCCATCAGAAGAGATACAAGGCTTCTATGCAGCAGATGTAATATTAGAGGTAAAATACTCAAGAATAACTAATGGCCAAGGAAGATTTGCTTAATTTGCCTTTTATACCTTAGTAGAGTAAAATTAGAACAGAGGAAAGGGCCTAGCCAGCCACATATATATATATTAATTTCATGAAATGAAGGAGAAATAACAATGGCACAAAACATTGGAAATGCAAAAAACATTCTTGTTGGTGCATCACCGCTATTCTTGTCTGTAGACGATTCTACAGTTTCAGGATACGATGACAGCATGGAGGCAGGACAAGCAAACGCAGGAACAGCAGCAGTTGGTGCAGTAAAGCCATCCACTCTAGTACCAGCATTTGCATCAGGAGTTTCTTACACAGATACTCTAAACGGAGCAACACCAAATAAAGCAGGTGGCGTTACAGCAGCAGCCTACCGCAACGTAGGTTTTACAAACAACGGTCTTCAGATCAGCTACCAGCCAACATTCGATTCAGTAACTGTTGATCAGTTGCTCGATACAGCTAAGCTATTTAAGTCTGCGATGATGGTTCAAATTTCAACAGAAATGGCAGAAGGCACACTAGAAAATATCCTAGCGGTATTTGGCCAGAAGCAAAACACATTGACAGAGAAAAAGGGTGGAACACCAGAAGCAGTTCTAACAGGACTAGCAGCAGAAGACCACCTTGGACTAGAAGCAGGTGCACTTGGTGCAGCTCCAACAGAGCGTCAGCTAATTGCAGTTGGTCAGGCTCCAACATCAGAAGCAACAGCAACAGAGCGTGTATACTATGCACGTCGTGTTCTATCTGTTGAGCAGTCACAGTTCTCTTTGGCTCGCACAGCAGCAACAACATTCCCAGTAACATTCCGTTTGCTACCATCAGGTAACTCAGACCACATTGGTTCAGAGTACGGTAAGATTATTGACCGAGTTCTAGCAGTTTAATTATATTAATAATTAATATCAAAGCCCCCAAGAAATTGGGGGCTTTGCTGTTGTACCCGTATAATGGTTATGCTATAATAATTTAGACGATCCTTAAGGAGGATAAATTGGCAAGTACAGTATATGATGTAGAAGAGATTGAACTACAAAGCGGAGCTAAAGTAAAGCTCAAGCCATTATCAATCAAGCAGCTACGAAAGTTTATGGAAGTAATTAAGAAAGTACAAGACGCAGAAGACGAGACTGCAACACTTGGCATTTTGGTTGAAGCATGTGGAGTAGCATTAGAAACTCAACTGCCAGATCTAGTTGCCGATCTTGACAAGCTCGAAGATGCATTGGATGTTCCAACAATTAACAGAATCCTTGAAGTTTGCGGAGGAATTAAGATGGACGACCCAAACCTAATAGCGGCAGCGGTACTGGCTGGTCAGAACTAGATTTAGCCGCTTTAGAGGGCCAAGTTTTTCTTTTAGGACATTGGAAGAATTACGAGGAGTTAGAAGAGAATTTATCAATGCCAGAATTGATTCAGACAATAACTGCAATCAATCAAAAAGAACATAACCAGAGAAAGTTTGCAGCATCACTAAAAGGAATCCAATTAGATGATGATGCAGAAGAAGAAAAAGAAAAAGGTTCTACCTTTGAGGATATCCAAAGAAGAGCCCTTGGAATTAAAGCATCAGCAGATGATGTTGTTGGTTTACAAGGACCCTTCGCAGCACAAGCTGGATTTGGAATTGGCGCAGGGTTAGGATACTCTAGGAGTAATTAGTGGCTGACGAACAAATTGTAACCAGTATAGTCGCCAAAGCCGACTTATCTAGCCTTGTGTCTGAAGTACACAGGGCTAGTTCTAGTCTCCAACAATTACAAAGAGAGTTGCTTGCATCTAACAAGGCAATCTCTGCTTCAACAAAATTAGCAAACAACTTATTTAGAGATACTTTAACTAGTAGCGGACAGTTCTCTAGTCACTTCGTAAACCTTAATTCAGATGTAGATAAGTTTGGTAAAAACTTAGATGCTGGTAGATTAAAGCTAAAAAACTATTTCCAGACATTTAGAGAACACGCTACAACGCAAAAGGGAATGATCAGAGAGCTTGCCAAAGAACAGGTAATGCTTCAGAATTCAGTGCTGCAGCCATTAGGCAGAAATGCTCAAGGCTTAATGCAGTACAACGTTATGATCCCAAGAGGATTAGATGCTGTAAAGAATAGTGCACAGCTGGCTCGTATGGAGCTGCAGATAATGAATCGTGCACTATCTGAAGGAGCTGGATCTTTAATTAACTGGGGTAAAAATACTCAGTGGGCAGGTCGTCAGCTTACAGTTGGACTTACAGTTCCTCTAACGATGTTTGGTTCTGCCGCAGGAAAAGCATTTAGAGAAGCAGATCAAGAGCTAGTAAGACTTACAAAGGTTTATGGTGGATTAGCTGCAACATCTGCAGCAGATTTAAAAGCAATTAGAGAAGAAGTAGTACAAACAGCAAAAACTTTATCTCAAACAATGGGTGCATCTTTTAAAGACACTATTGCTTTAGGTGCTGATATTGCAGCAACTGGAAAAATGGGCAACGATCTATTAGGCTCAATAGAAGAGACAACAAGACTGTCCATCCTGGGTGAAGTAGATAGACAAGATGCGATGAAGGCTACACTTTCGATTCAAACCGCATTTAAGCAGAACACAGAACAACTTACAGAATCAATTAACTTTCTTAACGCAGTTGAAAACCAGACGTCTACAACTCTTAACGATTTAGTAGAAGCTATTCCAAAAGCTGGTCCAGTTATACAGCAACTAGGCGGAAGCATTGAAGATTTAGCTTTATACATGACAGCAATGAGAGAAGGCGGTATCAATGCATCTGAAGGAGCAAACGCATTAAAGTCAGGACTTGCTTCATTAATTAACCCAACAAAGCAAACAGTTGGAATGATGTCAGATTTTGGCATAGATGTAATGGGAATGGTTGCAAAAAATACTGGAAACACAACTGGTCTATTAATAGATTTGCAGGGAGCGCTAGATAAGCTAGATCCACTAAGCAAGGCAAGAGCACTAGAGCAAATGTTTGGTAAGTTCCAGTTTGCAAGAATGAGCGCATTGCTTAACAACCTTGGAAAAGAAGGAAGCCAGACCCTTCAAGTTATGGATCTTATGAAAGCAAGTACTTCAGATTTGGCGGGAATAGCAGAGCGAGAATTAGGAATGATTACAGAGTCTGCATCTGGTAAATATAGAAAAGCAATTGAGACTCTCAAAGCCACTCTGGCGGAAGTTGGAGAAGAGTTTTTAGGTGTTGCTACTAAAATTATAAATGCTGCATCAAAAATATTAGACTTTTTTACTAACCTTCCTAGCCCAATTAAAAAAGCTCTTACATTTATGGCAGGATTTACAGCATTAGTAGGTCCACTTATTATGTTAACTGGTGTGCTTGCAAACTTCTTCGGATATATAACAAAAGGAATAGTCCAACTTAGATCTTTCTTTATGAGAGCAAATGGTTGGAAAATGCTTACGCCAGAAATTATTGCTGCTCAAAAAGCAGCAGAGATGGTTGAAAACGCATTCTATTCAGATGCAGCAGCAGCTCAAGTTCTACACAATGCCTTACAGAAGCTTGTTTTAGATTATCAAAATCTTCAGGCTGCATCAATGAAGAATGCAGTCCCAGTAAATCCAGGAGTTACCACGGTTGCTGGAAATACAATTGTTGCAGCGGGAAGAAGAGTTGTAGATCCTAACGATCCATATGTTGGCGATCCTAATACTAGAGCGATGTCTCACATTAGACCGAGAGATCCCAATGCTCCAGCAACTTTATTTGGCGGAGTCCCAGGAGCTATACCAGTAAATAGAGGAATATCAAGAACTCCTCAAATTTATATGAACGATAGGCTTCCAAACATTGAAGGATTAACAAGTGTAAAAGGAATATCTACAGGAATTGTTGCCCCAGAAGCAGCTAAATTCCATGCGCTTATGGCAACTCTTGGTATGCAAACAGAGCAGGAAGTTGCAATGCTAAAGAAAACAATTGCAATGGGTGGAACTGTAAGTAGAGAGCTACTTGATACATTTGATGACATTCTACCTATAACACAAAGATTTGCAAATAGCGCAGCAGAACAATCGGCCCTAATAGTTCAACAAATGAGAAATGCAGAAATAACTGTTGATCAAGCAAAGGCAAGGATACTGGCACTCAATGCACAAATAGAAGCAGATATGGGCGCAGCTGTAAGCATGTATGCAGCTGGTAAAGGAAGATCAATAGATTTAACAAAAGCTCCTATGATGAATCAGCCAGTTGTTGATGCTAACGGACAATTTACATTAAGAGATTTATACAAAAAAGAATCTAACAGAACAGTAATGGAAGAGTTTGGAAGAGTGCGTGGAGTTAGAACATTTGGCGCACCGTATAGCATTCAAACAACAAGACTGCCTAAGTTTAATGAAGGTGGAGGAGTCGAAGATTTTGGTCCAGGGAAGACCATGGTTTCTGGACCGTCTTCAATTAATTATGACGACAGGCTGGGTAGCGTTCCAATCGGAGGCTATGTACTAAATCAATCTGCTTCAATGGACCCAGCAAATGCTCCACTTGTTGAAATGGCTGCAGCTACATATGAAGACGGCGGAAAAATAACAGCAGCACTTACCCCACGGGAAGTAGTCTTTGGCCCTAGGATTCAAAGAATGCCTGAGCTGTATGCAGCAGTAGATGCAGCAAATAACGGATATAGTTTTGGCGGGCAGATCATGAGAGGCACATATGGATATGGAAGAGAAAGCGTATTATCAATATGGGCAAGATTAGTTAACTCTAAGGATTATCCAAAAGTTATTAAAGCAGCAACAATTGCCTCTGATGCTGCAATATTGTCAGCTCTTACTGGAATGGATATTAAAGACGCTACAAAACGCACAACTTCAGATTATGATTCAGCAACAAAGCATGCTAAAAAAGCTGCTAATGCAAATGGAACAACAAAACTGGAAGAGTTTGTAAAAGCAAGAACAGCTCAGTTGATTAAATTAAGCAAAGAGCATCCAGATGCAAACTTGATTTTAGATGCCTATTCAAATAAAAATAAATATGATCAGTCTGCAAAAGCATCTGGACACAAAAAAATTGATACAACGAACTACACAAGAACAATGCTGTCCGTAGTTGATGATCTAGTTGCTCAAGGAATTATAAGCCCAGGACAAGCCAAAAAGGTTCTTGGAATTTTAGGTGATGTTTCAGCTTCACCCGATCCTATTCATAAATCTCATTTTATGACTGCAAAAGAATCTGCTTCAATCTTTAAGCCAGGAGAGCTAGAAAAGCTACTTGTAGCAGATGGAATGTCAAAAGCCGAAGCAGCAAAGTATGCTGGTATTACTGGAGTTAGATCAAACAACTATGTTGGTCAATCTGCAGGATTAATGGGATCTTTTAATACCATGTTTGCTGGAATAGCATCAGGCAAGGGCGGCAACTTTAAAGATGAGATTTCTCCATTTCAAGATGAGGCGAAGCGGAATTTTATAGAAGGAATTAAGAAGATTAAAGCTAAGCTAGGTATAAAAGGCAAAACAACAATGCCTGAAATTATTAAACAGCTTACTACGCTGAAAATGAAATCTGGAGGTGGAATGTATGGCAGAATGATTCCAACACTCGGTGGAAGGTTAGCTTCCATGAACAGTTCTTGGATGAGACCATTAACTGGTCCAGCTGTTGGATTTTTTAACGCAGGAGGTCCAGTTGGTCCTGCTGATCTTTCAACAATAGGTAACTACGAAGATTCTTCAGGAATATTTCAGCGCAACGTTGGGATGGACCCTAAGCTGGGATTTTTAATGGGGGGAATGATTCCAGGTGGATCTATATCTAGAGGCAGATCAAATTATGGAAATATTGCTCCTGCCCTAAGATTGCTTGCACCAGATAAACAATTAAAGATTTTAGCAAAGGCAAGAGAATTAAGCTCAAGAGGATCGCTAGGTAAATTTGCTGATATGCCAGTAACTGAATATGGGCATCAAATTTCTGCAAGCACAGGAATGAGTTATCCCGTACCTGGTGTATCTGGACTGTATAAAGTCGGTAACAAAAAAGTTTTTGTTAAAGGTGTTCCTAATGAATTAACTGCAGTTCATGAGCCAATTGGCACTCAAATTGCAAGAGATCTTTTTGGAGTACATTCTCCAGTACAAACAGCTAGAACAGTTGCAAATCCATTAGATCCAACAAAAAAAACCAAGCTACTTGCTCTAGAATCAGATTACGACCCACGCTTTGCAAACACTAATGTGCCATGGGATGAAGATACAGTCCTTAGACAGCTTGCTAATTCTCTTCTTTTAAACAACAAAGATTTATCTAGAGCAAACGTGTATGGTAATTTTAATCCAGATGTTGGACAAGCTGGAGTATTACCTAAAGCATCTGGTAATACACGTCTTGCATCAGCTGATGAAATGAACTCTATGGAAAAGCAAGCAATGATTAATCTGCTTGCCGTTAAAGGTGGAGCAAGAAAAGATTTTGCACGTGACACTGCCCCAATAATTTCTCAAATGAGCCCAAAAAAATACGGCAAAAAAATGAAAAAGATATTAGAAGATGCCCGTCCAAAATTAGTAAAAATAATAAATGGTTTACCTGTAGATCTTAGACCACCTTATGAAGCAATGCTCAAAAGATTGGATGATGGTATCGAGGTTGATTGGAGTAAATATCATGCCGTACATGCTAATCCAAAATATCTTAATGCTGGAGGACCAGTCGGTGGAGGTCCAGTTAAGAGAAATAGATCTGCTTACGGAAGGCCAGGCAACCCAGCAAAAAGAGCAGCTTGGGAAGCAGAACAACGTGCACAAAGAGAAAGGGATGCAGCGGCAGCAAGATCTAGAGCAGCATCTCATCAGATAAGTGGACAGCAGGCTTTAACAAGCGGCTTAGGTAGAGAAGCAGTAAGAACAGGTACAACAAGTTTCTACAACCCTGGTCAGGTAATTGTTAACAACGCCCTTGACCCATTTAGAAACTCTGCAATGATGAAGGCTAGATACCTTGAAGCTGGATTTAATAACCTTGCAAATTCTGCAACAAAGGGTGCAGTTACATTAAGATATGGATTGATGACATCTGGAACTCATGTAAAGCAAGCTTATCAAGAGTATACAAAAAAACTTGTTAATTCAGGAAGAGCATCACTTGCTACAATGAAAATGAATGCAGCAATAGCGCAAGCCGCTGGAAGCGTTTTTGCATCTGGAGTACGTGCAGAAAATGCTGGAAGACTTGGACAAGCTTATCCTGGACAATATAGTATTAATCCCGCAACTGGACTTCCAATAAACACTGCAACTGGAAAGCAAGTTGGAATGATGAGTGGACCAGCAATTATTGGAAACTGGAAGCAAGCTGGAGATGGTGTCAACAGCAGAAAAGTTGGAACTTTAGGTTTTAGAAAAACAGAGTACATGGTTGGCGATAAAGTAATGACCGCAGCGCAGATGAAGGCTGCTGGAATGGCTGTTCCTCAAAAGCCAATGGGTATGGGCGGCGGAGCGATGGGCGCATCTATGGCTGGATCAATGGCTGGTATGGCAATGATGAGCCAAGAAAAAGTTTTGGGTATGAGTGGACAAGCTGCTGGTATGGGAGTTATGGGAGCCGCATCAATATTGCCTTTCATAGCTGGACCAGCTATAACTAAAGCTAGGGCTGGTCTTTCAGGATTAGGATCTGGCGTCAAGGCAATTACTGCAGGCACAATGAGTTTAACTAAAGCTATGCATAATGTTTTAATGGTTGCAAAAGGATTTGGCCCAGTAGGGTTAGCAATAAGCGCAGTTTTTGCAGGCTTTAAGATTTACAAGAAAGTTCAGGATGATTGGCAAGACGCAAGAATGGGTCTTTCCATGACAGCTAAAGCTGCAGAGCAAGCTGGAGTAAAGTATTTTAACTTGCAAGAAACAATGCAGGGGTACATAGATAAACAAAAGTTAGCAACAGCAGCCGCAAAGGGTTCAGCAAATAGTTCAATTGGAATGCCTGGTCTTCCTCAGTCTATAGAAGAAATGAAAAAGGCAAAAGAAGAAGGTAAGGGATTAAAGGATCTAATTGAATCTATTAATAGATCAACTAGTACGCAAGAAACACAAAGACTGGTATCTAATCAAAAAGCTCAATACATTGCAGCTGGAATGAGTATTGAAGAAGCAAATAAAAAGATATATGGTGCTTTAGCTAATAGCGATAAAGCATCTCAAGCTTATACCATGCTTGCAAATACAGAATTTGGAGCAATAATAGACAAGTCTTCAGCAGCAGAATTTTCTGTTGGAAACCTTGTAAATACTTTAAGTAAGGGCCCAGGAACTGCCGATTGGTATAAGGAAGTCGGGAATGGTTTTGAAGGCCTTATAAACGTTTTCTCTAATGCTACTAAATCTCTAATTGGCACTAAAGACGAGCTTGGAAACGTTATAGACGAGTATAAAGCATATGAAATGGTTATGTCAAAAGCAGAAGCAAATAATCCTGGAATGAATAAGGAGATTGGTTCAGACGTATATAGTAATCTTGAAAAGACCCAACCCCTTCTAGCATCAATAACAAATCAAACAGACAGCATAAAGGGAATTTTAGCAAAATGGAAGTTATTTACTTCTGGAATTAATATAGATTTAAGTAAGATTGATTCTACCTTAGCAATAAAATTAGCTGGGTTTACATCAGCAATTGGAACAGGTATTGCTGAATTAACTAAAGCTGCTGATAACGCGACAACATATGGGAAAACTGGAGCAGCCTTAGCTAAGCTACAAAAAACAATCGCTGCAACTTCAGCTGCTTCACAAAGAGCAAATGCAGCTTCTCAAAGAAGCGCACAGGAAGAATTAAAAGCAATTGCTAAAAAGATTAAGCTTATAGAAGAAGAAAAGAATAAAAAGCTAGAAGCGTTAAGAGCAACTCAAGATGCATCAAACTATGCTTTAGAGCTACAAAAGCTACAAATAGAGTATGCCGATGCGGTTTCTCGTGGAGATATGGCAGGAGCTGCATCAGCAAGAATAAGCATTGATCAGCTTACATCTAATAGACAAAGCGAGCTTGCGGCTAAAGCCATTGAAGATGCTGCAAATAAAGCCAAAGCGCCTTTAGAAAAAGATGCTGAGCGCATACAGGATAGGTCTGATAAAAAAACAATTGCTTTTCAGAATGCCACGGATAATGCCGCATTAGCTGGCGAAATAATGACAACCATTACTGGATTCCAAACAAAGTATAATGATTTAACAACTAGAGCCATTAACGCAAAGCTTCTTCCTGATAAAGAAAGAGCAGCAGAAGAGTTAAAAATTACTGAAGAGCTAGTAGCTCTTATTAAGGAAATTCAAAAGGCTGGTTCTGGAAGTACTACATCTGCAAAAACAGTAAGAGAGGCATTCGGCACGTATTTTGATAAAGACGGAAAGCCAATGTCTCCTGGAACCACAACTTCTGGATCTCCAGTTGGATTTGATAAAAATGGTAAGCCTATATTGTCTAGCACAACAACAGTCAATAAAGGTGTTACAGATGCATTCCAAAGAGATTTAGCTGCTGTAGAAAAGCTAGCAACAGCAATAACTGGAAATGTAACAATTAAGCAACTTCGTGATGACGTTGTAAAAGCACTAGGAGGCTACAAGGCACCCGCACCAAAGGGTACTGTTGAATTTGGAAAGGATACAGTTCAGCAAGGTAGAGGAAAAAATGCAATAGAGGCTGCTAAAAACGCAAGATCTTCTGGATCCTCAAAGATGGTTAGCATTAATGATGTTGTATGGTATAGATTTAGCTGGAATGGGAAAGAGTACATAAGTAATGATTCTGGAACAGAAGTTTATTCATGGGATGACCAGAAAAAAACTAAGGGTGCTAGAGTTAAGTATGCCAACGGAGGATTAGCTAAAAACTTTGCTCCAGGTGGAGGAGTTTATGGTCCAGGAACTGGAACATCAGATTCTATACCAGCAATGTTATCAAATGGTGAATATGTTATTAGGGCTCAATCGGTTCAAGCAATAGGGGTTCCTATGCTAGACAAGATAAACAAATTAGCAGGCGGAGGAATGGTAAGTTATGATGTTCCTAGGATGTCAAGCGGTGGCCGAATAAGATTTAACGAAGGAGGCCTTGCTTCATCTGGAAGCACATTGTATAATATCAATGTAGAGCTTAATGGAACTAATCTTACAGCGGATCAAGTTGCTGCATCAATTCATAAAGAAATGAGAATTAGAGAAATGGCTGCTGGAGTAAATAGAAGGGTTGGTGGATAATGAGTTTTCAAAATTTAAGTAAAGCATCAATTCTGTACATTGAAGCGCTTGACCCATTTGCAATTGATACAGCAAACAATAGTTTTTCTTACAAGGGTGCAACCTTGACTGCTCCAGGAAACACTTATTCAGCATCAGTTGCTACTAGAAATAACTTAGCATACAGCTCTGCAAACCAATTAAGATTTAGAAGAGTTTCAGAGCATAATAGACAGCCACTTTCAATTAATATTGATCGAATAGAGCAGTCTTCTCGAATGGCTAATGGAACAACTAGAAAGTATTTTGTTGCAGACAAGCTAAACATATCTGTTTCTTGGGAAATGCTACCATCATTTAGAAATGAAACCGTAGATGGTGCTTGGGGCGCAGAGGATATAAAAAACTTTTATGAAAGCACAGCTGGTCGTGGAGCGTTTAGAATTAAATTAAATCCAACAGTCTTTTCACCAGATCTAATAACTGATTCAGCGGGAGCCCTGTCTGACGACTATACATATACCGTAATGTTTACATCATGCGACTTCACTCTTATTAAAAGAGGATTGCAGCCTTTTTGGAGTGTTAATATAACGCTGGAGCAAGTATGATATCAGTATCAAATACCACTAAAGATTTACTTAAAAAGGGATATTCTATTTCAACTTCTGCGGGGGCGGTGATAGAATATAACCTTAACTCCATGGTTGAGTATATAAAAGCAACAACAAATCCAGAAAATATAGTAAACCCATATTCTAATGCTTTTAAAAAGTTGTTTCCAATAGATACAATATATAAGCCTTTTAGACCATTAGCCCCAGGAATTAAATACCTAGTTAATACAACAGGTAATACTGATACCCCTTTAAATTCTTTTGAAAGACCAAGAGATATAGACTTGGGAACAAAGCCTAGACTATATTACCCTGGCCCAGATATGACATACAAGTATTGGCTTGCTCCTAAGAATACAAACATAGACATATCTTTGGAGTATTTTTCAGATGAAGCAAAGACTGTAGCAAAGATAGTACCAGCAAATAAAATAATTGCAAGATTTGAAACAAACCACGATACCCCAACATCATGGATAATAAGCGGTGTGAAGCAAGATGGAACAACAATATCTGCATCAGGCACATCTCTTAATTCAAGTGGGGAGGCAGTAATACATTACAATGGAACTACATGGTCTACAACAGAACCTACTACATATACATCAACACAGTATTTAAAGAAAATATCTTTAACTGCAGTTAATTCAAATACTGGCAAATTAATAGGTGTTATTGAATTAAGCCCAAGATGGGTTTTGCCAATTGATTCTGATTTAGTATCCTTTTCTGTTAATAAAGAAACAACTGCAGATGATGGATCAATTGTTCCAGTTGGAATAATTACAGCAAATTACCTCAGCGTATCTTTAATGAAGCCACATTCAACTTCTAGATCAATAGTAGAATATAATGTAAAAAACAATATTGATAATACAAAAATATATTTGTTTAAAAATTCTATTGTAAAGCCATATGTAAATATTGGGAATGGATCTAGTACTGAAAAAGTTCCTCAAGGTTTATTCTATGTTAACTCTTGGTCATTGAGTGAGTTTGGAGAGTCTGTAGTTGAGTGTACAGATGCTGCAAAAATATTACAAGACACTTTATGTCCACAATTATTGGTTCAAGATTCACCAGTAACTGCAATAATAAAAAGAGTGCTTGACTCAGTTGGATTTTCTAATTACAGAATCAATGTTAAAAAAACAGATGGCAAGGTGGACGATAACTCTATTCCATCCTTATCTTATTGGTGGTCTGATGGAGATAAGACTGTGTGGGATGTTCTGCAGGAGCTGTGTAGAGATATTCAAATGAACGCATTTGTAGACGAGTATAATGTTTTAAATTTTTATAGTAGAAACTTAATATATGATAAAACAGCTCCAACCACATGGACATTTACTAGCGAAGACATAAGCAACAACGGAGTATTATCTTACGCACCAAACATTGCAAGCCTTTCATCTAGAGAGATATTTTCTGCAAACCAGGTTAGAGTTAGATACTCTACTGCATTTGTGTCCACTAACGATCAATCTTCCTCACCACTTTGGAAATCTAGCGAGTCGTTTTTAGGAGCAGGATCCCTTGCAACAGACATATCAGACAGCACTACAGTTTTTCAGCTAAATCCAAACACCATAAACTCAGCAAGGCCAGATAAAGTTCTAGATGCATTTAGCGGATACGTAATGATTAACGGTGAAATTATTGAGTACGATGGATTGTGGTACCAGTATGTTCCTTCTTCGGGCGGAGGACCTACAAGAGTTTTGATTAAAACCCAGTCAGACATATGGAAATATTCAGCGTTGTCAAAACCAGGATATAAAAACTTTTACCCAACTGGAGAATATAATATTAAAACCAGAGGTGCACTCTCAACATCTAAATCTGATCATAAAAAATCCCTAGACTCATATATAAATAAAGCTGGAGAAAACGATGCCAATAAGTTTAATAAGTATAATATTACTTTAGCAACTCCAGATATAGCAAAGCTAAAGCCTGGCGTAGGAAACCTTACAACTCCAGCAAGCACCACGGGAGAAACAGTTGCTAAAAGCTTTTTATCAATTTCAAGTTTAGATAAAGATAAAAAAACTTTTGATATTGCAGTTAAACAGTTTAATTCAATAGACATTTCAAAACCATATTTGTCATTTGGTACAAGAATGTTTTTTGATAGTCAACTTAATACTCCAGAGCAGGTAGGCGGTATTGGATTTTGTCTAGATTCAACTGGTAAAAACGGATACTATGTTCTTGTGCGTACTACAGCATTCTCTGGTCTTCAAAAAGATATTATGATAGTTAGAGTTAATAACGATAAGCTTACAGTTTTAAAAGACAGCCAGCAGACGTCTACTAAAACATTAGCTGGAATTTATGCTGGAAGCTCTTACAACATAGACGTGCTTGTTAAAAAAGAATCTTTAAAAAATACAATTACTGTTTTCATTAACGGGTTTAAGATAACAGCAACAGATTCTGGTAGTGATTCGGTTAATTTAACTATACCTCCTATGTCTCTTACAAAAAATGTAGGATTGCACTGCGGACAAGGAGTTGCGTATTTTGAGTACTTGTATGCTAAATCAATAGATGAGGCGGCGTACAAAACATTAAGCCTAAACAAGTCATTTGAGTATAATGGTGTATATTCTGATGACACAATATCAATGCTTTATGGAGATTTAATTTATAATGATGGAGAAACATCTCCAGACCAGAGTGGATCTCTTTTTGAATTTGGAACAACTGCAAGAGAAATTAGAAAAGTAAAAGTCTCTTATGACGACAGGCCAGCAGTCCCTATTCAATTTAGGACATCAATGAATAAGTATGCCACTGTGCTAGACCAAAGACTACAGCCATTTACTGCAGAAACTTATATATTGAATAATACATCTACTACGGTAGTTCTAGATGATAGCAATTATACTAGCTTTTATGTGTTAGGAAATTCTATCAGAAGATCAGGTGTAATTGATTACGATACAGATCAGTCTACTGATTCAGAAAATAAAGAGTCTGTTATATTTGATTCATCTTGGATACAGTCAGAAGAAGATGCAAAATCACTTGCAGAATGGATAAAGTCTAATTCTTTGAGTAAGGGCAGATTTGTAGAAATGACAATATTTGGAAATCCGATTATATCGGCAGGAGATATAGTGTCAATAAATTATCCGATTTTAGGCATGACAGAGAGTAGCGAAAAATACATAGTTACAAGGTGCTCTTTAAATTATCAGGAAGGGATAAGTACCTCAATTTCGTGTAGAGCTATCTAATAACGTAATGGTATAATAAATAAATGGGAATTGAATCAGGAAAAATTGCGGTCATATTTGATGATGACCCGCGTTTAGCCGCAGTATGGAAAGGTAAGTCTGGAGAGACTAAATCCGCTACACAATCGTTTCCATTTACAGCAACTACTTCTGGTGGTAATAACGACGACGGAGATGATGATCCAAAGAGCGGGAAAAGGCCTCAGCTTTCAGATATAGTTTTAAAAGGATTTGAACTGTATGAGGATGCATCTGGAATGCAAAGAGCAAGAGCAAAGTTTAGAATTTATAATTCAAGCGAAGAGCAGATAGATGGATTCCTGTATGCAATAACAATTTCAGATACCCAAGGAGGAAGATCATGATAACTAAATTTGGTAAGAGATTCCTTGCAAATTTTGTAGCAGGAAATTCTTCATTTGCTTCAAAAGAAATGGCTATCGGAATTGCAACAGGAACTGAGTATGCTTTGTCAGATAGCAACTCAAGATTAGGGTTTGAGTTTTATCGTGTTCCAATTAGGGTGGGCGGAATAGATATAGACTCCTCCGTATCACCAGTAAAGTATACAGTTATATATTCAGCTACACTTCCTACAAACATTGCAGGAAAAATAAATGAAATTGGAATCTACTCTGGTCAATCTTATTCAAGGAATTTATATGAAAGCAAATTCATATCTAATTTTGAATTGCCATATCAATGGAGTCCAGAACCATCATTAGATCAAACAAATTATAGAGTTGGAGACAGCTCATTAATATTTACATCAAATGCGACGGCTCCAAGAGAGTACACACACGTACTTGATAGTATGGATATATCTGGATACAACCCATCAGATACATTATCATTTTCATACAAAGCAAATGATGCAAACCTATCCTCATTAAAGGTAAGGCTATATAGCTCAGATAACGATTATTTGGAGTTTACATTTACTGGACACTCAGTTGGATATAATATAAAGAATTTAAACATGTCTACTGGGGTATCAACAGGAACATTTAATCCACAAAGTGTTGTTAAGTTAGGAATTATTGTTACTCCAACAACTGCTCAAACATCTGTATCTATGGATGGTCTTAGAATAAATGACGAGGACACCTTTGATCCAGAATACGGTTTAATAGCTAGGTCTTTACTAGACTCAACAATGATTAAAGTAATAGGACGAGAAGCAGCAATAGAATTTAAACTAGACCTATCGTTTGGCGAGTAACATGTCTGAACAGTATCCAGATCTAGGTATCACACAAAAACAAGATGGTGATTACTGGGATGTTGTAATTCCAGACTTAGACTGTAATACTGATTACGCACTTCAGGTTGCTTGGGTATACAGCGATAAATCATTGGGCTCTAGCGAATTCTCAGATAGATTTAATTTCAGAACCCCAGGACCGTCTAGAGTTTGCCCAGCAAATGTATCTGCAACATGGGATGCTAAAGCTGGACTAAATGTTACATGGCAAAAAAATGATAACCGTGTAAAAAATTATGTAATTACTCTTGTGGCTGGTGGGTACAGAAGGTCGCACCTTATTTCAGCAACTGGATCCTCTTTAAACTACTCATGGATATTGACAAGAGAAAATAACATATTCCAATTCGGAGGAGTATTTAGAAAATCCTTTACATCTTTTTCTATCCAAAGCGTTTATGGAGATGGAAGCTCAGATGAATGTCCAGTAACCGTTGCAGAATATGTAGACCCAGTATGTTCTCATACAACACTAGCAGCCTCATGGAATGTTGTTAGCCAAAGCAACGGCATACTTGTTTCTTGGCAAGATAGTGCAACAGGATACGGAACGTATAGAGAAACTAGGGTATACGTTTCAGAAACACCTAGCCCTTATAATTGGGAGCTTCGATATACTGGAATTGGTCCAGCTTCAATAACACTAGATACCCTAGCAACAGTTTATGTTAAACTAAATCATCTTTCTTATTCAGACTGTGAGTCTTTGAACTCAGATATAAAAGAAGGAAAAGCATACGACCCAATAGTATTTGACGATTTACCACCAGAAAATAACTTTGATTTAGGATCTACTACCGTTGAAGAAGATTCAAATGGTCTATTTAATTTTGATAAAAAAATTCTTTTTACATGGACACAAAACACAGATACTTCAACTTCTGGATACAGAATAAGATACAAGACTGCTTCTGATACTAATTATACATATATGTCTGTTCCAGGAAGAGGAACTATATCTACATATCTGTATGGATTAAAAGCGGGACAAGCTTATCAGATAGCTGTAACAACATACGATGTTTATGGAAATGATAACTCTCAGTATAAGCAGTATCCAGATATAGTTATCCCAGCAAACACATCATTAAAAACAGATGTAGCAATTTCTGCAGGAGATATGAAGCTTGGATATGGAATTGGTGGAAGCAACTCAAATAAAGGTTTATACATTGCCCCAGAAAATTATTGGTATGTAACTGGAAATACCAGCGTTTCATCTTCTGCAAGATTTAAAGTTGGAGGAACAAACGACTGGTTGCTTTGGAACGGAACTAATTTAGAAATAACTGGAAAAATAAATGCTAATGCTGGAGCATTTACTGGTTCTGTAGACATAGGAACATCATCTGTAGATGGACAACTTAGAGTAACAACATCATCTGGAAAATTTGAAATAGGAAAGCTAACAAATATTTCTGGAGAAAAGATTGGTATTGGAATCCAAGGAACAAACTCCTCTGGTAAGCTTTTCCAGCTAGACACTGAATCTGGAATTATTGCTAACAAAGGAACAATTGCTGGTTGGACAATTGACGATACATCAATTAACAAGGCTGGCAACGTAGGGTTCTTTGCCACAACAACTCCCTCAGATGTTGCAATTTGGGCTGGAGGATCTAGAACAGTAAGTCCTAATTTTTCAGTTACATACGCAGGAAAAATGATAGCTAAAGATGCCGTTCTTAAAGGAATGGTACAGGCTGGAGAAGGCGGATTTGGAATACTTATAGCAGATGCAACTACAGCAACTGGTTATAGAGTTTCTAATGGGTGGACAATTGATTCTGCAAAAATAGTATCTACAAATGCAAGTTCTCAAGTAACGCTTGATGGATTGCAAGGCTCAATAATAGGCGGAAATATTGTTGGATCAAATCATTATTTTATGAGCCCATCTGCATGGACGACAGCTTATCCTGGAGAGGGAAGCGGTAACCCAGGGAATGTTGATTACATATCATCATCTGGTAATTTCAGACTTGCTAATGGAAAGCTAACATATGATGGAGATGAATTTAAAGTTCAAACAGATTTAGTTGCGTCTAACGTATTTTTAGGAGCAACATCAAGTCTGGGAGATACAGCCAATTATTTACTAGGAAAGTCAACTACAATTGGTGGTGTAACAAAAGCTGCAGGAAGCTTTAGTTTAGGAAATGGTGCAATTAATTACACCTCTGGATCAAGTGTCTTAAATGTAGATGCAACTAGGATTGATTTTAATATTAGAAGTAATAATGATGGAACACTTGGAGATGAAACAGTTGTTCAAGACGTAGATACTGGGGAGCTTACTTTAGGAAGAGCATTTTTTTACGGAGGAAATAACTACCCAGGAAGCACTACTGATAGAGTAACGCATGCGGATGGAGATCAGGGCAGCGGAGCCTTTAAAAAAGGCGACATATGGTTAAGCAGGAAAGCATAAATGAGCTGGTGGAGAAAAGCAAACCTAAACGATGCTGGTAATATTGATGGCTGGATAAAAATAAGAAGCATTTGGAGAAAAACTAATTTAGGTGATGCAGGATCAACAGACGGTTGGTTAAGAATAAGAAGCGCTTGGAGATTTCAAGGATTAAATGCGTTAGGCGCTGGAATTTGGTATAAAATTTTTGGAGGGGAGTCTCCTTATCCAAAAGAAAACCCAAAGCTAATATTTGTTTCTCCAGATTCAAGCACTTCTGAAATACAATGCACTCAGCAAGATAAGATGTATGTTACAAGAGGGAAATGGTACGAAGACCCATTATCATTTTTAATTAAAATACAAAGGTCTATAATCTCAAATTGGGATGCTCCAACAACATTAGTTAGCCAGGAGCTAGAGTACACAACATATCTAGATTCAGACTATTTAGATGAAGTTCCTAAGTTGCCTGCAGATAGACCAACAATAACATTAGACGACGTCAAAGCTAAAAGAGGATTTAGGGCACAGGTTCAAGCTGGGCAGGATGCCAATCCAACAGAATCAGACTACGCACTTGCAACTTCATGGTACCCAAGCCCAACAGGAATATTCCCAAGACTAACATTTGGATTTACTACATATAGCACAGGAGATCAAATTGTTGAAGATGAAACAATCAGTATGCCTGAATTTAAAATATTTGGTTTTAAGTGGCAGTATCTTACTTCTTCTGCAGCATCATATCCAAACGGTCAGTACTTTCCATCATCTCGAACAGATGAGTTTATTGGGAAACAAATAATTGAGTTAACTGATTTTTATGGGGTTAGGATAGGTGCATTGCAAGAAGTTGATGTTTTGCCAATTCATCAATATTCTGGAAGTATAACATACACTCAAGCAATGATAGATTCTGGCGATGATTATATTATAAATGTTTATTCGGTTGCAAAAGATTATTACTATAATAGCGGACTGTCTTTAGATGGACATATATCTGATCCAAATGAAACATCAAGAATTGCATCTTATGTATTTACCCCTCCAAGGGAAATAGAAAACCCAGAAATAACAATATCAAATAGGACAAAAAGCTCTGTAGATATATCCTGGTATTCTCCAGATGCGGAAAGATATAAGGTTAATATAATTGATTCTATTACAGGTAACTCTTTGCCTGGCTATCCATTAACCTCAACAACAAATACTTCTGCCAGCCCTTTTGGATTAACGGAAAACAGACTGTATACCGTTTTGGTAACGGCACTTGCTGGAGAAGGAGACAAGTACAAAAGCGACGAGGTTTCTAAAAGCTTTAGAACATTGTCGTCTGGAATTGCAGCAGAATTAGGAATGCCTTACGACATAACATCAACAGGGTATAAGGTTGACATAACAAATTGGAGCACTATCAGTTCATTTGATATAACAGTTTCTGCAACAAGTGGAAGTGCGACAAGGTCCTCCGAAGTTATATCTGTAAGCAATGTTACATCGGGAGCCAATTCATGTCTAACAGCAACAACATCTAAAATTGATAATATAAACTTAACTTCAGTTTCCTATGAGTCAAAAGAGTCTGCTGCTAGATGTATTGTTATCGGAGGTACCTGGTACTGCTTATCTCTTGTTACGGGTGGCCTTTGTTCTAAATCAACCGAGACATACGACAAAACAATAAATGGATCATACTATGCAATTGTATGCTCTCAAACAGATAACCTATGCTGCCCTTCAGTTGTTCTTGAGCCAAAAGTCTACGGTGAATGGGTCACAGGACTTTGCACAGTAGCTCCACAAGATCCACAAAGAACAAGAACAAGGACATGGACCCAAATTCAAAAAACAACTGCTCAAAATTGTGTTATTACAAATGTAGAGCTTTCTGGTGTAGATATAGAACAGATTGATTGCTGTGTACCAACATCCACTCTTGGAGCAAAAACTTATGGGACACCAAATGCTTGGGGCACATGTAATTTAAATACTGGACAAATTGGAAGAACTGTTCCGTGGACAGCAACAAAAACTAATTTTACTAGAGACTGTACCACAACTACAACAGAAGAAAGCGGTCTTGAAGTTCAGTATAAAGATTGTTGTACTGCCAGCTCATCTTTGGGAACTAAAACTTATAGCGACTGGTCTCCATATGGATCATGTATTCAAGGAGAAAGAGCAAGCTATAGAACCTGGACTGCTATTCAAACAAATAATACAATTAACTGTACCACAACATCTAACGAAGTTAATGGTACAGAATATAGATACACATCATGTTGTACAGCTGGTTGTACTTTAGGAACTAAAACTTACGGTGATTGGTCAGCTTACGGTTCATGTGTTCAGGGGGAGAGAAGACGACAAAGATCCTGGACTGCTATAAATACCTGTATAGATTCAAGCTGTAATATTATTTCTCAAAATGAATTAAATAGCGTAGAGTATGAGTACACATCATGCTGCGTACAATCATGTACTACTGGAGCAAAAACTTATGGTGCATGGACAGCCTATGGATCCTGTATCCAAGGTGAACGTGCTAGATCGAGGAGTTGGACTGCTACACAATCATGCTTTACAACAAGTTGTACTAATACAACTGAAACAATTAGCGGTACAGATTTTGAATACACTGGCTGCTGCACGGCAAGTAGTACAACTGGCACTAAAACTTATGGTGCATGGACAGCCTATGGATCCTGTATCCAAGGTGAACGTGCTAGATCGAGGAGTTGGACTGCAATACAGACTAATATTGATTCTAGCTGCAATACCACTACAACAGAAGTTAACGGTACAGATTTTGAATATACTTCATGCTGCACGGCAGGATGTACAACTGGTGATAGAAGTTATAGCCCATGGGGGTCATGGGGTTCCTGTAGCCAAGGAGAACAAGCTAGAATTAGAACGTGGACTGCTATAGAGACATGTATTAATTCAAGCTGTAATGTTTTGTCTACCAGAGAAGTTAGTGGTTTTGAAATAGAATACAGAAACTGTAGCACTATTAATACTATTAATACAATTAATACTATTAATACAATTAATACTATTAATACAATTAACACTATTAATACTATTAACACAATTAACACTATTAATACAATTAATACTATTAACACTATTAATACAATTAACACTATTAACACTATTAATACAATTAATACTATTAACACTATTAATACAATTAATACAATTGATTCAGGCGGCGGCGGCGGATGTCACGTATTTGGTACACAAATACAAATGTTTGACGGAACATTTAAAAACATTGAAGATTTATATATTGGGGATGAAATCATGGCGGCTAATATACCAGGCTTAGATGATAATGAATTAGATATTAATAATCTATTATTATGGTCATCTGAAGACATTTCTGAAACAACAAAAACTTCTGCTATGGTTACAAATATATTTACTAGATCATATGGACAATACTACCTTATTAATGATACAATTAAAATAACTTATGAGCATATAGTTCCTGCACGTAAATCTGGGGTATGGAAATTTATTCAAATTGAAGAATTAGAAATTGGAGACAATATTATGAGTGATACGTTAGACGTAGTCGAAGTAGCATCTAAAATATTAATAAATGAAGATGTAGAGACTATATCAATAAACATTGAAACAAAAGACGTTTATTTTGTTGATGGCTTAATGGCACACAATATTAATCCAGATAAGATGCAGGAAACATAATGGTGCAAGATTTAGGTAATAATATATTCATGTACAAGAATGTTATAGGCTCAGACTTAGATATATTAAAAGAAGTTAATTCTATATTTGTCACTTACAATAGAGGATTTGCAGAGTCTACAATGAATGATGGCGATTACGATAAAGCTCTTAGGTCCTGCACCGTCTTTTCATTGTATACAAATAAACAAGAAGACGTTGACTACAATAATTTAAAGAAGATATTAAATAAAAAAATAGATATTGCTCTTTCAGGATGCATACTGGATTTTGTTAAAAAATCTGGAATAAAGATTAAAGAAAGAGAACCCTGGGAAATATTGAAATATGAAAAAGGCCAGATGGTTACTTGGCATTGTGATGATGGGGAAGTTCACCCATCAAAAATATCATTCGTTTACTACATAAATGATGATTACGAAGGCGGAGAGATACAGTTTAAGAATAAGGTGTACACTATGCCAATAAAGCCATCTAGAGATAGCCTTATTGTTTTTCCTTCAGGCATGGACTATATACATAGAGTTACTCCAGTAACAGAGGGAACAAAATATTCAGTAATATCTTTTGGGAAATAGGTAAAATAAGGTAGACAAAATTTTAACTAAATGCTAGAATATTATAATGTTACGGAGATATTGTGAATAAATCAGATATGCAAGGAAGCACATATATGGTGCTTGTTGATGGTGAGTACGCTGGGTGGTTTAACATTGCTGGCCCTGGAACCGATCTATTAAGAGCTGGTCTTTCAAGCACACCAATTTTAGTAGATATGGAAGACATTGAAATTGATATTCCAGATTTACCAAAAGCTGGTGCTAATTATTTTTGGAACGGTAAGTCTTTTGAATTGAGAGAAATAAATGGCTAGCAAGTGGGAGCAGGTTAAAAAGCTTGTGAACTCTAATGAAGTCAAGCCATGGGACTTTTTGAACCCAAATACTGAATATGCATCTGAAGAAGATTCGTCTTATAGATATTCATTGTGCCAAGCCTGTCCTAAATTTAATAATGGTGTAAAGACTTGCCAAGAGTGCGGATGCTTTATGCCAGCAAAAACAAAGCTACAGGGCGCCACCTGCCCTATAGGTAAATGGTAATGGTATAATATAAATAGGAGGTAATCATGTCAGAATACACACTATCAAATGAAGAAAAAAGCTCCATCCTTGAGTCACACCTAAGAACACTTGGATACTCTAAGTATAACCTTGAGGTAAATCTAATGGAAGAAGAGTCAGCGACTACTCCAGCTGCAGATGCAATTGCAGCGGTAAACGCACAGATAGCTTCAGTAAACAAAAAAATAGCAGCACTTGTCGAAGAGCTAGCTTCCTTATCAGAATAAATTAGGTAAAAATGTCTTCAAAAGAAGAATTAATTATTACGGCCATGCAGCAAAGAATTGCTGAGCTGGTTGCTGATTACGAATTAAAGATTTCAATACTTAGAGCAGACCTAACAATAATGTCAGATGCCCAAAGAGAAAAAGAAAAAGCATTAGAAGAATACTCTAAGGGTATAGAAAATAAAATCTCGGAGGAATAATGACTGTAACGTTTCAAGATGGAGAGCCAGTAGACCCAAAAAAATTACAGGACCTACAAACTCAAATAGATAACATTAAGCTTAAGTCCGATGAGTCTTATAACCTAAGTACAAGCACTGCAAACAGCGTCACCAGCCTAGCCGTAATGCATTTAAAAGCTGGTGTTGTTACTTTTGAAAATGGATTAACAGGTGGCAAGGTAAACACCATAGAGATAGAGTTGGGCTGGGGAGCAGATTATGAAGTTGCATACGTTGTAGCAACTCCAAGACTTCAAGATCCTAAGACTAATAACATAAGATGGTCACTTTCTGGAAACTCAGCAAACACAAAGCTAAATGTTTTTGCTGAAAAAACTATATCTGGTGCAATTAATTTTCACTGGATGAGTGCAGGTAAAAAGATTATAACAGCACCGTAAAGTGCCTATTGACACATTGATTTAATATGTTACAATTACTATAACGTTAAGCCACGATATCGTGGCTTTTATATATATTAAGGGTTTTAATGAGCAACGATTTAAAGTGGATGATATCATCCGATCAACAATTTCCGTATCAAGATGATAAAATGATTGCGCTTTGGTTCAAGGTTATGAAGTGGTTTAAGCCAGATGTTGTGGACTACCTTGGAGACACTGATGACCAAGCTTGTTACAGCAAGTATACAGAGGGTCGTTCCGCAGAATTTTTAAATCTTCATAAGACTGATAGCCGAGACCTTATTGTCCCAATGATGCGTCATGAAGCAAAAGGGGCTAGAGATTTTTACACAAAGACAAGAGAGATGCTTCCAGAGGCTCAGCTTTTTTCAGCACTAGGAAACCACGACGTTAGAATTTTTAACTATGTTGATGCAAAGCTTCCTGACTATATTAATGAAGTTACTCCAGAAGCACTATGGGGGCTAGACTCTTTAGGATATGAATATATCCACTATAACGAATTACCAAAGCGACGCTTTGGGGATATCCACGTTCACCATGGACTTTCAATTGCATCAACTGGATCTGTTCGTAAAGATATGGAAGACCTTCAGATATCATTAATAAGAGGCCACTCTCATAGAATTGCTTCTCATTTAGTTACATACGAATTAAGAAACAATGGCGAAGGAGAAACTCTTCGTGGCTATGAGCTTGGTCACATGTGTGATGAAAAGGGACCAGGAATGAAATATATGCAACATCATGATTGGCAAAAGGGGTTTGCTGTTGCACACATTGTAAATGATTACCCACATATTAATATGATTCATGTGGCACCAGACTATTCATGTGTTGTTGATGGGAAGCTAATTACGCTATGATGAAATGCAATAGATGCCAAGGAAGAGTTTTTGTTGACAGAGTATTTTCGCAAAAACTACACGTAGAGCTTTTCTGCTTGTTGTGCGGTAAAAGATGGATGATTAATAAGGATACGAGTGCACTAGGTAAATGGTTAGAAAAAAGAGAAAAAATTCAGCTAAAAGCATTCGGTATTTCTTCTTAAATAACAAGATACATAAAGTATTAAGTCATTCAAGATCTAAAGACCAAATGGTTGCTTGGTGCTATCCAGATAAAAAGAGATTGCTTTATTCCTATTCACAAGTTTTAAAAACTATGGAGAATGCATATTCAACTAGTCAAGTAGCTCAAATGCTTGGTAAGCATAAGGTAACCATAGAAGATTATATTTTGGACGGGAAGATAAGATATCCTCAGAAAGTATATCCAATAGGTAATCCAGATAGTACTTGGTATAAGTTTATGTATAGTGAATCGGACATTATGGACATACATGAGTTTATATTAGAATCAGGATACTCTAAGGATATGCCATCAAAGAATGAGATGAGAGCTCTTCTCAAACACAACACTATATTGTATACTAAGACCAATGAAGGAAATTTTGTACCAGTATGGAAAGCAGAATAATGTCTAACAGGGTAGTAGTCTGTGACATATGCAAGAAAGAGATAGAATTACGTTGGGGCATCTTTGCTCATGACAGTTTAAGCAGACATAGAAAGGCTGAGCACTAATGGAAAAAGGAACTCAAGTTAGAGTAGACTTATCTTTTACACGCAACCTTGGTAACTTTGAAAGCATCAAGATTGGTATTGGTGTAGATGATTTTGTGCGAGACGGAGAGACAGTAGATGCCGCAGCAGACAGAGTCTATAAGTTTGTTGAAGATAAGCTAATTCAAAAGACACAAGAAGTAGAAGAGGAATTGCGTGGCAGTAAATAAAGAACCCTACATTCTTCTTTCTTTGTACTCTATTCTATATGAGGAGGCTTATAAAACAAAGCCAACTATCAATAGGTATAAGGAAAAATGGGCTATGCAAGATGTTATAGATAGCATAGGGTTTGATAGAGCTAGAGATGTTTTAGAATATTATTTTAAGACTGGAAAGAATAGACACCCACTTAATTTCTTTTACAATAATTTTGACAGAATAGAAGACATGATGATTCAAATTAAAGAAGATAAAGTTAACAGAAGCCGTCTGTTGCAAGAAACTAAAAGAATGGTTGAGGATAATTAGTGAATACAGAAGCAGAGCTAATTTCAGCAGTTTGTAAAAACAAAGACATAAGCACCATTCTTGCAGATAATTCAGACGACCTGTTTGTATCCCATAAGGATATCTGGGAAGGCCTTAAGTCATACTACTATAAATTTAGGGCAGTGCCAGAAGCTACAATTCTACAGGATAAGTTTAAAGACTTTGAGCCAGTTGAAACAAAAGGAGAAACTGGTTATTACCTAGATAAATTAAAAAATGAATTTGTAGGGAATAAGTTGAAGACTATTCTTATGCAAGCAGGCTCATCTCTAAAAGAAGACGCACCCTCAAGAGTTCTTGGCACAATGCAGTCACAACTCGCAACACTAAGTCGATACACAAACAATGTTAAGGATTTAGACATTACAGATTTAGACTCGGCTGAAAGACACTACGAGTCAGTAAGAACTAGATCGTTAGCAATGGGAGGAAGCCCAGGAATTTTAACAGGCTTCGATGCAATTGATAAAGCTTATCCAACTGGAATGGCACCAGGCCACCTTATCGTTGCTATTGGTTGGCCAGGACGCGGTAAGACTTGGTTTACATCTTACCTAGCATGCAAAGCTTGGGAGCAGGGATTTAAGCCAATGATTGTTTCTCTTGAGATGGCACCAGAGAATATGCGAGATAGAATTTATACAATGCTTGGCTCTGGTTTATTTAGAGCAAGCGATTTGTCAAAGGGTGACATTAACATTGATGATTTTAAAACATGGGGAAAAAAGAAGACAGAAGGTAAGAATAGCTTTATCCTAGTTTCAAATGAGGGAGCTGGAGAAGTAACACCTGCAACTATTCAGGGAAAGATTGACCAGCATAAGCCAGATCTAGTTATCCTTGACTACCATCAGCTGTTCAATGATAATAAGAGAAGTAATTCTGAAGTTGAAAGAAATAGAAATATCTCAAGAGACTTCAAACTCCTTGCTGTAACAAATGGAATTCCTATTATTGATATTACTGCTGCAACTGCAGATGATATCTCAGATCAAAAAGAACCTCCAATGATGAGCCAGGTAGCATGGTCAAAGGCTATTGAGTACGATGCTGATATGGCTATTGCAATTCATAAGCATGCAAATACAGATCTTATTGAGGTTGTATCTAGAAAGAATAGGCATGGTCACGATTTTAGATTCTTCCTTGACTGGGATATCAATAGAGGAGTCATTACTCCAATCTATGAAGACCTTCCAGAGCTGAGCAAGTGACCCATCAAAATATTAAAAGGTTTCAAATAAGAGTTGAGTTTTTAGATGATTCAGATATGATCAGAATAAAAAAACAATATGATGATTTGCTTGTAGGCCAAATGAAAGACGCTGGATACACAAGGGTACTTGACATAGACCCAGCTTTTTCGGTAGAATTTGACGGACAAACATGGAAGTTCTTAATGACCCTCCATGGAGTTTATGTAGGAAAGAAGAAGGCATGGCAATTAGAGGGTATAACCCAAGGCAAATTGATACATCGGAATACTCCTCTGCCCACATAAAATCAATAGTTCAAAGTTTAGGAATAGATATGGTTGGAGAAACTTCCAACGACTTTCTTGCCTATTGTCCATTTCATTCAAATAGACACACCTCAAGCTTTAGTATAAGTAAAACAAAAGGTGCATATATTTGCTTTAACCCATCATGCGGTGAATCTGGAACAATGAGCGATCTAGTAAAAAAGATTTTAAACAAAAATGAATTTCAGTCTCTAAGGTATATCGAATCAAAGCAAAATGAAGCTCTAGAAAATTTTGACGAATCCCTTAATGAGATGTTAGAAGACAAGCCAGATTTCGTTGAATTCCCAGAAGAGACACTAGTTAATTTACACAAAGGTTTGATGAATAGCGATAAAGGAAAAGACTATTTAAAATCTCGCGGTATTGACTTAGATTCAATTAAACATTTTTCATTAGGGTATTCGGATAATATGGATATGATAACTGTACCAGTTCATAGTCCAGATGGAATCCCAGTTGGAGTTGTTGGACGATCCATTTCTGACAAAAGATTTAAGAATAGCAAAGACCTTCCAAGAAGTAAAACTATGTTTAACATACACCGTGCTAAAAAAATTGGAGATAGGGTTATTGTCGTCGAGTCTAGCTTTGATGCAATTCGTGTTCACCAAGCTGGCTTTCCAAATGTTGTGGCTACATTGGGTGGTCACATATCTGGACAAAACCTTAACCTGTTAAATAGATACTTCAATACAGTTATTATTATGACAGATGCGGATAAGGCTGGAAGAGATTTAGGCTCAACAATTGCATACAAATTAAGTAATAAAAACATCTTGTGGGCATCGCATTCTTATGGTAGAATATATCCAGAGGGTGTAAAAGATGCAGGTGATATGTCTGATGAAGATATTAAAGCCTGTATAGCAAATGCCATATCTAATTTCGAATATAAAAATTAAACAATAATATAAGTGATCACAAACGGATATATACCGTTACATACATAAGGAGAATAAAATGGGAATAGTAAAAGGTTTGTCAGGAATGACAAAGGCAATGGACAAGGTTACATACACTAGTTCAGAAGATAGCAAGGCAAAGTGGTTAAAGATTGAAGATGGAGAAGCAGTAAAGATTCGCTTCTTGCAAGAGCTTGATCCAGATTCACCACACTATAATGAAAAAATGGGTTGCGGATTTTTTGCAATTGAGCACACAAACCCTAAAGATTATCGCCGTAAGGCACTAGACACAATGGAAGATGAAGGCCGTGACTGGGCTCAAGAACAGCACCGTAAAGATCCAAAGGCTGGCTGGGGTGCAAGAAAGCGCCTATATATTAATGTCCTAGTTGATGACGGAAAGACTGAGCCATATGTAGCAATTCTTTCTCAAGGAGTAAGCGGTAAAACAATTACACCAACACTGATTGAATATGCAAATGAAATGGGAAGCATCACAAATCTAATGTGGCGTGTAAAGCGTAGTGGTCTTAAGACAGACACAAGCTACACAATTATACCGTTGGCTAAAGATGAAAAGCCATTCGACTTTTCTGCTGTCGAGCTGTTTGATTTAGAAAAAACAGCAGTGCGTAGCGTTCCATACGCAGAGCAGGAAGCATTCTATACTGGTGAGTCATCTCCAGAAGAACGAGAGTCATCTTCAACAAGTAGCAGCGTAGACTGGTAAGAGAGAGTATAGGCGGAGAATTAAGTTGAACTTCACACATTTACATGTGCATTCTTTCTATTCATTAATGGATGGGCTTAATTCTCCCGCCGAACTCGTAAAAGCTGCGAAGGAAGCAGGGCAGACTTCTTTGGCAATTACTGACCACGGAACTTTGTCTTCACACCGTGAAATGCAAATTGCATGTAAAGATCAAGGCATTAAGCCAATTCTCGGAGTTGAAGCTTACATTTCTCCGACAGATAGATTTGATCGTTCATCTAAGACAGATAAGTCTATTCAGGCTTATAACCACATTATTCTTTTAGCTAAAAATAAAAAAGGTCTTGAGAATATTAATATACTACAGGAACTTGCATGGAATGAAGGTTTTTATCACAAGCCACGTATTGATAGGGAGGTTCTTAGGGAATATGCTGAAGGCATTATTGTATTGTCTGGATGCCTTAATGGGCTTATCTCTAAGGCTATCGAAAGGGGCGAATTTTCTGAAGCTAAAATGGTTCTCAAAGATTTTCAAAAAACTTTCGGTCAAGATTTTTATGTTGAGGTTCAATCTCACAATCCGCAAGAAATAAATTTAAAGCTGCTTGAATTAGCAGATGAGCTTAAAATAAAGGCGGTAGCAACAGGTGATGCTCATTTCGCTAAAGAAGAAGACCGTGTACTAGAAGAAGCAATGCTTATTCTATCAACATCTCCTAAGTCAGATAAAGATGCAGACTTTGAAATGTCAAGACAAATGCCAGATATGATGGATAGATTTAATTACCTATATCCAGAACGTAGAATATCATTTCAAGACTATAATCTATTTATTCAAAGTAGGTCTGAAATTGAGGCGGACTTTAATAAAGTAGGAATTACTCGTACAGACATATACGATAATACAATGGAAATTGCTGATAAAATTGGCGAGTATGACTTCCATGAGGGGCTAGATCTGCTACCTATCCCAAAGACCAATGCTGACAAGAAACTGTCTGATATGGCCTTAGAAGGCCTTAAAAGACTATCCCTAGACAAAGATCAGGTCTACTTGGATAGAATTGCAGAAGAATTATCTATAATTAAAGATAAGGCATTTGCTTCATATTTCCTAGTTGTAGCAGATATGATTACATGGGCTAAGTCAAATAATATTATGGTTGGCCCAGGACGTGGCTCTGCAGCTGGCTCATTAGTTTGCTATGCCCTTGGAATTACAGATGTGGATCCAATTAAATATGATCTTCTATTCTTCCGATTTATTAACCCAGAGCGCAATGACTTCCCAGATATTGATACCGATTTTGAAGACCGCCGTCGCAAAGAGGTAAAGGATTACTTAAAGAAAAAGTTTAAGCACGTTGCATCTATTTCTACATATACTTATTTTAAAGATAAGGGTGTAATTAGAGATGCTGCAAGAGTATTCATGGTTCCCCTTTCAGATGTTAATCGTGCAATGAAATCGATTGATACATTTGAAGACTTTATGGATTCGCCAAATACAAAAGAATTTAGAGCAAAGTATCCAGAAGTAACTTGGCTTGCAGAAAGACTTCGTGGAAAGATTCGAAGTGTTGGAGTCCATGCTGCAGGTGTTGTAGTTGCAAAAGATGATTTAAGAAAGTACGCACCAATAGAGTCCAGAGCTGATGCAAATGATGAAGTCTCTGGAAGAATTCCAGTCGTGGCATACGATATGGATACGGTTGCAGATATCGGTCTTATTAAGCTAGATGCCCTAGGTCTTAAGACTTTATCTGTGATCTCTGATACTTTAAAATCAATTAAGAGTCGATATGACAAAGATATTAATCTTTATGACATTGCTTTAGATGATGAGAATGTTTATAAAATTTTTAACGATGGATACACAAAAGGAATATTCCAGGCAGAAGCAACACCATATACAAACTTACTTATAAAAATGCGTGTCGATAAATTTGAAGACTTAGCTGCATCAAATGCTTTGGTTAGACCAGGAGCTATGAATACAGTTGGAGCCTCTTACATCAAGCGTAAGCACGGTAATGAAGCAGTTAATTATATCCATCCAATTATGAAACCTTTTACAGAAAATACATACGGGGTGATTATATATCAAGAGCAGGTTATGCAAGCATGCGTACACCTAGGAGGAATGACTTGGTCAGAGGCTGACAAGGTTAGAAAGGTTATTGGTAAAAAGCAAGATGCAAAAGAACTCAGTCCATTCAAAGATAAATTTATTCAGGGCGCTAAAAAGCATATCAGCGCAGAAGAAGCAGACAATCTCTGGAAAACATTCGAAGCTCACGCTGGATACTCATTCAATCGTAGTCACGCTGTCGCTTATTCTATGCTTTCTTATTATACCGCTTGGCTTAAGTGCTATTATCCTTTGGAATTTTTATTCTCGATCCTTAAAAATGAAGGGGACAAAGACGCCAGAACAGGCTATTTGATTGAGGCTAAGAGGCTTGGGATTAAAGTTAAGCTGCCACATGTAAATGAATCAGATGTAAATTTTTCACTACAAAAAGATTCAATTAGATTTGGTTTAGCTGAAGTTAAATTTATTTCAGACAGCATTGCAAATAAAATTATTGAAAAGAGACCTTATGAAAACTATAAAGATTTTGTTGACAAGGCATCCAAAAAGGGTAGCGGCATTAACTCTAGGGCCGTTAATTCTCTTAATGCTATTGGGGGCGCTGCTTTTGATGATAACCCTAGAAGCGGTAAAGAAGCAGAGTCTTATTACGAGTTTTTAGGAATACCTTCCTTTAACCTATCCAACTTAGAGCCAAGAGTAAAGGCACAAGCTAGACCTATTGATGAGTTTGAAGAGCTAGGATCTTTTGTTATGTTTGGAATGGCTAAAAGTATAAAGCGTGGGAATGGCTGGTCACGAATAGAGTTAGTCGATGAAAGTGGATCTGTTGGACTGTTTGATATTGAACAGACAAAAATAGAAACAAACAAAATGTATTTTGTTTTAGTTGGAGACAATAGAATATCTAGATATATAGATGTAGATTCTATTACCAAAGATTCAGATGATCCATTTGTAAAGTATTTATATGCAAAGTCTTACCCTATTGACGAAAATCAAAGGTTTGTGATAAGCTATACTCCATATAAAACAAAAGCTGGCAAAACCATGGCTCACCTTGTAATGTCAGATAAAGATAAGAATTTAAATAGAGCAATTGTGTTTTCAAGCATGTACCCACTTTCGTTGGCAAAGATGCGAGAAGGAATGATATGCGAGCCAGTTCTAAAAACTTTAGAAGATGGAACACTTATGGTTAAGGAAGTAAAATGACAGATAGCACTGAAGACGTATTCAAGACGATGAACTCATCTAGGGTTCTAGTTGCGATATTAAATAAGATAGGATCTATTGAGATTCCAACCGAAGACTTTGTAAAAGCAAGTAGCGAGGACGCTCAGCTATCAGTAACTTATAATAATGAAACATTGTCATTTGAGTTTAAGATTGAGGATAAGGGCACAGATTCTAACCTTGAAGTGATATCTGATTAATCAAATGGATATTAACTTAGATGACATCTTAGCAAAGCTAGATCCCAAGACCAGGGCTAGAGTACAATCCGCTGTTGATATACAGGTGGATAGGCAGCCTACTTCTAGTATAGGTTTAAACTTTGCCCTTAATGGTGGATTTGCTTACGGCAGACAGATACTTGTATGGGGAAATAAATCGGCTGGAAAATCTTCTTTCTGTCTGCAGATGATTGCATTAGCCCAAAAAGAAGGAAAGACTTGCGCCTGGATTGACGCAGAGCACTCTTATGATCCAGCATGGGCTGAAAAACTAGGAGTAAACTCAAAAGAATTAATATACTCTCCAGCAAAAACTGTAAACGATATGGTTGATGTTGCAACAAAACTAATGGAGGCAGGTGTTGACATAATTGTAGTAGACTCTATCTCAGCTTTATTGCCAGCAATCTATTTTGAAAAAGATGGAAATGAAATGAAAGATTTGCAAGACACAAAGCAAATCGGAGCAGAAGCAAAGGATATGACTCACGCAGTCAAGATGTTAAACTATGCAAACAAAAATACGTTACTCGTTCTTATATCGCAGCAAAGAAATCAATTTGGATCTATGCATGCAAGCCACATCCCAACAGGAGGAATGGCTGTTAAGTTCTTCTCCTCTACCGTCATCAAGCTCTGGTCTTCAGAAGCTGAGGCTAACGCTATTAAAGCAGGTGTTAAGGTTGGCGACAAAATTATTGAGCAAAGAGTTGGAAGGCCCGTCAACTGGATTGTTGATTACAACAAACTCGGTCCCCCTAACCTCTCTGGCCAATACGACTTTTACTACCAAGGAGAATCTCTCGGGATAGATTATGTCGGTGAGACCTTAGACGTTGCAGAAATGTGCGGTATTGTTGAAAAGGGTGGCGCCTGGTATACTATAAATAAAGAAAGATTCCAGGGAAGAGCAAAAGCTGTTGCCTACCTAAAAGAAAACCCAGAAGTTGTAGACTATTTAATTAAGGAAATAAGTGCCAGATCTTAATGAGTTTTTAAATAAACAAGAGCGTAAGGATATCAATTCTACATTTGAAATTCTTAGCGGTGTCAGACCATGCTCTAAATGTGATATAGATGTAGATGGTGGGTGGTGGGATCCCGACAATTTAATAATGAAGTGGACCTGTTCTGATGGGCATGAAACAATCCATAGGGTAGGATAATGTCAGAAAGAGCGGAAGTAAAAAGAGACGGGGCGAAGGCTCAAAAAAATAGTGGTCGAGGTAATTACCAAAAGGGTGACGCTAGGTGGAAAATGTTCCTTGTTGACTATAAAGAATCTAAATCTTCATTTAATTTAAATAAGCCTGTGTGGGCTAAAATATGTACAGATACTTTTAAAGTTGATAGAGATATGCATCCAGCACTTAAAGTTATAATAGGTTCAGATAATAAGGTCAGGCTTGGTATAATAGAGTGGTCAGTTTTGGAAGAACTGATTGATTTCTGGGAGGAAAAACATGTTTAGTTTAGATGAAAAGCACCAGATAATGCCATTTGTTACCTTATATAAAAACGCAATTAAAAACCCTAAAGACTTTCTAGAAATAATTAAATCTTCTGAAGGCCAAATTAATAGCGACGATTCCCCACACTCTTGGAGCGCATGGGATAATTTTGGAATAAAAGCAAACTTGCATGATATACATATGCAATCAGATAAAGACATCCACCCAGGCAAAAACATACTTGATGAATTTAATAATTTAATTAATGCTGGTCTAGATGAGTATATAAAATATTGGATTCTAGATAATAATGCTAGTAAATATAAGACAACAAATCCAGAGCATTGGAAAAACATATTCCCAGAGTTTGTTAAAAATTGGAACTACAAAACAGATTTGGTAGAGCTGACAGAAGACTTTGAGTCTTGCGAAACAGTAATGATTGCTACTGGAAATCCTGGCTGGATAAGATCTGGAATAGATATCCTAAAACACAAAGAGAATACTGTCGATAAGTTTGCAATAGGTTATCACATTGACACAGATGGAAGCTTAGACACACCAGGACCAAAGACAGTTATTACTGCTACCATATATATTAACGACGACTATGAAGGTGGAGGAGTCTCTTATCTAAATGAGTTTGATGGAACTGTGGTAAACTACAAGCCATCAGCAGGGGACCTTGTAATATTCCCATCATCAAAACCTTTTTTTCACGCAGCACTTCCATTAAGCGGAGATAAGCCAAAATATTTAGCTAGAAAATTTTTAAGATGGAAAAGCACTGGGTCTTTAGATTGGGAAAATGAAATTAAAAAAAATGGAGAAGACTTTACTCTAAGACTGTATACTGAAAAAAGAAAAATTGAATCAGCAATGGGATATTACACAAAAAGAGTTTTTCTTAAAGATGAAGATAGGTCTACGCAAGAACAGCACGGAGACCCGTTCTTTGTAAAAGATATAATTGATTTTAATAAAAAAATAAATGGGGTCCTATAATGTGGGAAGGACATCCAAACTTTGCCCCTGGGTATAAAAAGAACTACGATCTTTCAAAAAAACATGACCTGTTCCCATACATATCTGTATACTCTGGAGGAATTCCAAACCCAGAAGAAGTACTAGAGGTAATAAAAAAATCAGAGTCTTTAGAAAAAATTGGACCATACTTAAGCAAATGGGAAAGGTGGTACGATTTTGGTTTAAAATCAAGACTATGCCAACACTCAGAAACAAAAAATTTAATAACATTAAATTCTGAGCATTTAAATATGTTAACTGAAGACGAAGATAAAACCTTTTACGAGCAAGAAAAACTTTATTTCGAAATAGACGCAGCAGTTTATTCAGCAATGCAAGATTATTTAGATAACTGGGTGGACAAGCCCTTTGACCCATCAGATTTTACTGATGATTGGGAGTATAAGAAATCAATTTTCCCAGAGTGGTTGCCAGATTGGAATATTAGGGAGACATCTGGAAAGATAGGAACTGGTTGGCTACAAAGCTCTTATGATGTTTTAAAACATAATTCTGAAACTGATACTAGAAATAACCGTGAGTATGCAATTGGATTTCACACGGATAATAAAGCTAGCATGGTTTCAATGCCAGGACCAAAGCCAATTTTAACAGCAACAATTTATTTAAACGACGATTATGAAGGCGGAGAGGTTTCCTTTCTCGCAGATAAAAGCTCATCTGTAATAACTTATAAACCAAAAGCTGGTGACATAACAGTGTTCCCATCATACAATCCCTTTTTTCATGCTGCTCTACCAGTAAGTGGAGGCAATAAGTATTTAATTAGATATTTTTTATGTTATTATTATGCAGGATCAGAAGAATATATGGATGGAGTAAAAGAGCATGGTGAAAATGTCTGGAAAAAAATGCAGCAGTACAGAATCATTGCTGAAGATAACTCTGGAATGCACGAAAGACATGTTCTAATGCCAGGGGATAATCCGCAAGAAACATTTATGAATTGGTCAAAAATTTATAGAAAGCAATCTTCTATAAATCGTCCACCATTTTTTGCAGAGAACGTAAAGTATATTGATGGGAGAAAAGATTTTGAAGAGCTATGAGATATTTAAGCAGTGCGTTGTTTATCAAGTTGATGATTTCGATCACGATTTAGTTCTCGATGTAATAAAGAATTCAGAATCACTTGAAGATGGATTTTTAATAGAAAAATGGAATGATTGGTATACGTTTGGATCAAAATCAAAATTTGCTGATCCTAGACAAGAAAAAAATCCTATAAAATGGATATCTGATCTAGACGATATACATACAGACGCCCATCTAAAAGTTAAAAATGTTATAGACTTATGCATAAATGATTACGTTGAAAAGTATTTAGATCACAATGAATCATCTTACCCAGAGTATGTTGATTTTTCTAATATGAATAAGGGGTCAAAGACAGAGGACCTCCTTGGCTTACAGATAGTTACTTGCGATAGCACTGGCGATCCCATTTTTAGAGACCCTACTAGTGGATGGACTCAGGGCTCTTACGACTTACTAAAACACAATCCAGATACAAATAGAGAGTATGCAATAGGTTGGCACACAGATAGACCAAGTGGTTTAGATAGCTCCCCAGGCCCAAAATCTATTCTTACTACAACAATTTATTTAAATGATGACTACGAAGGCGGAGAAGTTGCATTTCTAAAAGAAGGTGATGATGAGGTAATTGTTTACAAGCCAAAAGCTGGTGACATAGTTATTTTCCCTTCATGCGAACCGTTCCACCACGCTGCTATGCCAATAAATTCTAGTTCGTCAAAATATTTTATTAGAAATTTTTTAACTTGGTCATATGAGGGAAGTAAAGAGTGGATTGAATCTGCAAAAAAATTTGGAATAGATGAATGGATACAGATGGAGCACCAAAGGGTTCAGTCAGAAAATATTTCTGGGAAAGGAAGAAAGCATGTTGTTCTTCCAGGGGGAATAAATAAAAAAGAAAAATGGTCACTGGCTGATCCATATTATTCAGAGTCTCAGGTAAATGCAGAAGACTATTACATAAAAGAAGTTATATATATGGATGGAAAGTCTTTACAAAAATAAAAAAATTTACTATACTTAGTAATGAGCAATTTAAAATAAATTTCTCACCTTCATAAGGAGTATAATGGCTAATCCAACAATTACAATAGTAGGAAGAGTTGGCAGCGACCCAGAATCAGTAGGCTCTAATGGTCTTCGTTTCAGAGTTGCCACAAATGATCGAGTTAAGAATGATGTAACTGGTGCGTGGGAAGATAAAAACACATCCTGGTGGACAGTAAAAGCATGGCGTACATTAGCAGATCAATCAAAATCAGTAATTCGGAAGGGCATGGAAGTCACAATAGTTGGTAAAATTTATGAAGATACTTGGACAGATAAAGACGGTATCAAAAAGAGTTCTTACGAAATTAATGCTGATTCTATTTCTGTAACCACCTACACCTTGTCTAAGGATAAAGTACCAAGCAATGAAGAATTCCCATCTTACAAGACATATGCAGAGGTTCCATTTTAATGCTATCTTTTTTGTTTGGTCTAATGGTTGGATTTTTAGTTGGCTATGGAATGGGATTGCTTATGGATAGATGGGACAAAAAGATTAAAAATGACAGAAGATAAAAATACATTAGAGCTTATTAACTCTATAACAGAGTTTAATGATCTTCATGAGTATATGAATGATGCTCAGCTAGATAGAGCGTTAGCTGTCATTGTAAAACTACTTTTAAACCCAGATGTTCCTGCAGCCAAAGCGCCACAGCTTATTATTGAGCTGCAGGCTATGTCTACAAAATTTGCCATGATGGCTTCATACTATTCTACAATAGCAAAAGATAAAGCTGGCACAGCAAATAATAATAAGAAAAATATATATTACTCAGCAAAGGAGTCCATAGACAAACTTGTAGATGCACTTAAGTATGTCGTTAGGTATAATTTGTAATGGGAAGAAACATAGTTAAAAATTTAAAGTTTAAAAAGCATACGGGTAAGTTCTTTGACCCAGAGCTTTTTGCATCAATGCTTGATGAGTCATATAAAAATACTAAAAGAGCAGATGGGGAAATGACAAAAAAATCTTTTAGCCCAAGCTCTTTGGGTTACGGTCATGGAACATGCCCAAGGTACTGGTACATGGCTTTTTCTGGTGCTGTTTTTATTGACAATAATGATGCAGTTGCAGTTGCAAACATGGCTCAGGGTACTCAGGCTCATGAAAGACTTCAAAACTTAATTAAAACTATGCCGCAGTGGATTGCAGAAGAAGAAGAGATTATAAATGAGTATCCACCAATCCGTGGCTTTATTGATCTTATTATGGAGTACGACAATGAAATTGTAATCGGTGAAATAAAGACAGCAAAGCAAGAGGTGTGGGATACAAGGCAGGCAGAGATGAGCCCATCACCAAACCACCTACTACAGTTGTTGACATACATGAAGCTTAAGAATGCTAAAGAGGGATTTTTTCTTTATGAGAATAAAAACACTCAGGAGATATTAATTATTCCAGTATCTATGAATGAGAAGAACACAAGGATTATCGAGGACACATTTTTGTGGATGAGAGAAGTCTGGGACAATTTTAAAGACGGTGACCTGCCGATGAAACCAGAGGGGGCAACAAAGACCAAGATGCCTTGCACTTACTGCCCAATTAAAAAAGAATGTTATTCAAAGGATACACCTACTGGAACCGTACAGATAGAACGATTTAAGGTTGCTCTGTAATGATCTGTGCAAATTCAGACTGTATTAATGAAAAAAATTTTGAGCCAAAAACACACAATCAGAAGTATTGTTGTGATGAGTGTTGCAGAATTGCAACTAATAAAAAGATTATGGAAAAGTATTATGAGAAAAAAGCAATTAGGTCTGGCCAAAAAAGATACTGCAAGTCATGCAAATCACCTTTAAGTAGGTATAACACTTTAAGTATTTGTGCAAAATGTGAAAAGAATAACTCTACTTCAGATAGAGATAAGATAATTGGTATGATAAATGACGCTTGCTAAACTGTCTAGGACAAAAGCCTCTAGAGTTTTAGGAATAGATGCGTCCACATCGTCTGTTGCGTTTTGTTTAATTGAAGATAATAAGCCAGTTAAATGGGGTAAGATTAATTTAGTTGGTAATGATATTTATGAAAAAATTCATGATGCTAAGATAAAAACACACTCTATTCTAAATGAAATAAAATCAGACTACATTGCAGTTGAAGGAGCAGTACTTGTCAGATCACCCGATGCTGTGATAAAATTATCTTATGTGTATGGAGTTGTTATTGCCGAGCTTATGTCAACTGGCGCAAAGGTGATTACAATAAGCCCATCTGCTTGGCAGTCACACATTGGAAATAAGAACCCAACTAAAGATGAAAAGTCTGCTATTAGATTATTAAATCCAGGTTATGCAGATTCTTGGTACAAAAATAAGTTGCGTAATATGAGAAAGCAAAGAACTGCAGATTATTTTAACAAAAAATATAATTTAAATGTTGAAGATTATGATGTTGCAGATTCTTTTGGAATTGCTTACTATGCTAATGAAGTGTTAACAAAGAGGTGAAATTGTATAAAAATAAAGATTGGCTACATAGAAGATATGTTATCCAAAGAAAAACAATGTCGGAGATTGCAGAAGAATGTGGCGTAAGCATTATGACCATACATAGAGCCCTAAAAGAAAAAGGTTTAATTAAATGAAGCTAGATCCAGTTTTTAAAGATTCAAAAGAATTTAGATACGATGACCTATACTTGCTTACAGTTGGAACTGAAGCTGGGAATGAAATTCTAACAACATGTTTGGACATTGCTCATATGCTAATTAAAAAGAATATATCGTATGGAAATTCAGCCCTAGACCCAGTTCGTATATTTTCAAAGGCGGGACCAAAAGAGCAGCTATACGTTAGAATTGATGATAAACTAAATAGACTTATTAAAGGTGAAGAATACCCAGGAGATAATGATATTGATGATCTAATTGGATACCTAATATTGTTAAAGGTAGCTAAGGAATTTGCTATTTCAGTCGACTAGAAGTATAATATAACTATATGGAAATTGAATTATCTGATCATTTTGATCGCATGAACATGGTAGTTGAAGAACTTCTTAAGGGAAGCACTCCAACTCAAATTGCTACAATCACTGGACTCAAAAGGGCAGAGGTTTTAGAGCATATTGATGAATGGAAAGAAGTTGTAAGAAACGACTCTGGTGCTCGTGACAAAGCAAAAGAAGCTATATCTGCAGCTGACCAACACTATGCAATGCTTATAAGAGAAGCTCACGACCTGGCAAAAGAAGCCAAGATGCAGGGCCAGCTTAGTGTACAAGCAACAGCTATTAAATTAGCTTTGGACATTCAAGGCAAAAAGGTTACAATGCTTCAAGATGTGGGCTTGCTTGAAAATAATGAGTTAGCTTCACAGATATCAGATACAGAAAGAAAGCAGGAGATACTTGTAAAAATATTAAAAGAGGTTTCTGCGACATGTCCAAAATGTAAACTTGAAGTATCAAAGAGACTATCACAAATAAATGGAATAGTAGAGCCGATAGAAATCATAGAGGCGGCATCAAATGAGTAATAGCCCAATTGATCTGACTAACCTAGAGATACTTGGTGAAAGAATCTATGTATATAAAAATTTTATATCACAGGATGAGATTGATAAGGTTCTTTTGGAAGTAAAAAATGTAGAAGATTGGCATGTTGGTGAATACTTTACAAATACAATGGGTACATACAACACAAGAACAGTTGATTACCTTAAGGAAAGAATTCAAAATTTATTAGACGACAAACACTATGCTTCAGATTCATCACATGTTGTTAGAATGGTTAAAGGAAATATGTGGGGAGCCCACTCAGACGTACACGACTTTGAAGAAATTGAAAAGCTAGCTAAAGAGTATAAAGAAGGAGACGACTTTATTGACAAGCAGCTTTCAGTTTTTGGAACGATTGTATACTATCAATTGCCAATCAATGGCGGCGGGCTTTTTTATAGCAAACAAAACTTAAAATACAAGCCTTCCCCAGGAGACCTTGTTATTCATGGATCAGATGATTACTGTGAGCATGGCGTTGAAGAAGTTTTAGATGGAGAAAGATACGCTACTTCTGGCTATATATATAAGAATGTAAAGATTAAAAATGGACATTGATTTTAATGACATTATTGATATTCTAGATGGCGAAGAGTTTGATGAAAGACCAGTCGATCTAGAAACATTTGTAACTGATAAAAACTATTTAGGATTGCCAGAACTATCTAAGCACCAGTACACATTGATAGAAAAATCATCTCAGATATATAAAGAATCAACTCTTATAAAACTTTTTGGTGAAGAAGAAGGATCATTAAGATATAGGCAAACATGCAATGAAGTTGTTGCTCAGTTAGGAAAAGGAAGCGGTAAAGATTATTGCTCGACAATATCTGTTGCCTACATAGTATATTTGCTTTTATGTTTAAGAGACCCAGCTGCGTACTATGGTAAGCCACCTGGTGACTCAATTGATATTATTAACATTGCTATTAACGCACAGCAAGCGAACAACGTATTTTTTAAAGGATTTAAAAATAGAGTAACTCATTCCCCGTGGTTTGCTGGTAAGTACTTTGAAAAAGCTTCAGAAATAAAGTTTGATAAAAATGTTACAGTGTATTCTGGGCACTCAGAAAGAGAAGCATTTGAGGGTTACAACGTTCTTGTAGCAGTACTTGATGAAATCTCTGGCTTTGCTCTAGACAGTACAAGCGGGCATGACCAGGCAAAAACTGCTAGTGGAATTTATGACATGTACAGGGCATCTGTTGACTCACGTTTTCCAGACTACGGCAAAGTTATATTGCTTTCTTTCCCTAGATTTAAAAACGATTACATCCAGCAAAGATACGATGATATTGTATCTGAAAAAGAAGTAATATCAATGTCTCACAAATTTAAGCTTGATCCAGAACTTCCTGATAATACCGTAGGTAATGAATTTGAAATATTTTGGGACCAGGATGAAATAATATCTTACAAGTATCCAAAAGTGTATGCAATAAGAAGGCCAACATGGGAAGTTAATCCTACTAGAACAATAGAAGACTTTAAAATTGCATTTTATAGAGATGTTACCGATGCCCTAGGAAGATTTGCTTGCATGCCACCAGAAGCAATTGATGCTTTTTTTAAGTCACGTGAAAAAATTGAAATGGCTTTCAACGACCTATCTTTAGCTGTAGACGGATTCGGAAGATTTGAAGAATGGTTTATTCCAGAAGAAGATAAAGACTACTACATCCATGTGGACTTGGCTCAAAAGCATGACCACTGCGCCGTGTCAATGGCTCATATTGAAAAGTTTGTTAGCGTAAAAGTAACTGATACATATTCTCAGCCAGCACCAATTGTTAAAGTGGATGCCGTAATGTATTGGACTCCTACATCAGACAAGTCTGTAGACTTCGGAGAGGTAAGAGATTATATATTGTCATTAAGATCTAGAGGATTTAATATTAGAATATGTACTTTTGACCGATGGAACTCTCACGACATGATGCAGCAGCTAAAACAATATGGAATCAATACCGAAACTTTATCTGTAGCTAAAAAACATTATGACGATATGGCTATGGTTGTTTTGGAAGAGAGATTAAATGGTCCTCACATACCACTTCTTATTGATGAATTGCTGGAGCTAAGAATTATGAGAGACAAAGTGGATCACCCCAGAAAAGGCTCTAAGGACTTAGCTGACGCAGTATGTGGATCTATTTACAATGCAATTAGTTTAACTAGAGCAGCTTTTGGTGACATAGAGGTACACGATTACTCATCTGTTAAAAAACAATATAGAGAGTCTTTGGTTGTAGATAGTCCTAATTTAATTAGAGCCCCATCTACAATGCCAAGAGATCTTTCTGATGCACTGAGTGGAATGGAAATAGTATGAGTATATATCAAGAAAAAGCAAAAGCATGTGTCTGCTGCAGCAAGCATGTACCTTTGCCAACTAGATTAAAAGAATACAATGGAGTATTGCTTTGCCCAACAACTTTTGACAACATACATGAGTATAAAAGAGTTTGGACGGAAATGGGCAAAAGGCCTCCAGGAAGTATAAGAAAACATTTTTCTGAGTATGTTCAAAAGGTTGTAGAGCAATCCCTTGACAAAAATGATGATAAAATAATATAATTAGGCTAAGCAACAATAGCTTAGTCGGTTAAAGCCCCGAACTCATAATTCGGTAATCGTAGGTTCAAGTCCTACTTGTTGCACAGGAGGCATAATGTTTGATGAGCATGATGACGAAGAGGAAATGATGTTGAAGATTCAACACTATTTAGATATTGGAGCAATAAAGATCGCTGGCTTTACTGATGACGGAGAAGCAATATTTGAACTAAATGAAGAAACTACCTCACTTCTGGCACCAGACTTATGGAAAGCCCATGAAGAGTATGTTGACTCAGAGCTTATTGATCTTATGAATAATGGTCTTATGGAGGTAGAATATGATGAAGAGCTTAATGCTACTTTTAATTTTACTAAAGAAGGATTTGAAATTGCAGAATCTAAAGGGATTATACCCATGCAAGACCTAGAAAGGTTTTATACAGATGAAGATTAAGATACAATATTATGTATATAAAATTTATTTAAAGTTAAAGAAAAAAATATTAAAGCCTAAAACAGACAGAGAAAAGTTTATCTACTAATGATTATACTTGGAATAAATGAAACATCTCACGATGCATCAGTATCTTTAATTAAAGACGGAGAGATATTGTTTGCTGGCCATTCAGAAAGATATAGTAAAAAGAAAAACGATTGGTATAACAACAAAGATATTATCCTGGATGCACTAAATTATGGTACGCCAAATGCAATTGCATACTACGAAAAGCCCCTGCTTAAAAAATCTAGAATGATTTTGCATGGTGGATCCAGCGACTGGAAGCCAAATTTTCCAATAGACGTTCCAGTGCATTACTTTAAACACCACTACTCACATGCATCTGCTGGATATTACACAAGCCTATTTAATGATGCCGCAATTGTTGTTTTAGATGCAATTGGAGAGTATAACACTTCAACAATATGGGTTGGAGAAGGAAATAAAATTAAATTGAAATATAAGCAAAACTACCCAGTTAGCTTTGGATTATTTTATTCCGCATTTACAAAACTAATTGGCCTTATGCCAAATCAAGAAGAATACATAATGATGGGAATGGCTGCCTATGGCGATTGGAAAAGATATTACAAAGAGGTAGATGAGTATTTTCCTTCATACGATAAACAAAAGTATAACTTTCATAAAGGAATTAATGACTGGGGAATTATAATTACAGAGCAAGATAGATTTGATATTGCAGCAGCAGTTCAAATGGTATACGAGCAAAGACTAAATCAGTTTATGCGTATGGCAAAGTCTATAACTGGTAAAAACAATCTAGTTTTTATGGGTGGTTGCGCTCTCAACTCTTCTGCAAATACGATTCTGTGGAAGATATTTGACATGATTTGGATTATGCCAAACCCAGGAGATGCTGGCAGCTCTTTGGGTGCTGCGGCAGCTTTATATGGAAAGCATATTGATTGGAAGACTCCCTACCTTGGCTACGATCTTGGGGGAGAGTATCCTGTTCAGCAAATTCTGGACGGTATATTAAAAGATGGCATAGTAGCAGTAGCAGCAGGCAGAGCAGAATACGGACCAAGAGCCCTAGGGAATAGAAGTATTCTTGCAGATCCAAGAGATCCAAACATTAAAGACAAGGTAAATATAATTAAACAGAGAGAGATGTTCAGGCCCTTTGCACCTGTGGTAATGTCAGAGCATGCATCTAAATGGTTTGATATGGACTTTGAAAGCCCTTATATGCAATACACAGTTAAATGTTTACAGCCAGAAAAAATACCGTCCGTTGTTCATGCTGATGGAACATCTAGAGTTCAAACTGTTACAAAAGAACAGAATCCTGGACTGTATAGAGCTTTAAATAAATTTTATTTACAAACTGGAGTTCCAATACTTTTAAACACAAGTTTAAATATAAAGGGTCAGCCTTTATTAAATGACGAAAATGACATAGTTAATTGGGAAAATGAATATAATTTTAAAATTCTTAGGGGAGTAACTGGTGAATAAAAATGTTATCCAAGTTAGTTATGATTCAGATCCTATAATTTTTACAATAATATCAGCTTTTAGAAGTTTGTTGCGTAGAAGCGTACTCTTTGATATAAATGCAAAAGAGAATCAGCGGTATATGTACTGTCCAGATTACAATTTATCTATCGATGATGATAATGAAATGATCAACCAGATGAATCTAGTTAAAAAAAATTTTGATGTACACAAAGATTATAGAAAAAGGCATAAGTATATTCTTGAAGGAAAAGAAAAAGAAATAGAATACAGATACAATCAAATTGGTTATCGAGGAAAAAAAGTTTTGGGGACAGAAAAATTTATAGCAATTGGATGCTCTCAAACATTTGGAAGTTCCTTAGAAGAAGAGTTTACTTGGCCTACTCAACTCGAAAAACTCTTAGGATCAAGTGTTGTAAATTTAGGAACTCCTGGCGACAGCGCAAGAGGATCAATATTAAAAGCAATGGCTTATATAAAGCAATTTGGAAAACCAGATGCCATATTTGCTTGTTTTCCAATATCTAGATCTGAAAAATTTTCAGTCCCAGGGAAAACAGTAAATAAAAGAAGCAACCTGTCAGGTCCATTCAATTCCATGCATTTAAAAGATAGCTTTAAGTTAATTGCTAAAGCTCCATATGATTACGAAGACGTAACTCCATTAGAGGATTATATCCTAGATACATTTTCTTTTATTAATATTTTTGATGCATACTGCAAAGAGGCTGGAATTAAATTAATATGGACTGGTTGGGAGGCACAGTTTGCATCAAATAGAGTAGAGGATGTGCTAAATGAACACACATCTGGATTCTTTTTTGATACCAGCATGAATGATTTTAATTTTGTTAAAGAGAACCCCGAATGCCATACAGAGTATTTAGAACACCCACTCTTCGATTATGCGGCAGATGTGGTTGTTAATCCTGATGGTCGTAAAAGTGGGCATAAGGGAATACACTGGAATATTCATATGGCTGAAAGATGCTATCTAGAGTATTTAAAATATAAACCTATTGATTATTCCGCAGATAAATAGTATACTGATGTTATACCTCTGTAGCTCAGAGGAAGAGCAACAGACTTCTAATCTGTTGGCCGCTGGTTCGAATCCAGCCAGGGGTGCGATACGTAGTATCACCACTTATATATAAGGAGAAAAATGAAAACCGTAGGAGATAAGCTTGGTAACTTTGCTGTTACTGGAGTTAAGCCAGGGGCTTTGTCGTATGATGAATCCTCTTTCGAAATAATTACGCAGGAATCTTTTCCAGGAAAATGGAAAGTTATTGCTTTCTATCCCAAGGACTTTACGTTTGTATGCCCAACCGAAATTGTTGCATACGATGCTTTAGTAAATGATTTTAATGATAGAGATACAGTTCTAATGACTGGTTCTGTTGATAATGAATTTTGCAAAATTGCATGGAGAAATGCACATGATGATCTCAAGAAGACAAACTCATGGTCATTTGCAGATACAGCGCACCAACTAGCTAGCGACCTTGGAGTACATCACTCTTCTGGAGTTACATACCGTGCTACATTTATTGTTGACCCAGAAAATATTATTCAGCATGTAACTGTAAACAATCTAGATGTAGGAAGAAACCCAGACGAAACACTTCGCATACTAGATGCACTGCAAACAGGAGAGCTTTGTGCATGCAATAGGTCATTAGGCGGAGAAACTCTTTAATGACATGGGTAGACCAACTTAAAGAATCTCTTCCAGAGTATGCTAAAGATATAAAATTAAACCTGGATGCTGTTATTAATAGGTCTACTATTGATCCAGAGCATGCTACATACCTTTCAATTTCAGCAGCATTTGCAACTGGAAACGCCAAGCTGCTTGCATTTATAGTTGCAAGCGCAACGGATGAAGTCGAAAAGAATGCAGCCCTTACAGCAGGCGCTATAATGGCACAAAATAATACCTGGTATCCTTTTATTGAAATGGCTGACGATGCTAATCTTAAAGGATTACCAGCACAACTTAGAATGAATGCTATATCATCTCACGGCGGTACAACAAAGGGCAAGTTTGAAGCATACTCATTAGCATCATCAATAGTTGGCAAGTGTCATTTTTGTGTTAAAGCACACTATGATACATTGAAAGAAGAAGGATATAGTGTTGAGCAATTACGTGATATCGGAAGAATTGCAGCAACAATTAATGCGCTGTCTAAGATCTTGTCAGCTTAAATTGATTTCCTTGGTATGAATTAAAACTGCCAGCATTGTTCCTATAGCTCAGCTGGTAGAGCAGCAGACTTTTAATCTGCGGGTCGATGGTTCGATACCATCTGGGGACACGCTTGGGGATTAGCTCAGCTGGCAGAGCGGGAAACTGTTAATTTCTAGGTCATAGGTTCGATCCCTATATCCCCAGCAATATGATATAATTAAAACAGGTCGCCAAACGGGGCCTAAATTAAACTATTCGCTTGAAAGGGGAATAAAATGGTAACACAATTTGCTATGGATCTATTTAAGGATCCATTTTTTATTGGCTTCAACAGAGAGTTGGAGCGTTTCAATAGTCTTAGTAAGGTAAACAATACGGCATTCCCGCCATATGATTTGCTAAAGCTAGACGAAGATAACTATCAGTTAACTCTGGCAGTTGCTGGATTCACAAGAGAAGATCTGACTGTGTCAATTGAAGACGGAAGTCTTTGGATCACAGGTGAAATTACAGAGGTAACAGATGCAGAAATTGTCCACAAGGGAATCGCTGCACGTAAGTTCACAAGAATCTTTGAACTAAGTGAATACATGGAAGTTTCTAGTGTAGAGCTAAAGGATGGCATGTTGCATATCCGTGTAGTTAGAAATCTACCAAAAGAAAAACAACCAAAAATTCTAAAAATTAAATAACCGTGAGACCTGGGTATGTCCAAAAACTGCCCTTCTAACAGAAAGATTAAAATGATTATACAAATTATTGGATTACCAGGCTCTGGGAAAACAGAACTTGCAAAAGCCTTGAAAGAGCGCATTAATGCTATTCACCTTAATGCTGACGAAGTTCGTGCAACAGTAAATTCTGATTTAGGGTTTAGTCTAGACGACAGGCTTGAGCAGGCTCGACGCATGGGAGAGATGGCAAGGTTAATATCTAAACAAGGTGTTGCTCCAGTAGTTGTTGACTTCGTATGCCCAACGGAACTAACACGATCAGCTTTTGGTAAGCCAGACGTACTTGTATTTATGGATACTCTTGCAGAAGGCCGTTTTGAAGACACCAATAAAATGTTTGAACGACCAACAGAGTTTGATGTATCATTTATTAGCCATAACCTAGATGCAGAAGCAAAGGCGTCTCACATAATTAATAAGTTTAATCTACATGATTGGTCTGCACCTACAACACTTATGCTGGGTAGGTACCAGCCTTGGCACGAAGGCCACCACGCCCTTTACAAGGAGGCGGGTAAGAGAACAGATCAAGTACTACTTGGAGTACGTAATACATATAATACAAGTGAAAAAGATCCACTTAAGTTTGATCAGGTAAAGGAATATATTGCCAAAGATGAATTTATGGATGGGGCATTAGTATTAAGACTACCTAACATTACCAATATTGTATATGGTCGTGATGTAGGATATAAAATTGAGCAAGTAGATTTGGGGGCAACTATACATGCTATTTCAGCTACTGAAAAACGTCGTGAATTGGGCATCTAGTATCGGTAAAGGTATTGCAGATGCAGAAGAAAGAATGATAGAAGAGATGTATAGGAAAAAAGAAGATGAAAGTAACTAAAGCCAGATCATTTGTTAAAGCATTAAGCTATCGCATATGGGGAACACTTTCTTCTGTAGCAGTTGCTTATGCTATTACAAAAAATGCTTCTCTATCTGTTACAATTGCATTTTGGGAAACGGTAGTTAAGGTATTTATTTACTACGCACATGAGCGTGGATGGAACTATATACAATGGGGGAGAAAATAATGTTTGAATATTATGTAAAGAAAGTAAGCAAGGTTGTAGACGGAGATACTATTGATGTAGATATTGATCTTGGGTTTGATATATCATTTACTTCAAGAGTCAGGTTAGCTGGGATAGATACTCCAGAAAGTCGTACAACAGATAAAATGGAAAAAGCATTAGGTCTTGAAGCCAAAGCTTACCTTAAGAGTGCAATTGACTCAGCTAAATCTGTTGTTATCAAAACAGAAAAGATGGACTCATCTGAAAAGTATGGTCGCATTTTAGGATGGGTTTTCTTGGACGGATCAGATAAATCTATTAATCAAAAGATGATTGAGGACGGACATGCTTGGGGCTATATGGGAGAAACAAAGATTAAAGACTTTGACGCATTAGCAAAAGCTAGGAAGAAAAGCGGTAAGTAATGACTTCTGTATTAGATCAAATTAAGTCTGCTAAAAAAAATAATACATTTCTGCATATAAAAAATTTTAATAGCGATGTGCCGTCATGGGATAATTTTATTAATAACCTAAACTATAAGTATAATAACAACTACGAAAATAAAAAAAATGAGGATAGAAGATTTTTTACAAATAATGATGTCAAGACTGAAATTTTTTCTCAGTATGACAAACTAGATGCATTTGCACACTACTCTTATGTATTTAAAAACAATGAGAGTTTTTTTAAAGAAAACTACCTACCTGGCTGTGAAGACATAGCAAAAATGCTATATGAATCATTAGAAGAAGATAAGCAATTTATACATGCAACTGCAATAACAAATTTTATTAAGCATGATAAGGAGTATGAAATTCATTTTGATGGAACTGAGGTAATTAATTGGCATTGTATTGGGAAAATAGAATGGAAAGTCTATGACGAAAATGATAATTGTTCTGTTTTGCAAATAGATCCAGGCGATTTAGTTTTTATTCCTGCTAAAATGAAGCATCAGGTTATAATATATGAGCCTAGAGCTTCAATAATATTTGATTTCTTTTTAAAAGAAGATGCAGCATAATCTTTATGAAAAATAAATACAGTCATATAGAAAAAGATTTGTCTCCTGATAATTTTATTTCAAAAAATGTTAGAAAAGGAATTAAATTTTATAAAAAAGATGGATATTTTTACAGCGATATTTTATTTTTTTATGAAACTTCATTAACCAGCGGTGAGGCATTTGAATATCAAATAAACTCTCAGGGGTTTAGGGGAAAAGACTTTAGCGAATTTAATGACAATAACATCAATATATTATTTGGTGGATGCTCACAAACACTTGGAGTTGGACTGCCAGAAAAAAATACATGGTATTCAAAGCTATCTAATAAAATAAAATTATTGCATGAAGGCAGAGACGTTGATTTTTATAATGTTGGTGTAAATGGAGGAGGCATTGATCTTACTATAAAAAATGTTATTGCTTTTATAAGAAGTGGCAAAATCCCAGATTATTTATTTTTATTCCTACCAGAATCTTCTAGAACTATTTGTTTTGAAGAAAAAACAAAAAAATTTCAACCCTACTTGTTAACTAATCCTCGTGATGAAGATAAAGATTACTATTCTAATAAATATATACACGAGAATAAACTACTTACAAATTTTATGTTATTGTCAATGCTAGAAGAAATATGTAAATTCTCAGGTATAAAGTTATTGTGGACAACATGGTGGCTTGATGACAATAGCCTATATTCTAACTCATCATTTAATAATTTCTTTGCTATGAGCAAAGAATTGCCTTATCATGTTGTTCTTGAAAAAGAAGGTAATGAGTTTAATGTTGCATACTTTAATGAAGAGTTTGAAAATAATGACAATGAATCATATTGGCATGTTGCAAGGGATGGAAGTCACTATGGTTCGGCTGCAAGCAACTTTATTGCTGAAAGTTTTATGAAAGAATTAAATAGGGTTAAGTAATGCCAGTATACGAATATAAATGCTCATACGACGAAGCCCATCCATTAATGTCAGTACATAGATCAATTGTAGATAGTGATCCTGGATACACCTGTGTTGAATGCGAATCTAATATGATTAGACATTTTACACCATTTGGAATACAATTTAAGGGTAGTGGATTTTACAAGACAGATAACGGGGGATAGAATGCAAAGAGATACTATAGAAGAGTTTATGAAATTAATAAAAAAATCTATAGAGTTAAATAAACCACTTTTTATAAAATCTTACATGGATTATAGTTTTACATGGGAACACATAATAGATGCAATTGATATTTCTTACAACACCAAGATCCCTTTGCCAAAAGACGTCGTAGTGGATGACCCAGATCATCTGATTGATCTTCAAATGGCACAGCCAAATAAACTTAAAACATCTTTTGATAAGCCTGTTACATTTCACGCTTTAGACCTTTTGTCAGCAAACAATAAATTTGATTCAAAAGAGTATGATGAGGTTAAAGAAATGAAAGAAATTCTTCAAAAAACAGATATCGGGCGATACGTTTATGACAAGTTTGCAATAAATATGGCAAAAAATGGATATTACGTGCTGCCACACAGAGACTCGCATCACGTTTTGTTGACTCAGGTAATTGGCAAATCAAAATATGTAATACATGAATCATTAGAGTCTGATCCGTATAGCGAGCTTATTGATGTGTCTGAAAGAAAATTTACAGAGTATGATATGGAAAAAAATGATATTCTTTTTATGCCCAAAGGAACAATCCATTCAATAGAAAATTCAAGCCCACGTGTTAGCTGTATATTTGATATAAAAGATACTGTTTAACATAGTACTGCTATATAATCCTAAGTAGGGTATAATTAACTAAGTAAAAAATAGTTTGTCAGGGAGCATTTTATGGTAACACCACTTTTCTCCACCTACCCAGAAAAAAGTACATCAGGAACTTGGGATGCTAAGTTTGCATTTCACAGTGGAATAGATGTTTCAGTTCAAAATTCTGGATATGAAGCAAACAAGATAGGTTATTATCACTGTGTTGGGGATTTAGTTCATTGGGAGTTTAGAATGTTAATGGGCAATCCAGTATCTTGGGGATCTGCAGGAACTTGGGCTTTTGAATTGCCATTTCCACCATATTTTGCAAATGATTCCGTCACAGGAAGTCCAATTAAAAATGCTTATAATAGAACCATTGCTCATGGATGGTTTAGAGTTCTAGCAGATGTAGATCCAACTCCAGAGTACGGCCTTCTGACGGCAGAAAATACTTGGCAAGATGATGAATCGCATTTTCTAAATGCAAATGCAATATTAAGAACTTACGCAAGAACAGAAACTGGAAACTATATTAATAGTGTTCCTGGATATCCATATCCAGCAACATGGCCTACCAGCGCTGATTTGGTTGGAATGGCATTCCTTACTGCACTAAATCAACAGCCAGAAACACCAGAAAACACAAAAACAATAGGATATAAAAGTATAAATTCAACTTGGCCAGCAAATCTTGTTCAGGCTTTGGCTGACAACACTGACGAAATTCCTGCAAATAACGCAAGTGAATTGACACCACAAGGAAGAAACGAAAACGTAATACAGTTTAACTTTTCTGGCGTATATAGAAAAGCATAATATAGTGAGATAATAATGCGGTATAATTGCTAAGTAACAATATATGTTATGTAGGAGTTATCATTGAAGAGAGAAAAGTTATTTAGAATAACAGCGTCCATAATGCTTGCATTTGGATGGCTTTTTATGTCCCCCGCTTATTCTGATGACCCACTAAGCTTGGCAGCTCAAGAAATTCAAGAGCTAAATAACAGCATAGATGACCTTGGATACAAGGATGAATTCATATCCTTAATTGAACAGGCAGAAGATAAGTACGCCCTTGCGGTATCTGCACAATCAACTCAGTCTCAAACCTCTGACCTATATGATGATTCTCTTGACGCAGAATCCACGGCACTTGAAGAAAAAGACTTAGCCCAATCAGCAGTAGACGGACAAACAGTAACAGTAGCCACTGCTTTAGACAATAAGAATGATGCCTACGATGCCCTTGGAGTAGCAAACATCAATCTGTCAAACGCTCAGCAAGCATTAGACAGTGCTGGTTCTGCTGGTCTGGCATATGATGTTTATAGTTTAATTAGGGTTGATGGCCTTGCAGCCACAGATGAATTCTTATGTAGTGGAACACTAAATGGAAACTATATGACTCGCCCAGTTTGTGGTAATAGATATGAAAACTTTATAGTTAAATTTACTGGAAAAATAACAGTACCATCATGGTTTACACAAACATATTTTGCAGGTTATACAGATGATGGTTTTAGAATGTATGTCGATGGTCAACTTGCTGTTGATAACTGGGTGGAGCAAGGAACAATTTGGAGTGATTACTCTCCCGTATATGATGTTAGTGAAGACAAAACTTTAGATGTAGAAATATGGTGGTACAACGGAGGAGGCCCTGGATCCTACCTTCTTGGCTGGGGAATCCCTGGAGGGTGGACTAGTGCAGGTTGTGACTATGCTGGCAACCCAAGAGTATGGGGACAAGACTTTAGTTGCAATCTTAATACATTTTCTCATGGATCTGGAGCAACCCAAGAACAAACAAACGCCTACAACAACGCACTTGCTG